CCTAACAAATTAATATAAAAAACACGACAATATAGAAGAACACAATAAAAATATAGAACAAATGATTTTTGATATAAATAGTGCTTCAGCAAGATTGCTTGAAAATATAGACAATGATAAAAATTTCTCGGATGGATGCTAAAAAGTAATACCAAAACAGAATTATGCTAAGATACAAAATATAACAATAGAAGGAACCAAATGAATTGTAAGACAAGAAAAAGATGGTCGGAGCCTGCACTAAATATACTAGAGAGAAATGCAACTGGCATCACAGATGACAACATACTAAGCGAATCAGATAAAGCTGAGATACTACATAGTGGATTAGAGCATATAGATAAACCTGTATACGATGCGGCTCTGAAGCACAGATTTCCAACTGGTAGCGAAATAGAATATGTACAGAATGGAAAGAAAGGCACAATTACCGTAGACTCAATCGAATACGTAGAGTCAAAACTTGATGTAGTTAATACTGAATGGTCAAAGAATGGCGGTTCAGAAGTAAAGAAAGCGCTAAAAGATGTACTGGGTGATGGATATAAAGATTCACAAACATATGCTACTAGTCCAGACGAAGTAGTTGTTAATGATGTGATGACATATCCAAGAAAACACGGACATAACAAGTACTTAGGCAAGTTAGCGCACTTACTGAACAGAACATTCAATCCAGATATCAAGGAATTAGATGGATTAGCTACAAATAATCCAGGTCCTGATGGATACATAATGCAAGGATTATACAATATAGAGAAACATGTGGTAGCTATGGGCTCTGAACCAACCAAAAAACAGCTAGAAGATATGGTAAAAAGAATGTCAATAGACAGTAAATTAATGCCAAAAGAAGAACAGCTAATAATTGTAGAGGCAATGGTTGAAATAGCACAACACGGTGGCAAGAAAGCATTAGCTCACGAATTAGTTCATGCTGGTACATCACGATTCATAAATAGAGTAGAAAATGATCCGAGCTCAACAAAAAGAGATAAGGCAATATTAAATAGGTTAAAGAAGCTATACGTAGAGGCGATTAGTCATAGAGCAGAAATAGAAGATATGGCCAGTGCTAATGATACGCAGAATCACTACTGGACTCAAGATTTGCATGAGTTTATAGCTGAAGCTATGAGTAATCCTGCGTTAATACATGCACTAAGCAATATACAAAGTAAAGAAGATGGTAAATTCAGCTTAATGGATAAAGTATTAGAAGTGATATATAAAATGCTAGGAATCAATAATCCAACAAAAAACAACATATACGAATTAGTAGTAGATAGTGTGTCTGCAATAGCTAAAGATTACGAAGACAAGAAGAAGCAAAATATACGATCGCATACAATTGCTTCTGTAGCTAATGGTAAAGCAATTAATGCTGACGCTATAATACAAATCAAATCAGGTAAAGATACGTATACGATTACTGATGGTATATCTGGTTCAAAAGAGTTCCCGTTATTAGTGGATACAAAACAGAAAATGGCTAAGTGGAAGATAGATGCTGAGATATCTGCACTGAAGAATGATACGAATAGTGCTAAACGTGGTTCCACTAGAAGCGATAGCTCAACAGTAGGTAAAAATATAGATGACTACAGAGAAATTAAAGATGGTGATTTGATCAACAATCCAGAGCATATCAAGAAATTCGTAGAGAAGTTGATAGACATAGATAAGGTAGAAATTAGTACTGGAGAGAAGAAACTACTAATGAATGTGATTGATTTGATTGCAGATCCAATTAAACAATATGGTAGTAAAATGAAGGTGTACTTAGATGACAAAGCTGATAAAAACGGAGGTGCAATTAACTTCGGCAGGAAGGGATTCGGTATATACCTGAATGCCAGCGAAGGAATACCAAGAGCCAATAATGACTTATCAGTTGCAGAACGATATGTACACGAATTAGTTCATGCTGTTACATTCTTTGCAATTAATTATGGTGGACACAAAAGTGCACCCGCTATACATAGGCTAAAAAGACTGCATAATGCTGCTATGAAAAAGATAACATGGCAAGATTTGATGCCAGAAGTATCGATCAATAAAGACGAAGAGGAAAAGATAGCTAAAGCTCAATTCGACTACATGAATCATGGTAAAAATTCACTAGAAGAATTCCTGGCAATTGCTATGACTAACAAAAGAGTTAACGACATACTATCTGGTATAAGCATGAAGAGAGAACCAAAAGACACCAAGAAAATGTCGATGATGGAGAAAGTATACGAGTATGCAGGTAGAATGTTCGATTTCGTGTTTAGAACATACAAAAAAGAAGGTAACGGTATACATGGAGATAAACTGTTAGTTAAATTAACTCATGAACTAATGGATATAAACAGATCAGTAGTTAGTGGCAAAGATGGATGGAACGACTCGATAGTCAACAATACAATGAATAAGATTCGTGATGGAATAGATAAAATTGAAGACAAGTGGGTAGAGAAAGTAGATGAGCTACAAGACAAGTTCGGAGTAAATGATGTCGTGTTGCTAAAGACATATCCACAAAAAGGTACTAGAGTTGAAAAGACAGTATGGATACTGAAAAATGGATACAAACTATGGACGAACCAAAAGACTAGACCATTAATTAGTAACTATATGCAATCAATGGGTATGGGGTTCCTAAATCCAGAGGGATTCCTGCAAACTATATTCAAACACTTGAGTGAGTCAGACCAATATCAATTAAGATTAGAGGAATTGGGTGGTAAAAGGGGTACAATCGAGCAACGAAGAAAAGATGCATCAACTACAATTCAATCAGTACTAAAGTCTGCTTGGGGTCGAAGATTAACAAAGTCAGAAGCAAAATCAGTTACATCAGCAGTACTAAAAACAGAGATGTATGCACTACTAAAAGATGGCAAATATGATAACAATGATGTAAAAAAAATACTAAGAAATGAAATTGAATTGGACAAAGCAATCAGCGATGAAAGTAATACCATTGGTTCAATAATTGGTTCAGATATAGAAATGAAGAATTATGTAGATATGCAAGTAGATGGACTAGCTAAATACCTAGTTAATAGTGAAGCAATATCGATCCAACAAATGAATGCACACAATATAGTTCGAGCTCCAGGCACTAAATATGAAGCTGCTACTGCGAAAATGCTTCGTGAATTAGGTGATGACAAGACTGCTGAATTAATTAATGCAGTTGACAGATTAGTTACATTAAAGGCGATGAAGAACCAAAGCAACGATGTGAAGAAAGTAATGTCTGAATTGGCTAAAGAAAATATAGACGCAATAGTATCAAATGCATTCATACATCAATCAGTTAAGCAAGAAAACGTACTAACTCAATATCAAGAGTTAAAAGGTTACATAGACGAACATATGACTGACAGTAAAAAAAGTAAAATAGCTCCAATAAAAGACAAAGATAGAATGGAGAAACTAGGTTATAAGATGATACATTTGGATAGAATAATTGAAGATAAAATTCATGGTAAGCAAACACTATACATAATGAAAAATAGCCTAGAGACTACATTCAATACATCTGCTATGGGAATTACAAATAGTCAAAAACATCTAGGAAGCTTAGCTGCTAGTACTAATCCAGAGAACAAAGAGACATATGCTAGGACTATGAGAATATTCAAGGAAGTTGATGACAGATTAGTTGATAGTGCAAGAAAAGGTGGTAAGCTTGGAGCTACAATTAAGAGAAGTATAATTGCAATTAGAGGGGAAAATGGTAAAGTTAAGAATTATGTATACCCATTGAACCAAACAGAAAAAGATAAATACTTATCGGTTGAGCAACATCCAGCAGTGATACTTGGTACAATGTCAGGAGGTCAACTAGATAGAGCTACTACTGATGCATTAAACGATGCACTACTAGACGAACTAGTTACAGATATGAATGATAATATATCGCAGAGTGAGTTAGAAATTGATTTGGATACAGAAAAAGTTCCATATGTGATAATGAACGATAAAAAGATATTTGATTTGAATGAAATTGAGGATGAGATAGATGTTACTGGTGACAATTTACATAGCTACGTACTAATACATCCAAGTAATAAGAATAAACACATACAGGACATCTGGAGAGTTATCCCAAGCAAGATGAAGAAGAAGATACTAGCTATGCCAAATGGATTGTGGGTACGTAGAGATGGGCTACTGGATGCATTTGGATTCAAAAGCTTGAGTTTGGCTAATGGATTAGGAATTAATAAGCTACCAAAATCAGTTCGACAAGCAATAAAAGGAGCAGAAGACTTCATAAAAGCGTTAGTTGCTATATTCAAAATTGATACGATACTTAGATTACCAGGCGTACTGTACTCAAATATAGTGTCAAATGCTATAGAATTGGTTCAGCTAGGTGGAGATATGTCAACAGTAGTCCAAAGAAAGAAAGATGGTGCAGTTGCATTAAATGATTACTTAGAAGATAGAAAAAAGATATCAAAATTAGAGACTGAATTAATTGCTAAAGGTGTAATGAATAAACCAGAGAGCGAATTATCAAAAGAAGATAAGAAGAAAATTGAAGAAATGAAGAGACTAATGTCTACACTTGACAATAGTCCAGTATCAGCGTTAATAGATGCGGACCTGTACCAAAGTATTATGGCTGATATAGACTTGAAAGACATAAAGAGTTCAAATCTAATATCAAATTGGATTGATGATAAGCTTGAAAATATTCCAGGTGGTAAGTTCATCAGAACTGCTGGTAATATTGTATATATGAGTGAGAAGACTACTGCATTACAAGAAATGCAAAAGATCACAGCATATAGTGACTTCGCAGCTAGATATGCCCACTATACATTTATGATGGATAGGTATAAACGAAATTACAAGAAGAAGCACAAAATGGAGCCGTCTGCTACAGAATTAGCTGCATACGAAAAGAAAGTGCTAATTGCTACAAGAGATGCTTATATAAACTACAATAAACCAGATAGTGCAGTGCTTCAATGGCTAAACGACTTGGGATTCGTAGCATTTACTAAGTATGTAGTTAGGATCCAAAGGGTATGGAAAAACGGTATAGCTAGACATCCAGTTAGATTCATGCTATCAGTACTTGCTCAAGAAGTCGCAGGGTATGAGCTAGATGATATCACAGACAAAGCATTAGATGGTCCATATACTCCACAAGTGTACGATATATTGTATAATTCGATTGTTCCCATAGTGCTGAGAACAGATAGGGTTGTAAATAGTTTCTAATACATACCAGAACCAACATAGACTAATGATATCTGTGTTGGTTCTATATATACTAATTAATGATTGTCAATTATTGACTGAAGTTTGTCCTCAGGGCCTACAAAATCAGTAGGCTTAGTAATCTTACCGTGACTGTCTTGTGTGCCAGATTTAGCTAGATTGCATTTATGTACAGCTGCTAATCCATCTGCTATCTGATGTGGAGTTAATCCCATCTTATGTAGATTTCCGATAGAAATGTATATTGCATCGCACGCAGAATCGAACGAATCAACAGGCTCAGGATCAGCAAGATAGTACTTGGATACAATATTACGTGATACTTCCTTCGCATTGACTACACATATGCCTTCTAACGCTTCCTCGATTAATAATGAGGCTCCAAGCTTAGCATCATGTGTGCCATGCGTATTGCCCCATTTATTATTCAATTCACAAATACCTTCTACTGTTTCAAATAATTGCTTCTTATTCGTCATTTATCTGCCTGCTAAAGAAAGTGCTTCCATCATGTTCTTGAATGCCATCGTTTGGTTCTTTAAATTACTTGATGCTTTCTCATTTGCAATCTGTACAAGAATATTGTCAATTGCTGCTTCAATTTGACCAACTCCATTTGTACAATCCTCCGCATCGCATTCACAATCTTCATTATCAGTTGATTTTTCCATAAATTCATTTACAGATTCTTCTACAATATTTCTCATTTTACCAAGATCTTCAACTAAATCTTCTAATGTTCCTATTCTGATTGATTTGTATTCACTAGCCATTAATTGCTCCTTTAAGATCAGATCCAACAGAAAACTTAACTGTATTATGTGCTGGAATCGTCATAGTAGCTCCAGTTGATGGATTTCTACCTTCTCTAGCTGCTCTAGTTTTTGATTCAAAAGAACCAAATCCAATAAACTGTACTTTATTTCCATCTTTAAGCTCATTTGTTAATGTATCTAAAAATGCATTTACTACGTTCTCTGCTTCTGTTTTCTTCATGTCGCAAGCTTCAGCTAATTTAGCTGCAAAATCTTTTTTTGTTGTTCTTTTATTCATTGTTATTTCCTTAATGTTTATATGATGACTTACGTGCGTGCTCTCCTGGAGTGCATCTTGGCTCCAGTGTCTCGGGCGCAGTTTGAGCATATCGCACACGCACAACTATTATACTACTTCCAAAGAATTAGATATTCAAAATCATTTAATGGTTCATACTTGTCACCTATCGAAACTAAGTTATCGTAATACAGTTCTTCTAAATCATTTACTGCATTTTCTGATAGTTCAGTTACTTCTATTCTAAGCTCATATTCTCCTAAGTCATTTGTCCATTCTATATATAGTGCCGGATTATTCTCTTTATTATCATTGTCACATATATCTATATATGGTTGCCAATTCTTTTCATGTACCATTAAAGCCTTCATCAATTTTCTCCATATAAGTCTTGATCATTCATGCAGTCCTCAAGCAGAAAATGATATTCAGATGGTATCGCTTCATATATAGCTCTAGCAAGTAGTCTGTACTCCCATAGTGCCGATTTCCCAGATCTAAGACTTAGCATATTCCGTAGTGAACGGAAGTTAAAACAGCAGGATAATGAAGTTTTAAATGACTCTGGCATAGCATACTTTAGTTTGTCATTAGATATACCTTGCTGAACCAACAATCTAAGATTTTCTAATGCTAATGTTGACATATAATCAACAGACTGAACGCCTGTAAATACTATATATTGTTTTGCTCTGTTTGTATTTTCTGTAGTATTCGGCAAGAAAGACTCTTCGTTTTTCAATTCACCAAGAGTGTATCTGCTACTCTTAACTGTTTGGCTCATTATTCGTGTTCTTGACCACTCTTGAAGTAGAGATCTGCTGATACCAGAGATATCAAGATGAACAATAATCATTTCAATAGTAGACTCATGTTTCATTTTACATCCCACTCTGTTTATAAGTGCCAAATCTTTTTCTCCACCATTGTCTGATTTATCTAGAGTGTTATGACACTGTCTTATTGCATTACTACACAATACCAGTGGGGTTATATTCTTTAATTTTACTTTCATTGTTTCTCCTTTTTTATTTTCGTTCTGATAGTTTCCATAAATAATCAAGTAATTCCTGCTTGATTATTTTATCACTAAACTTCTTTCCAAACGTTGTTCTTCTGTATCCAAGATACTCATCGAGACCAACACAATACTCAGAGATTATATACTCAATTATCTTGTTGTCGGTTCTTTGATTTAGTGGTTTTATTTCTATAGCTGGTTTATTCTCAATAAATATATCTGTATGCTTATCGTACACATCAATTCTAGTTACATCAGAACCAATATATTCAATAACATCATACAAAGAATTAGCTCTTGTCCAGTGATCCTGAATGTTTTCACTGTATACCATTCTAGTTGGTTCTTCATTAAGGTTAAATCCAAGATAAATGTCTGCATAAGAAATTATACCAGATAACCATTCATCATCATCTGTCTGTGAGTCATATGACGTAATTAGCTTAGGCTTATACTCAAATGGCGAGATAAAGCGCTCAGGAAACATTATTTCTTCCTCAATACTGTAATATAAAACCAACTTACTTGAATTATAGTGTTAATTATTATTGCAAATTCTGCAGTATAAAAAAGATATTCTGTGTTATCCATCACTATTCTTTGTTAGCAATATCAGCTCTCTCTTCAAGAACCAAATACACTTATTCACATCTCTTATCTGATCACTATGACCACATCTACCGTATCGATACATAGCTTTAAATACATTTGCTTGGTTCCAGCTCATATTATTGTGCTCAATTAGATCCTGAAGCTCCGATGCTCCATTAGGTAATTCATAATACGAAGTTGAACCTCCATTATTATCACTCTGATTTGAATCTACAGATTCATATAATCTCATTGCTAATGCTGTATCTTCATTTATTTGCTTCAGTCTCTCGTTTTCCATTTGTGCTTCCATTATCGCATATTCTGCACTACTCATTAATTCTCCTTTTTATAAAAATCTATGATATCCAAATATCTTCTTTGCAGATGATACTTCTTTTTCTTCACCGCATATACCGCATTTAGCTATTCTGCATGTAAAAGTTCCATCATATATGTCTTTGATTCGATATTTATCTCCACAATCAAAGCAAGAGAGATAAATCTCTCCTGATTTAACTTGTCTGATTATATCTCTAACTTCTTCTGGCGTTTTCATTAGAAGTCAACCTCAAGAGTGCCTTTGCTGTAATCAACTACATTTTTCTCAAAGAATGCGCTTCTGGTTTTGATGTCTCCACCTCTAATAAATTTATTTAATAAATCTCCTAACGGATTATTTTCTGCTTCTCTATAGATCAATGGTAATCCAAGGTTTTTCATTACTGAATTTGCTTTGCTTTCTACGAAGATGTCAATAGAATTATCACTGAACCCAAGAACGCCTTTTGTTACATACTTTGTCCATCTTTTTTCTGCATTTGTCATAGCAATTACCATGTTAGTAATTCGTTTCTGAACGTCTGCAGGAACTACCCCATCAAAAGACTCAGATATAGCCGCTCTAAAAATGTTTTTGAATAGAGGTACATGCGAGAGGGTCTCATCTTTAGCGATCTCAACTATCATAGACACTGTTCCAGGCATCTTCTTATCAAGACTAAATAATGCTACAAATCCACCTGGAAATACTAATTCTTCTAGTATCTGATTAGCCCCAAATGCAACCAAGATATCTTCATCAGATGGATTATCACCAGAATATAAAGAACCATACATATCCTGAACTGCTTTATTCTTCATAAATAATTCATTATCGTGATTATGCATATCGTAAATTCTGTCCGTGTCTCCACATATATCTTCTGCCATAACTGCATAAGACTGAGAATGGAGGCTCTCTTCAAAAGTTTGACGTGCTATACAAGCATTCACAATTGGACTTGTAATATATTGATTGATTGAATCCATTAGTTGATTTGTCTGGATTGAATCATTAGTAATTAATTGAGCTAATACTAGATCATACATGCGCTTTTCTGAGTCAATTAAGTTGTTATAGTTTGTCTTATCAACTGCTACATTTACCTGCTTAGGAAACCAAGTACGTGCCAACATATTCTCATATAGAGTATTTGCCCATAAATGGTTCGTTTGATTGAAACTAAAGATTCCACTAGGGTCACCATTTAAAATGGTAGCCCCGTTGAATTGCTCCTTAGAGTCTAAGTTAAATATTTTCTTTTTATTCATAATTCTCCTTTTAGTTTTCACATCCAACACAAGATATTTTTGTTTCCTTGATCTTATTGTTTGATGGTGGTTGAGATCTTAAATAGTATAATGATTTAAGTCCCTTGTCCCATGCATGCATAATTGCATCAAGTATATCTTTTGCTGTAGTTTGTTCTGGGTCGAAGAATAGATTATGAGAGATTCCCATATCAATGTACTGCTGTCTAATTGCAGTCATATCTATCATCTTCTTCTGATCCAATTCATATGGATTTTGGTAATATTCCCAATTTTCTGGACAAATTCCAGGTGCTGTCATCTTAATGTTACCAAGTTTATTCTCTTCGATCCATACTCTATCATAAGTTGGTTCATGAGAATTAGTTGTTCCTGCAAATAATCCAGATGTAGAATTTGGTGCTACACACATTGTATATGCATTTCTAACTGATTTGTTAGCTAATGCACCCTTTTCCTGTGCAAGTTCCTCTGTAGCCTCCTGGATTGCTCCAGATGCCGTTCCATATATTTCATGAATGATTTGTTCGTGAGCATCAGAAGTATAATAGATTTGATTGTTTGCAACTACTTGAGCTTCTCCTAATAGTCCAATTCCAATTGAACGTCTACTTAGTTGTGTCTGCTCTGATTCTTTATTTGGATAATCAGTAACTGATACTACATTGTCTAACATACGTGTTGCTAATTTAGATATGTAAATTAAGTCATCTTCGTCTACAATTCTAGCAAGATTAATTGAACCAAGATTACATACTGCCACTTCATCCTCTGTTGTTGGATTCATAAATTCTGTACAGTTCCCAGTTAGAACACCATTAAACATAAGTTTGTGTTCTTTGCTTCTTGTTTCTCCGCAGTAAGTTGGCACTAATTCTTCTATTTCAGTTATCTTTGTTATTTTGATAAATTGTTTTGCTTCTCTGTTTAGATCCTTGTAGTTCGGCATAACTCTGTTTGCCTTGTATCCAATTGAAAGCAATTTGTTCAACTCAGAATGTGGTATAATTAGTCTTTTAGTTTCTTTGCACCAATATTCTTTGGACTCGCCGGTTCCATTGTTTTTTGGCAATACCCTAAATCCTTCTTCTATTCCACCTACTACTTTCGCTTGTATTCCTAATTCTTGTAGTAATAAATATACTTTCTTTAAAAAGCTGTGCTCTATAGATGCTATTTGTATCGATTCTGTGCCATTATTTGTAGTTAGCGTTCCATCAGCATCGAATAATCCAGCTAGCCATTTCAGTCTTGAATCTACACTGTATTTGCTTGATGGCACATAGTATTTTCTTTTAAGTTTGTCTTTATATGTTAAATTAAATCTAGTTCCACCAGACTTATTACCTGTATTATTTTCTGATACAAAATCATAGTTCGAAAATGAAGATAATAATTCTTTCTTTTCGTTATACAATGCTATTCTTTTTGTTGACTTATTTACATCTATTCCATCTCCTGACAAAAACCCATTTTCATATGCGTAATTCAGTTTCTTTGTTCCGTGGGTTACTGGTTCTATATTAAACTTTATTAATTTATCTCCTACACATAGCTCGTGTGTTCTGACTTCTTTTGACCCAAGCAGTTTTCCTCTTTTGTCTTGAAGTATTTTATACCATTTATGGTATGGAGTAGCTTTTATTGAAAATCCATTAGATAGAAACACTTCATCTACTTGCTGTCCATCAGATGTCTTAAATAACTTTGTTTTTGTCCACTGTTTCCCATCCCAACATTTTAGTGTTTTTCCAGCTGCATCTTGAATTGGAATGTATCCATATTTTTTAGTTAGTACTTTAGTATCTCCAGTTACACATAAATTTGATGATCTAATAATTCCCATTTCTGGGTTATTATGATATCTGTTCGTAGTGTCTTTAAAGAACCACCAAGGCTGACCCTCTTCAAAGTACGATACTACAAGTTTTCTCATTAAATCTTTCGCTTTGATCTGCTTAGTTTTGACATTAAACTTGCTTGGATTAGCTAGAAATTGTGATTCGTAATCACAATATACATGTTCAAACTCATCACCGTAACATTCTGTTAACTCAGGAGTGTCGTATGGATCAAATAATGTAAACAATTCGTCATTTTTAACCCTATTCATAAACAAGTCGGAAGCAGATACCACAAGGAATAAATCCTGTGCTCTAAGTCTTTCTTCTCCAGACTTCTTCGTCATATCAAGAAAATCAAATATATCAATATGCCATGTTTCCATATATACAGCAAATGCTCCAGCTCGTCTTCCACCTTGATTAACTGCTATCGCTATATCATTAAATATCTTCAGAAATGGTACTGGTCCATTAGAACTATTTGGTCTACCGTTGATAGTTGATCCAGATGCTCTAAGCCTAGTCCAGTCGATACCCCAACCTGCTCCAGATTTGCTACCTTGAGCTACAAGTTTAGCTCCATCAAAAATTCCATTAAGATTATCAGGGATAGACGTAACCATACAAGATGCAGTTGAACCATTCTTGATTCTGCCGTTAGAGTTGATTGGAGTTGCGTTGATAAATTTTAATGTTGAAGTTGCATTATAGAATTGTTTTGCATATTCAAGTCTGTCATTTGGTTCTTCAACTGATGCCATGAACATAGCAATTGCCATATGCATATGTTGAGGCAATTCAACTATTCTACCCTCAATTCTGTGTAGATATCTGTCTCTACATGCTTCAAATCCAGCATAATCAAATAATAAATCCCTATCTGGATCTATAATTTTATTCAATTCCCAAATGTCGTCTGCTGTGTACTTATCAATAAAATCACTAAATGTATCTCTACATTTGTTGAAATAATCAAATAGAGTTACTCTTGTATACACATCACCAGAACCAACTTTATCATACTCTCTTTTGATTGCATGATATAATTCATACAAAGCTAGTCGTTCTGCAACAAATGTCCAGTTAGGTCCATCTACATCTACTTTAGATAATGCAGTCTTAATTAGCAATTCTTGTATATCTGATGATTTCATACCATCTACAAATGATATATGCGCAGATAGTTCTAGATCTTCATATGATACACCAGATAATCCTTCGCATGCTGGTATTGTTTGCTTTCTAATATTCTCAACATTGAGAGGCTGTACGGAACCGTCTCTCTTCTTGATCATAATATTACTCATTATTTTCTTCCTTTAGTTTATTTCCACATCTACAGCAATATTCATTCATGTAGATGTTGTGTTGTTTGCATTTATTGCATATAATTGCCATTATAGACACTCCAATGGAACGTCAATGAATTTTGCATTAATTAACTTCTTCTTTACTCTAGATACCGCTACATAATAAAGAAGCAACATCGTTTTGTCATCAGCAGAACGTTCATGTGGCTTCTTGGCTAGTACTTTCTCTACTGCGTTATTTAAATCATCTGCTATCTCTACATGGTCACTTTGAAGCCCTTTCAGGCTAAACGAAGTCCCTAAAACATAGCCTCTAGCTGACTCAAGATTCTTCGTTTCATGCTCTTTAGCCATTCGCTTAGCTTCCAATATTTCCTCTGCAGAATACTTAGCTAATATAGTTATTGCTGACTTGATTGATACATCCATACTATGTTTAGATGCGATATAGCCTCTAAGTGACTTGTATTGTAGTTTCAATGCAGCAGAACCATCCCACTCCATAGCATCCTTCTCTAGGAATTTATAATCCTTCGAAAATACTTCACGACCTGGCTTAAGAAATAATAGAGTAATTAATAGCTCAAATATCCTATCTGCCTCACGTGCTAATATGTAGTCCTGCCCCTGATTATTCAACTCAATGATCTTACCGATTAATTGTGAATTACCTCGTGTGATATACATTCTGGATTCGATTGTATCATCAGGAATATCCACGCCAATGAACTTCATATCAGGATCGATATGCAGATTACAGAACTTCTGTATTGCTTCTGCAATTGGAGCTGACACTCTGAATGTCTTTGTTAGACCAAGCAACACTCCCTGACCCTTCAGTCGCTCAAATCCATTTACTGTTCCTGCAAAAGTATAGATTGCTTGTCGCTCATCTCCTGCTACTAATTTCTTCTTAGCTGGTAGCAACATAAATATCTCAAGAGATACTTCTGTTATATCTCCAAATTCATCTATAATAATTAGATCTTCTTCTGGAGGCTTGATTCCTCCAGACTTCAATAATAGGTGATATAGCTTCAGATAAAACTCATGAGTACATGCAATTTCTCCTGTCTTCATCATTCGCAGTAGTTGTACGCATGGCTCGATAATTACATCTAATGCGTCATTATCCCATGTGTAGTCAACATAATCGTGAAATGATGTGTACTTTGATAAACAAAATTTATTAATCTCTGTTACACATTTGATTTGCTGAAATTGATCCAATGAAGGAAAATGCCTACGAATCACATACTCTCTGAATGAACCAATGTGCCTCTTCTTGCCATTAACTAATGGATTATTCCGAGAGATTACTGCTTGATATGCCATAGAATGAATTGTACTGGCACCAACATTGGTTCCATTTAGTTTAGGCAATACTTCCTCTACAATTTTCTTGTTGTATGCAAGGTACCTACCATGCTTTGGATTCAAAGCTTTTACTGCTTCTATAATTGTGAACGTCTTTCCCGAGCCAGCTACAGCTGATACAAGTACCAGATCTGAGCCTTCCTCTTTCAATTCATCAATTACTGCTTGTTGCTCTTTTGTTAATGCCAATAATCTCCTTTCTATGTTATATGCTTATGTTTTTTAGATAGCTACTAATTTTCTACCAATAATTTTTCCATCTTCAGAATCTTCATCTGTTTCAATTATATCTTCAATTTTTACACCTGGGACAAAATTAACTGCTTCAGCAACATTTGATCCTTGCTGTGTCGTTACTTGAACTACACAACCAACATTATCAATTTGCATAGCTTTTGTGCTTTTCATCCATGCCTCATTTTGACTAGATGCTTTTGAAATCAATTTAAATGTATCTCCATCACCCCAAAATTGTATATCTTTTACATTTTTAGTAGCACCATTTGCATCAGTATTTCCTAAAGATTTTGAATTCGATTCAGCAACACATTCCTTTTGGAATATCTCTTCTGGTATCCAACTAACATGGTCACCTGATACTAATTTGTATCCTTTGTCATCACCATTTTCATCATCAGGTAATTCCCATCCTCTGAACTTATTATATTCTAATCTAGTCATTGATGTTGCGTCGGCTTCTTGTTTTCTAATTATTTTCATTTTATTTTTCCTCAAACAATCTTTGCTTTAATAAATAACCTTCAAGTAGCCAAATCTTCTCTCGAGCATTTTCAAATGCTATTTTCTCACCAATTTCTCTATCATAATTTTCTGGACTAACACAAGTACTTTCACCTGTAGTCTCAAAACCATTTTGTAGCGTTAATACACAAATAGTCATTCTTTCTGTTAATTTATGAAATTCTTTTTTAACTATTGTCTCATTAATCATATCTGGTGTCAATCTAGGTGCATTTAAACCTTTATCTTGTATCATATCTTCTGTTGTTTGTAAACTCACTTTATTCCTTTATTAATAAATATTTTATTGCTCTTATTAATATATTAAAAGTGTAATATATCAATAATACAGCGAATACGGCTGGCGAAACTGTTATTAATCCAATTAACCAGAATAACTTGCCTAAAAATGTTAATTCTATATTAGGCATTAATTCAATTATAAACAATGTATGATATTTTTTAATGCTCGATTCATTTAGTATACCGTCAAATGTTATAAAAAATAAATAAAGAAACATTATTAAATTTAATGTAAATATAATGCTAATCATCGTCTATCTCCTTGTGATTTAAGAACCAATGCCTAATCAGATATGCTTCAGCTTTACCATCTTCAAGTCTGCCTCTATTGGTTCTAAATGTACTTCCAGATAATTCCTCAGCCAATTCAATTGATTGAAGTTTATCTTTAGATAACCGCAAATCCTTCTTCCATTTATGTGGAGCTACATAATGTATAGTTAAATTACACATAGTAGCTACCGCATGGATTATTCCTGCATTGAATGATGTAGTACGACTACTTCTGGCTGAATTACCTACAGTTGCTCCCTGCGACTCGATACAGATAGTGTCATACTTGTTAAATATATCGCATAGTTTGTGTATGTCAATTTCTGTTCGATACTTAGCAGGAGACTTGATTTTCATCTTAGGATAGCCTTTATGCTTACCTGACTTATATATCTGCTTCTTGCCTTTGTTATCAAGATCCAATACAGTTACAGCTTCCTTAATTAATACTTTGGTTGTAGGCATATCCCAATGAGTTTCCCCATCAGATATACCTCCAGATAATCCAACTTAAATATCCACACCCAAAATTAATGGATGCGGACTACTCCTTTGTATCATACTTGAATGTCCATCCATAGTAATCCTTTTTTTGTATTATAATAAATTCTTGATATCTGCTTGTGCTGAAGATGCGTCAGTTGTACCTGCAGATGCTTTTTTAGCTTTCTTTTTCTTAATTGGAGCTTTCTTAATCATCTCCAAGAATGCATCTGCTCTTTCTTTCTCTGCTGGATTATTTGCGTATCCTTTAGTGAAGAATTGCTCAAATGCATTAATATAAGGTACAGTTTCTTTATAGTCATCTTCACATTTTCTTACACCTACTGTTAATTGCTTACCTACTACATCAGATAGAATGATAACCTTAACTTCATTGTCGCCCATTTTAATTACGCCTTCTTTTTGGTCTGAATCTTCAAGTCCACAAGCAGTAATTAGATGAGTTAATTTATCAGTAGAAGTCCATCCACCTTGTTTAGCTTTATATGGATTACCATCTGCATCAAGTAATAAGATACCCTCAAATGTTGATTTATCTTCAGTTGTAGTGTCGCCTACTTTAATTTGTAATTTAGTTAATCCATTCTGAGTTTTGAATAAATATGCTTCTTGTACGATTACATCATATAAGTTAGATTCCCATACTCCACCATTACCTGCAAATACTTCTTGATCTGCTACTTCGTTCTTATTAATATTTAATGTTCCTAAAATTCCCATTTTTTCTCCTTTAGTTGTGTGCTTGGTTGCACGTATATATTGCAAAGATTAACTCTGCGACGCTGTACTACTTTGTCTAGAACCAATGATACTAACAATCAGTTCATAATTTAATCTTTGGACTTACATATACATTTGCATATAGCCAAAGTGTTTACTTTTATTTACTTCGAATAAATTCAAAGATTGCTTTAGCTGAAAATAATTCATCATCTTCAGTGATTAAATCAGGTAGTCCGATATCAGAATATCTATTTTTTCCTATTCTTTCATCTGTTCCTTTGAAATCAATGAACCGTTTACCTTCGTCATTAAATCCAATATATCCAACAAGGTCATATTGTGCAGGAATAGTTTCTTTAAATTTCTTCGCTTTTAACATTAAGAATTTCTTTGCAACCATATTCTCGATGATATTCTCCTCTAGCGTGATTGTGATGATATCTTGGTTTAGGTTTAATAATTCATCATGCTTTTGTCTCAAATGGTAGTCAAAATCGCTCCAAAGGTTCATTCCGTCCTTCTTTTCTGGGTACATTTGCTTAAGAGCCAAGAATAACTTCTCCCCATACACGGTAAGAGAATCAACAATTACAGTTGAATATTCAGATTCATTCTCAATCATATGCTCTATTGCTTCAGTAAAGTTTCTAGCAGTCTTAGCATTATATACTGTAATATCCTTATTTGCCGCTGATGCTGTTCCTGATTCATAATCGATTACAAATCCATCATCAAATCCAGTTGAGAATCTAGTTTTTCCACAGCCAGATGCCCCCCATAAAAGTAATTTTATTTGTTTGTTTGCAGTGTCTCCTGCTTTATGTAGCTGTATTGCCATTTTAATTCCTTTTTATTTGTTTTTATTTATAATAATCCGTACTTAAGTACAACACGCTCTATTACTAAATATATAGCATATGGTGGTACTGTAACAGCAAATAACACTGACCAAAAACCAGTTGATACTACTATTCCAAGCAGCCATCCAGTCAATAGAACCATATATACTAGTCCATCCATTATGCCAATCATTATTTAACTTTAAAACATTGCATCGCTGGCACAGCTGCTGTATGTTCACCATCACTATTTGGAAAGACAATAACGCATAAATAATCTTTATTGTCTTTCGGATTAAATTGATAAACTCTAGGATTAATACCCACTGTATCAATTGTATAAGAATTAGTTTTAACTTCTTCCATACCCATTCCACTTATTGTACTAAATAAGTTTCCCGCATATGCTCCTGCACTTAATAGTGATACTATTAATATTTTCTTCATTTTATTCTCCTTTTTTTGGTATCATCGAGCATGGAATTGTATGTCCAGTCTTATCTAGCACAACCGTTATTCCTCTCGCTAGTTCTACATATGTAAAGCCGTCTACACATATTCTACGATTAGCATTAAAACTAGTCATATATACTCCATCTTCGTTTCTATCGTATCCACATCCAGTTAGTAGTATCATCATAACTATTAACATTATGAATACAAGTAGTTCGCTTAAATTCATTTATGATTTTCTCCCTATTGAATATATATTTTTCATATCTCTATCATTCATTGGTTCCGATAATAATGCATTTGCATTTGCTACCTTCTGATCGATATTGTTAGATCCAAGGTCACGATAAAAGTAGTACAATTTGGTTAAATTGTGATGTCGATTTCCATTTGATGTGTTGGCTATAAACCACTTAAGCATTCCAGCTTCTCGTATGTCCATTGTATCAAAATCAACGTTAGAAGTTGCTTGATTAAAGGTTTGTTTGAACTTATCAGACTTATCCGTATCAGGTATAAATGGTGTCACATCAAATAGTTCACCAGAGTTTTCGAACGTCTGCGAATTGTTTGAATTAGTGAACCAAAGTCTACTTACATTTCGTGTTTGTGTATCATTATTGTGTATGCACAAAAACTCCTCTAGATTGATATATAGCTGCTTGTGTGCTTCAGGTGACACATAGAATTGGTTCTTTGTAGGAATTACAATTCTGTATCGGTCACATGCTGCAGCTCCAGTCTTCTCCTTCTGGTGAGACTTAGTTGTATAAATGAAGTAAGTGTATTCATGCAATAGTGCCTGAGCGTCCTTTATAGATAGCTTATCGTCGTCTATATCAAATGCTATAACATTCTGTCCTTCGATGAATTTGTCACGCTTACGGTGTCCATCTGGAGCTTGTGCACTATCATCAAAGTGACACAAACAAAATGAATCAATATTTTCAGATATACATACTTTCTTTAGGTCGCTCCAATTGATTTCATATGGTACAAAATTAACTGCTTTCTCCATCTTTCCATCGTTTGATACAGATATCCTAAGTTTATTTAAGTCTGTCTCAGGTAATGGTTCAATAGAGAATCGTAATACTTTTCCTTCATGCCGAACCAACACTTCATCACGTCTATAACATAATTCATCCAATAAAGATAAGTTGTCTTTGATTTTAGTTGCTGCTGATGGTATATTTGGTTCTAATTCACACATCTCAGATACGGTTAGATTATTCTTCTTCTTCAGAAGTTCATACATTAGCTTATACGGTAGTTTAGGCGAGAACGTATCGATTACAGTCTCTCTGGTTCGAGTAAAGAAATTATATGCTTGAGCCAGATGGTCAGATGTAACAACAAGCTTGCCCTCATAGAATGCAATGATATGAGATATATCAATAATTAATTCGAGAGATCCAGTTGAATACTGCTTAAATTTATTTAGTCTATCATCTACCGCATCATCAACTAGTGCATCATCTATTTGCTCTATATAGTCAATATAGTCATTTTCATAGTCAAATTCTCGATCCATCATATAATTTGTAGATGAATCTACTCTAGCAATTGCATCTTCTCTGAATATCTTATTTATGTCTTCAATCCATAGTGCTGTCTTCACGAAATCTGTTTCGAATTCGTTCTTCTCAACATACAAGTTAGATTCAATAATAATTGATCGTCTATACAATCCAGATGTTACTATTCTATATAATTCCTTTTCTGCTTCTACATCAAATCCTTCTCTAGATCCAAGTCCCATAAAGTTACATATAATATTGTTTACATCGTGATTCATTCCTCCAGTTTCGCTATTACCTTTTACAACTTTCGCTTGATATTCAGTATCATATAATTGCTTCAGTTTAGACATCATTTCTGATGATGATGATACGGCCTCTCCAAACTCCTCGGATATAAGATTCAACGAACCAAAGTCACTAAAAGCCTGAGCTTCAACAACACTGAATAATCCCTCTTTAGATCCCTCAAGACCAATTGTAACTGATTTAGGTATGTATCGCATAGTAGTTTCAATTCCGTCTGGTCTGTCTGGCATCTTCTGTAGTTTAGATATAAATGAATTATGCATAAGTTCGCTGTATGTATTTAATCCACACAGTTTCTCTATTTGCTTAGTATTAAATGATTTTCCTAATCCTGAGTTTCCAAAAAATACTGTATAATAACGCACATATGGCTTCATTCCAGGTAATCCCTTACGGAGCTTATACTTATTTAACATAATAGAACCAAAGTAATATAATATTGTTTCAATCATTAATGGATCATTCTTTCGTTTACCCATAGTGCATAGTTCATCTATCATTGCCTGTATTTTCATACTGTTCTCCTTTCTTGTTTAATATGTCTGCTTATGCGTTACAACATATCCTTTATCATCTCTTCTATGTCTTCTGTGAAGTCATATCCACTATAGTCTTTAGCTGTAAGTTTAATTTCTTCAATTATGCCCTCTAGTTGTATTCTGTCCGACAGAGTTTCACTTAATAGATTATCAAAAGCTTCTTCTCGTTCCTGTTGTTTGTTTAAGTACTCATTCATTGCATGTGTATTTGCATCTGTATCAGTCATTTGATATCTCCTTTATTCTGTCAACTAAGTCAATATTGTCTAGTCTAGATTGTTCCTCTTTACTAGAGATCAATACTGCTTTAAATGTATATACCATTGTATCTCCATCCTCATACCAAGATAAATACCTCTCTAGATTTTCATATGTTGGTTCTGTACCTAGTTTGTTTGCAACATCATTCATGAAATCATGTGAAGATCCACCTACTTGTTTAAAATTAATTATCATCTTTGTGTCTCCTTTTAATTTTGTTTGATTTCGATATCTGACATTGCATAAAATACAACAATTCTATCTTTTTCTTGTATTTTGCACATTATTCTTGTTGAAAATCCACAGTTGTCACAAGAAAATTGTTTTACTTCGTTTAACTTTGCAGCTTTTTTTATTTTGTGATTATTTAGTTCTTGATATTGTTTACAGTTGGGACATTTAGTTTCCATTTTATTTTTCCTGTAGTTTCTCTAAAATATAGTCTGCAGCTTTAACGACTGCTTCAAATTCAGTTGGAGCATTAAATTCTTCTTGAGCTTGACACCCACCTTCACCATAGATATGGTTAATTAATGCCCATATATTATCATCTTGGTCATATCCAGATAAAACATTGTATCCGTTTTTAAAAGCCCACTCTTTAATTTTATGTTGTAATTCATATATGTTGATACGTCTTGTCCAATGATTTCCAGTAACTCCGGTACTATCGAATCTACTACAATTCACAACTATTTGATTATCTTCAAAGTGAATTTTTTGTATTGTACTTTTTTCAATATCCGATATCTCACATAATAATTCTTTACTAATATTCATTTATTTCTCCTTTAAATTACATCTAACGGGTTTTAGTGTTCTGTAATCAATATATACCGCTAATTGTCTAATACCATCAATATATATTATATTATTTATACATATTAACTTATAGTAATCATTGGAAAATCCAAAAGATGATATATCTTTAGCATAGTAATTTTTATTTAAATGTATTGTTGTTTGTTCTGCATATAAAGATACACAGAACATCAATGTTAAAAATATTTTAATCATTTTTCAGTAACCATTTATTGCTAATAACCTTAAATGATTTTTTACCATCTAGACTCTTAAACACAACACCTTCTCTTTTAGAATTAGGATTTAAACTTGGTCCATCAGCAAACGCCAAAATATCTTCAATTGTATCAAATTCTGATAATTTATGAATACCTAAAATTGGAACCTGTTTAATAGATAAAGTCGTGCAACTGTTACAAATTTTGTCTCGACGTTCTTTACTCATATATTCTTGTTTATCTATATCCCAAATATCAAAACAATAAAATTCTTGGTTTTTTAATCCTTCATTATTTTTTTGAATACCAGATCCAATAAGTTCACCTTGAATAGCAAAACTTCCAAAAAATTCAGACTGTAATGAATCTAAAATAGGTCTTCCTATTTTCCAAGGAGTTGATCCTGTGTCTTTTGTTTCAAGGTTTCTACTACAATGACCAACATATCCAAATCTTCTTGATTCCTCAACTTCTTTTGGGTCTTCTAAATTAATTTTACAATCGTATTTATCTAAATCTTCAGGGTCTACAATAAAGTAGGTACAAGAAGTTCCATCTAATTTAATAGAAACCTCCCACTCTGTGTCGTTATCTGTTTCTTTTAATTCATCAAAAATATTTTGGATTCTTTCTTGATCTGTTTTTTTAATATAACTTGGAAAATTTCCTTTAACTTGGCCTGTTAGTTGAGCTGGAAGAGGTGGGTCATATTTAGTTACATTAAGTTTTTCAGTAACATTTTCTCCTATTTGAAATTCAGTATCATTCCCACCAAGCTCTAATATATCAATAGGTAAAACTAAACCCTGAGAAATTTGTCCTCTTAATTTAATTGTTTTTAATCTAAAACCTTCTTCCATAATAGAATCATCTGGTCTTTTTATAGATTTATATGATGATTTTCTCAAGAATTCATATTTATCCTCAATTGGTAAAAAAGAATCAATTTCGAAATAAACACATGTGTCTCCAACTTTAAATTCTCCCTTTTTTGATACACATTGCCAACCCTTCACAATGCATAATTCAATTGCATCTGCTCCTGGAATTGGTCTGATTTCTTTTATTATTTGAACACTTGCTAATTTTCTTTCCATTTTATTTTCTCCTTCTTATCAATTAATGTTACTTTGTGATTTCGAACCAAAAACTGTCGATGTTTATCACTGGTTCTTAATACCATATCAGACATAGGAATTCGAGCATCTGTTCGTAATGTGTATTCAAATGGATGTTTTAAGAAGTGTTGTCCAATTGATTTACAACGCTCAACCCAAACTCTCTCTTGATTTGAATTCATCCCTTCAGGAATTTTAATTCTTATTGATCCATTCGAAGTTATTGTTAATTTAAATTTATTCGATGGTGTGTATTTTATTTCAGTATCTAATTGTTTTGGTGCTATACAATTTATTATTTTAGTAAAAATATTCATTATTTCGCCTTTAATTTGTTTATTGGTATTGAGATAAAATCACTTAGTAATTCTGTCTCAGTAAGTTTTGTATGTTCGAATCTGTATATGAACGAGAACCAAATCATATAAGCAAAGAACATAATATATATTGCATATTTTATAAATTTTAATAATATCGATACCGATTCCATTACTATATTTGCATACATTTCTATCATTTTTGCATCTCCTCTATCATATCTAATAATATTTTCTTGCCTCTTGCTTGCTTGTCTTTGTCTGGATACTTTCTCTTCAAATAGTTGTTAAGTTGTATTAGCTTATCAATTAATTTATCTAGTACTCGTGTCATTTATTTCTCCTTTACTTGTTCCCATAAATTACACCCATAATTCTCATCTACAAAATCTGCGCATAATGGGCTACTGTCGTTACAGCATACTTCAGTATGATACCAATTGCAATTACTACAAGTCTGTGATTTACAGTAATCAATTGTTCTATCCACTATATCGTGTACTAGTCCATATATTGATGAGTTGTTCATGCAATCAAATTCATGTATGTCATTAAATAATTCTCTCTTAGTCATATTCATTCTCCTTTATTGTGTAGAACCAAACATATGCTATTAGTCAGTATTGTTTGGTTCTAAGTGTTATTTAGTCTTCAGATTTAATTGATGACGAGTAAATTCTTTTTGCTATTGCTTTTTGTACTCTTATTGATTCTTTTGATACTTTTAAGAATATTGCTGTGACAAATTCTTCTTCTGTTTCTGACAAGTTGTCTTCTGATAACTTTATTCCTGTCTCTTCACTTTTTCTGTCAAGGTATTGTTGTTCTAGGAAATTTTGAATCGTAGCTAAAGAGTCTGTTTTAGTATGCTCTATCGTAAATTTTTCTCCATGAAAAATCATGTCAAGAATATCTGGTCTCTTAAAATGTTTTGATTTCGTTCCACCTATTTTGTTTGCACGTTTAATGTTTGCTATTGAAGCTCCAAATTTCTTTGCAGCTTCTGCCATTGTACACGTATTTGTAGGTTCAATATAATAATACCATGCTCGTATAGCAAGTTGAGATGCTGTTTCATGTTCCCATATAGGAAATGTTTTTAACTCTTCAGGTGCTATTGTTGTTTGTGGATTAATATTTATATTTCTTATGTTTTCTTTTCCAAATTTATCTATATATCTGATTATCATTTTCTTTTCTTTTGATGAATCTTCTTCTTTTCCGAATAAAATTTTAAATGATTTTATTTGATTTTTTCCCCATTTATTATTGTGCGTATTTTGTCTTTCTTTTATGTTCAATGTTTTGCCTATGTACATTGTTTCATCAACAAAAAGTATCCTATATATTGTGTAATATGTCTTATAAGTTTTTACTACTAACGCTCCTTTACTATCTTTTTTTAGTTCTGTGATTTTAGTTAATTTTGACATATTATTTCACCAGTTAAGCTATTTAGTTTGCTATGGAATTTATAATTAGCTAATTCCGCATAATTCATTTTTATTTGTAGTGGTACGTCTGTTAATCCGCATAATTTTAATTGCTTATAGTACCATTCCTTACCTTCTTGAGTAAGTATGTAAGAATCTTCATCCCAAGCATGAATATCATTTAATGTAGCGTTTTCGTTTATTTTTCTAATATATGCATATATGCTAGTTATTTTGGTTGTCTTTATCTCTTTTCCACTTGAATTTTCTATAGAAACAGATTGTCCATTAAATAATGGTTCTAATAGCTCTGGCATATGCTCACTAATGTATTTTGCATTTTTTACTATATTGGCGCTCACTCCCCATTCTTTTGCTATCTTAGGAAACGATACTCCTTTTTTGCCAGTGTTTTTTTTGTCTAAGTAATCCCTTAATGCTACAATTACTTTCTGTGTCATAGTTAAATTTCTTCTAGTGTTTACTGATTTTACAAATGACTTAACTTCATCTTCTGTCATTTCATCTACTAATTCTTTATATTTAATTCTTTCATTACAAGATAAACATGCCTTTTGACGACATCTACCGTCAACAATTTTTCCTCTCCATAATATAATTGGGTCTAATTGTCCATTTACCGCTATATCATGGTTTAATGCTAACTGATCATCGGGTAGCGCCATTGGTACTACACCTGCTAGCTCTTCATTTATTTCAAATGATTTATTCTGTTCTAATATTTTGACTCCATTTTTAAATGTCATATTAATTCCTTTTTTGTGTTGTTTTGTCTACATAAGAATTATACAAGTAAACTACTTAAAGTTGACTTAAATATGTGCGATATTTTACATAAATCACACATATGTGCTAAAAATAATTGATAAATCGCACATTAATGTGCTGTTTATGATTTTATGATTTGTAATATTTTGATCATTTATACAAATCGCTCTTTATATAATATATATACTTTGTGCGATTCCATAATTCCTGTATAACAATAGCTGGGGTTGAGGGGTGAAAATCCAAAACAGGGGAGATAGGGGCTGCAAGCCCCTGTTTCCCCTCTATTGGTCTGTCAGAAGGACAAAGCTCCGCAGGATATGAGCGAAGCGAATTGATGGACGTAGTCCAGCACCTGATGTTAACCTACTCAATTAACTCAGATAAGATATATTCAATCATATTGTCTTTGTCTTTGTTGTGTTGGTTCTCTTCCTCTATAAGCCATTCTTTATATTCATCCATACAATCAGTCGAATAAGATGAGATAATGCCTTCTAGGTACTTTTCTGTTGCATTATTGCTACATACTGGAATAAACTCATATCTATTAGTTCCATCATTATGTATATTATCAATTTTAACTGAATTTTCATATACATTTAGAACCAATTCAGACACTTCTATAAAATCATGAAATATTCCAGTTAGACTCATTGGTTCTATTATATATGTAATATTACTAGTACCGTTCCATCTTTGCCTAGAACCAATAATATATATAAAGTCACACGACTCTAGTATCTCGTCTGCTTTAGATTTGACATAGTCATAATCATCTTCACCGTAGTCTCTGCTATCATAATGATAGTGTGATAAATCATTCATTTAATTCTCCTTTGCTAGAACCAATATATTCATTGGACTGTATTTTCTTTTTATATATTCAGATTCAAATTTATTTACCAATCCATATGCACATACGGACTGACTTCATTTCGCTTAGAACTTTCCCAACCAACTACCGTCGCTACGCTCCTCGTTGGGAAAGTTTCAGACTCCATTTCGTAGCCCGTCGTGCTTGGAAATATAATTCAGGAGCTGGGTTGCTTTTGCTATGATTGTAGTGATTGCATGTATTCATACCCAATTAATCGTTTCCAGTCTTCTTGTAATATATGTATATCATCGTTCGACAGATTAGGAGCTATCCAAATAAATGGATTCATTTTTAATGTATCGTCATCAATTCGAATAAAACTCATGTCCTTCAATTTTCTAACTACTCTAGCAACCGTAACTCTGCTTGTATTTAATTTTTTAGCTAATTTGGTTTGGTTAAATATTATTGTATTGGTTCTTGGTATATACGAATCTCTTATTGCCGTAAATATATCATGTTCCAATGGGCTTCGTAATTCCCTCACAATTCCATCATATCCTATCTCAAATTTCTCAATAACTTTGCCTTTTTCTAGTTGTATATTGTGATTGGTTCCGTCTCTATACATTCGTGTCCATCCTCGTTTATATTGTATGAATTTCTTGTTGTTCTCAATAAGTACATTACTGTATTCATTGACTTCCCCTGTGTCTGGATTGACAACAGATACTGCTTTAGATATAATATCATTCATATAGATAGTCCTTTGATTGTTTATTTACTTCAATCATATTGTATCGTAAACGGTTACACTTTGTCAAGCTCTAATGATACAATATGAAACATATCGTATCAACTACGGTATGGTGCCTCCAATACATAAGCAAATAAAATTACTCTTCATTAATGTGATTATATTCATCTTCATATCGTTTGATTAGTCTTTGCATACCATCGATTAATCGTTTAGTATATTCAAAATCACAAGATTGACTGCCTTTACCAGATTGTCCACCCCATGATTTACGAAGCATATCCATAGCTTTGGTAATAGATACAAATTCAGACATCAACTCAGCAAATTCTGATAGATCATATTGATCTTGGTTCTGTGAGTATAATTCAAAATAATATTCAAATGCATGGGTATTTACATTACTCATACTATTAAACACAGAGTGACCGTTGTATTCATATCTCCAGCTTGTGCTTCGTTCTGTTAACTCTTTACTGCACATGTCGTGTATGTGTTGATTGGTTCTAATTACACTGTCATATATATCTTTATGTATAAACATAAATCCCATAAGTACACCATCTTTATCTCCATATGCATCTTTAGTTAGAACTCTATCTCGTTCGATAAGTCCAATAATTTGCTTTGAAGTAAGATTACTATGGTCATGTTCAGGTATTCCGAGATGCTTGTCACCAAATGCATCTGCTGTTATTCTGATACCATCTCTGACATTTAATTGATGATTGAAATATTCTTCAAATAATTTGAATCCTAATCCATTATTCATGTCTTCAAATGATCCATAGTCATCATATACAGCATCAAAAGCGAATGAGATAGGCAATGCATTTCCTGTTGGATAACAATACCCTGCAGCCTCTCCTACATATATCTGATTTTGTATCATAATTACTTTTACAGGATCACCTGCATTTATACTCATCTGACTTATTCCGCAAGTCCCGTTCCAGCAGCCCATTTTATTCTCCTATAGTTTGTTCAATTAATTTACCGTCAAGGTATAATTCCTGTTTATGTTTCCTATGAGTTCTCATAGCTTCCGTATGCTTATCCTTGTCATAGTACTGTTTGCTTCCACCTCTAGCTACACGAGCTTGATAATTAGCAATTCTACGCTCAGGATATATAGCAAATATAATAGATCTGCGAGATACATTATACATTCTTGCTAAATCTCTTTGGCTCAGATTGTCGTCACTAAAGTATAAACGCTTGATATCTGCCTTATCCTGATCAGATAGTTTAACCCTCTTATCGTGTTTAGCTGGTATATGCATAGATTCGTGTTTGAATGGCATAATTATTCTCCTAATGCTATTATATGTTTATCTACATCCACTGCTTCCACATCCTCTACCAGAGCCTGCTAAATATCCTCTAGAAGTTAGATTCAGATTAGAAGTATTATCAGTACATTGTTTAAGTTTAGGTTTCGTATCTAGCTCAACTGTACTATTTCCTTCCCAATCTGATGTTAGATTTCCGTTAGGTTGAAGTATAAATTCATATATAGATTGTGATCCATAGTATGCTGTTGGTTCAAATTCTGATGTAGTAAATAATACTTCCATACCATTAATAAGGTATTTAGATTTTCTACATACAGGGCATTCTCCAATATGCAATGGTTTATATGTTTCTTGTATTTCCTGTTCCAGATAATGCATTCCGAATCCATCATCATAATCTTTTCTAAATGTTATAGAATTAATACTATGATTTCTAGCATAATCTATGAAACAAGCTAAAAATTCATAATCGTATTCTTTCATTACAGATGTACTTAATATACAATTGATATTGGTTCTAATTCCAGCTTTAGATAATCTATCCGATACTGAACATATAGTATTCCAATTTATAGTTCGTATTCTCATTATTCTGTCGTTGTCTTCTTGGATATAGTGATGTCTGCTTATGTTTACATAATCCACTACATCTAAAAATAGACTGTCCTTAGCCCAGGAATATAGATTCTGTCCATTTGTAGTAAATACTACTTTTTTAATGTTCTCTTTCTTATGTAGTTGTATTAGTTTTAATACTTGCTCTAAATATGGATATGTTGTTGGTTCTCCCCCACTAATTGTTAATTCTGTACAATTAGATGGCAAATTATTCAATGTATGAATAATTGCTTTGAAAAATTTATCATCGTCCATTTTCTGTTTGTCCTGATTGCTAGTTCTCCATGAGCAAAATACACAATCTGCCTGACAATCAACTGGCAACACTATTGTAAAGTTTGGTGCATCATTTGCTGTTTGCAACATAGTTATTCTCCTAGTTCAATTCCATTCAAAAATGTATCAGATTCGTCATATACTGATATAGAACCATTCTCTACCATAACAATGTATTTCTTGTTTGCTGTTACGATATTTACATATTTGCCTTCATCTAAATGAATATCAATATGATCTGTATTGTCAGATAGCAAGTGTGTGTCTGTTTTGTTTGTGATTAATATATTTCCCATTACAACTCACACTCCAGTTCACATTCTCCATTTGTTAATATTGCATATTCGATTTTAGCTCCTAGTTCAAAATCAGCAAATTCAGAAATAAATTTGTTTTTATCTATATGCTCACATTTGTCGATATCATTATTCATAAAATCCCACATATTATTAAATCTCTTATCTATGTGTGTTTCTGTCTTGGTTCCTCTTAGTGAAGCTATATTGTATTTGACAAATAGTTCCGAACCAATTTCATTCAATAGATACTCTTCTATATTGTTTAACTCACCTTGTACCTCTTCTAAGTCGTCTTCGCCATAATAATAATATATGAATTGTGGTTCATTAGCTGTTGTTCCAAATCTATCTGCTGCATCACTATCTTGTGTTCCAAAATAAAATTTACCTGAAAATTCGTCATTTATCGTGTCCCTGTAATATCGTCCCATATTGTTCTCCTTTTTTTGTCTATCATTTGTTACTTATTTAGATTCATTCCTATTCCGCATTCGTAAAACTCACATAGAGCATCATCTAAGCCAATATTATCAATATATGGTATAGTTACTCTATCTGAGCCCCAATAGCCTTCTACGGTTCTTGTATTTGTATTTATCCATATACTTGGACCACCTAAAGCCATTGCTACTTCTCCTGATCTATAGTCCCCTGATCTACTTATTGTATATGTCCAATCATCTTGTGTATCATGTGATAAATAATCATGTCCAGAGACATTATCTCCAATAGATAGATCTGGATAGTAATCTACATTATCTTCTGTCACTTCTATACCATTTGATAAGTCATTTGCTATAGATTGACATTGTTTTTCTAATTGTTTGTATGTTGTCATTGGTTCTCCTTAATTTGTGTCGTGTAATATAAACATATCTTTGTTTTCCTTGTTGCATGATGAAATTATTTCAGAATATATTGTCCTTCTGTCATCGTATTGGTCGCACATTTCTAAATACTTCATACTGTCTATAGCTATAGAGTCATTTAGTTCTAAAAAGATTACTATCTTTCCTGTGTCTTTGTAGAATTCAAATTCCGCTATCCATTCATCCATATCATTTCTTGAGTCATTTATATTTGTTATTACTTTATGTGCATCCGTCCAATGAAGAAAGTTTGAATATTCAATGAATGATTCGCAAATAATTACTTTTCTATCTGATATATTCTTCTTTAGTTCATTCTTTACGAATTTAAGTAGAATTTCTCTTTCTGTCATGTTGTATCCTTTTAGTTTGTATCATGTAATTTGAAGTTAGGTTTGTCTTCAACTAGAAAGTATTTAAAATCAACTACATGATCGTTTAAATTGTGCTCATTTATGAAACCTTCTTCTGAATACGAAAGCCACTTACTTTTGTCAATAAATAAATATATGCAATTATTTGTATGAGATTCTTTACTAAAGTAAGTGGCCCATAGGTTTCTACTAGAATTTCTATGTGATAAACCAATATCACTACCATTATCAAATATTGAGAAAATTAATCTGATCCAGTGATCATTAGAATTTACTTTGATTATGCACTCATGCTTATTGCTTGCTTTATTATTTATGTAATTTATTAGTTTATTAGTGTCTATAATTCTAGTTTGTGTCATGTAAAATTATCCTATCTGTAATAGTTTCTGTAGTATCTGTGTTTCTTGCTATTGCTTTATACAACAATTGAACTGCATCATCACTATTATGTGATTTGTAATAATTTAAACTATCGATATGAGGGTTATCTCTATCATCTTCTATAAATAAAGTCATTGCTGCCCATATTTCATTGTTCATGGCATATGGATCTCTTGATATATTAGCATGGTTTATAAATAGATCTTTTGTCTTTATAGTGAACTTACGATGTGTTTTGTCACTAAATAACTTTGGAGCTAGTTTAATATTTAATGCTTTTTTTATTTCGTTTTTGAAGAAATCAACATATCTTGGTACTGACATTTTGTCGTAATTATCACATTCTATTTCTCTAGAGATTCTTCTTATTTGTCCTGATGGATCCATGTCGTTTATTTGTAATAAAAAATTTATTTCTCTCATAGTATTTCCTTTATATTAGAATGGAATATCTCCATCCTCATCAATTTCATAATCATCTGCATTGTCAGTATGATCATTATCATATATATTTGGTTCTTCTTTAGTCGTACTATCTTCAATCTCAAGGTCAAATGAGTCTTGCTCCATAAGAAATTCAATAAAGAATCCAAGAGAATATATAGATTTATTCTGTTTGATTGCATTAATAGATCTAGTCTTAAGTGCTCTAAGATATTTATCTTTAAAATACTGTGGTAGAGTTTCGTATGCTTCCATCCATTTAGACGCTATCCATTCGATTGTACGGGGATTAACGAAGCCAACAACTGTTTTACCATTTGAAGCTACATAACCCCTTGAGTCGTTTCCCCATTTGTCAGGCATAGGCTCACATAATACTTTATCAAATAATACAGTAATAATAGAGAATGTAGTTAGCAAATCAGATTCAACTAATAGTTTATCTCTAAGCTCAGGAACATCCATTTGAGTTAGACGTTTCTTTGTGTTCTTTAATTCAACCAAACGAAGATTATATTTATCTAATGTAATTGGTTCTGATAATTCGTCATCGCATACAATTCTGATATCAGGTATACTCTTAGTTGCATCAGCTAATGCCTTCTTATCTGCTAATGATATTCCAATTCTAGGTGGAGGAACATATATTTCATCAGGAAATCCATGTGTAGATATAAGTTGAGCGCAATCAAGAAATTCACCAAATTGCTTATCTGGATGTATTCTACGCAATCTGCCAGCCATTTGTACAAATTTAGATCTAACTAAAGTTTTAGAGACTGCTACTCCAAGTTGTATGTCTTCAACAGAGAAGCCCGTTGTTAGTCTACTCACCGATACTAAACATTTGACTGCTCTAGGCTGAGGTTTGACTGGTTTGTCGTCAAATAAAGAACCAGATTCAAGCTCAGATAGTTTTTTCTTTGGTCCTGTTTCAATATAATTATCAGCATTATTTGTAAATACATCAAGCATTAGTTCTGAGTTTTGCTTACCAATTTTACTATGAAATGATTCAGCTAAATATCCATGCTGTTTTAATCTATTTGTAATATAATCACACTGCTCAATTGTAGAACAAAATACAATAGTTTTCTTGTTTTGTGCATTAAGTTTATTCATTGACTGAATTACTTGTTCTATATGAGTCTCTGTATTTACAATTTCATTCAATGCTGTACCAGTATAATCACCACCGTTCTTCTTTACTCTATCATAATCTACTTTTTCAGACCATTCTGGTATATAGTATTTGACTGGAGCTAGGAAACCCTGAGACTCAAGATCCTTCTCGTGTGCTGTAGCCACAATCTCTGCTGTATTAGATAATCTGTATCCTCTAGCATCGTATGGAGTTGCAGTTAGACCCAATATCTTATTAGGTTTAAGTACCTGCTTGATTTCATCTGTACGCTTGGTATTATAAGATATATGATATTCATCCTGAATAAGCAAATTAGTTGTAAATTCCATCTTATCTGCTTTGATTCGTGAATGCAATGTTTGAGCCATAGCAAGATGCACTCGTGCATTTGGATCAAATTCACTATCACGACCTGCTTTAATGATTGAATGATCAACTCCCATAAGTGTTAGTGTATTGCTTATTTGTTGGACTAATGGAGTTAATGACACAAGAATAGTAACTGACTTCTTATGTACTCTAGCTAGTTCACATATTACACTTGTTTTGCCGAATGATGTACATGCTTCAAGTATGATTTCATCTTCTCCAAATGAAAATCCAGCGTCTATTTCGTCTACAGCTTCCTGTTGATAATCTCTGAGTTTATATTCTTGTGTCATATTGGTTCTCCTTCTGTGTGTTGATTAGTTTGTATCGTATAATGTAAATTGATTTAGATTATTATTTTTGCCATCTAATAGCGTATTGTAGTCTAGCGAATACATTTTTTTCCATTTAATATAAAAAACTTCAGCTTGACGTAATATCTGATCATTCGTAGTAATGCTATATTTAAATTGTTCTTCCCATCCTTGTGTTCCATCCTGTTCGAGACTTAATGCCCGAGGATATCCAATGTGATCTTTTCCACAAATGTCTCCTCTTCCCCACAACTTCATAATATCATGAAAACTATCTGAATCTTTAATATTATATATAAATAGAGCATCAAAGCTATTATTGGTGTTTGACTTTAATTCTTTCATTAAGCCACTTAATTGTTGTTCGTCAATATTATTTATTGAATTAATATCTTTCACTATAGCGCCTCCTTGTGTATTAATTTGTATCGTACAGAATAAATTGATTCAATCTGTGTACTCCAGGTATATCCTTGAAATGTATTGCTTTGCCGTTTGTGTCTTCAATGTAGTTCGCTATCATCCAATCAGAACTTGAATGATTTAGGTTTATTTCACTAGCTAACCTTAGCGCATAATCCCCATTATTATTATTGCATCTTCTATATACACTTTCCCATTCTTTTAACGACAGACCAGATCTCTGTCCGTATATTTTATATTTATATAGACATTCAAATATCTTATTCCATTCATCAATAGATTCAACAATAATTACATCTTTGTCTATGTTGTCTCCATCTGCTTGATATTTAAGAAAATTAGCTAATGCTTTTTCGTTAATTTGTGTCATGTAAAATTATCCTCTGGTCTGTATTTATATTTGATATATGCCTAGCGTCAATAATGCATTTTATGGCTGCTGGATAAATGTTTGAATAGAACTCATTGTTTAATACCTTTATAATATCCGCATGTAGATCTATCTCTTTAGTACCTGTCCATCCTTGAGAGGGATCTCCATTGCGATCTTTGTGTAAATACAAAGATACGTATTGTTTATCTTCAGTAAAATAATAACGCATATCATCCATCGATCCTATTTGTCTTCCGAATAGATCCGTTATTGTATTAAATGTATTTAAATTATTTATATTTATGAATATTATTAATTTGTCGTTTTCTTTTACTGCTAGTTTTTCTATGTTGTTCCAGTTTTGGTTATGCAATAGAAGCTTATCCATAATTAATCCTTTATATGTGCTACAGTCTTAGCTCTCGAAATTGCAACATACATAAGTCTGTTATAATTATCTCCGGCTACAATCATGTCCTTATGCAAGATATATACTTCGTCATAAGTACTTCCTTGAGCTTTGTGTGTAGTTCCACAGTAGTTGAATTTGTAGTGGGCTACAGATTCTTTCAATGGATAATATTTCTCTGTCCATAATCTCTTGTTTGTTCCATTGTTGATTGAATTTGCTAATTTCTGCAGATTGTTATTAAACTTGATTGAGTCATATGGTATTTTGATTTCTCTAGTTTCCATATCTCCGTGTCTGATACATTCTGCCATCATGAATGTTGGATAGTCAGTGTTATTATCGACTGGTGTGATTTTCTTGATTGTTAATTCATCCCCATTGTTATACACAATCTCCTTAACTACTCTATTATTCTTCTTCCCTCGTCTAGTTATAGGTTGCTGAAGTACTATAATATCTCCAACTATTGGATAATCAGGTAGTGATAGTTTTGATCTAATTTCAGAATTAATATAGTCAATTGATACATTTCTGAATCCAATGATTCTCTTGCTTGTAGATTTAGATTCAATAAATGTATCTATAAAATCGCTTAGATCTTTGTGCACAATGATAGATCCATCAGACTCAGTATCAAAATTAAATGTACGAGTTGTATTGTTATTCTTACGCTTAAGAAAAATCTGAATAACTTTATACAGATCAGAATGGATTGATTTCTGTCTCATCTGCTCAGTTAATTCTATTACTGGTATATCTGACAAAGTTTGTTCAGGTATTGGATCCTCTATTGCTTCAAGCTGATGAATGTCTCCTAATAGAATTACATGATTGCTTGTTCTCATAACTTTGTCTAGCATTTTCTGCGTCAACATGCTAGCTTCATCTACTACTGCAACATCGCATGTCTGTTCCTTCGGATTAAACTCTTCTACAAAAGTCTGGATTCCTGTTTTACTATTTATTTTTGGTTTAAGTCCACAATATTTCTGCACTGTCATATACTCAAGTGACTTATCGTCTATTGTTTTTTCAATTACTTGTTTAGCTTTGTGAGACGGAGCCATTACAACTATTTCAGAACCATTAGCTCCTATGTTCTCAATGATTTGTTTAAGGCATGTAGATTTACCAGTTCCTGGAGCTCCTGATATGTAGCACACCTTATGTTTTAGGCTTGATGCCATATTTATTGCTTGTATCTGCTTACTGTTGTATGTCATTTGGTTCCTTTATTTTGTTAATGGTCTAGATAGTTCAGTGTTGTCTTTGCATTCACTTCCCATATTCTTGTCCTTCTTTTGATTGTAGTTTTAGGTAGATTAAATACTTCTGCTCGTTGTGTTCTCAACCATTTGAAATAATCGAATAAATTTGAATCTTTGTTTTTATCGTATTTTTCTAGATAATGAAGGTATAGTTTTTTAGACTTGCATGCAACATTATTTGTTGTATCAGTACATTTTGCAGGCTTCTCATTATGATAGTTGTATCTATTCTCTACTTCTTCAAATAATTCTTGTTTTGTTAATATATTTTTCGTAATTTTTGTTTTCATTTAATCAATCTCCTCTTTTATATGTATTATTTTTTAGTTTGTGTCATGTAAGATAAAATTACTGTTTTTGTTTACTTTAATTATCGTATTATATTTCGTTTTATACTTAAGGACTCCATGTTTTATATAGAATTGTTTTTCGTTTTTTCTGTACAAGAATATACAAAAACTACTTTTTACATTATAATAACTTATCCATTCTAATAGTGAACCCGTTTTATAAAAACTATATTTTTGCTGAGAATATATAAATTTTATGGCTTCTTCCCATTTCTTCTTTGCTCCTTGTATATATGATTACTATTTCGTCGTCATTTATAACTTGCTTTAGCTCATTTAATATTTTATATTGCGATGATTTGTCTAGCATATAATGTCCTTAATTTGTGTCGTGCAGTATGAATTGGTTATCTCTTCTGTTTATGCTTATTATAATATCAGAGCTTTCTTTGGCATATATACGCTCTGTGTGAGTAAGTCTCAATGTGTCGTTTAACCTTGTGATTACTATTGCGTCTCTTTTATACTTTACATAATATGGCAACCAAGTGTCTAATTTAGAAGTTGATGCTGTTAATTCATACTTTTGTTGAGAAAATATAAACCGTAAAATATCATCCCACTCTTCTTTATTATCAGCTAGTATTACAACTCTTCTGTTGTTGTCAATTACTTTTTCAAGTTCGCTTAGTATTTTGCATTCTGATATTTTTCTTAGCATTCATTCTCCTTTATATTAATTAATTAGTGTCGTGTAGTATGAATTGATTTGTTGTTGTTTTTTTAAAGAATGTAGAAATGTCAAATATCTTATATATATAATTCATTTTTTTAAAACTTAAACTGTTTACGTAAAGTTTAGATACTAATGATAACTTTAATTCGTGGTGTTGATTTTTTTGAATACATAACATAAAAAAGTCTTTATTTCTTGTGTCCTCAAATAAATTTAGCATTTCTTTAGACAGTGGCACGCCTAAATATTTATGATTTTCACGTAAAGTGCTAGTAAGTTGTAGCCATTCATTATTATTGGAAGCTTGCATAAGTAAATATCCATTCCTTGGAAGTCTATTTAGTTCCATCCCTATCTCACAAATAAATGTTTTGTTATTTTGTCTTTTTATACTCATCTCCTATTCATTATTTGCTTATCTGGTTGTTCAATACATATAAAAAATATAGTAAATTTCTTTTATATGTATTGAATTTGAAGAACCAGTTATAGATTCTTCAAATTCTTTAGTCTGTTTGCTATATTTGATTTAGCTTTTCTGTTGCTGATTGATTTAGATTTATTGTAAAATTTACATACAGAATTGTATTGGCATAATTCACATGCAACTTTCTTCGTAATTCCCTGCTTATTCTTATACCATCTAAGATCTTTACATTCTTCTATAGTATTCGGATTATCAATGTATGCCTGAACTTTGTTTAATTTATTAGTAATATATTGCTCTATATCAGGTATTGGTTCAAAATATACAGTTTGCTCTGATGGTCCAGCATCCGGATTATAATAACTTGCGTCTTTTACTATTGCATCTAACTGAAGTTTGTATGAATCATCTTGCAATAACCAATTTACAATAGCTAACTCTAGATGTGTGCTTGAATTATCTTTAGATTCAATTGCTAATGTTTTAGATGAGATAAGTGATACTTTATGAATAGAGTTATCGTAAGTGTCTATATAACTGTCATATGATCCACGTATAATTGTATTATTATTTAAAACACTTCTCTTAATCGTTGAGCATCTGATTGTTGCTATAGTATTGTGACTTTTTTCATCAGATACTAACTCTGCTGTTCTCTCGAATACATTATTAGAGTCTTTTGGTTCTTGTAAGTAATAATATATATACAATGGGTCTTTAACCAATATATGTGCTGGTATTTCATTAGTCATTACTGTCTCCTAGTAGCCATAATTTCCACCAATGTAGTGTTGATTTTGGGGTTATTGTTGTATTAGAGTATAGTCCACCTAATTGTTCGTATTCCTGATAGAACCAGGTATGTGAAGTTGTTCGAGTGAATTTACCATAGAAACCATATATCATCCACATGTTTGTTATATCTAGAAACTTATGTGTTAAATTTGAAATCATAATTAAATTATCCTGTGTACTTTATTAGTTAAAATCATATATATTTTATACAGATCTGACTGCTGTGTATGTTTTATCCAATATTCATTCTTGTATGAATACTTATCAACTCTTTTGTGGTTAGACGAATAATATTTATTCATAAATTTGAATGATATTGGATGTATATATTTGCTTTGTTTATTGATTAAAATATAACCAGACTCAATTAACCCTTCGTTTACAGATGCTCTATAATACTCTTCATAAGTCATTCCATTTATTGTATCATCTGAATACATTTTGCTCTCCTTTCTAGAACAGTGGTTGTTCCTGTTCTTCAGTATATTTATATGTTTCGAAAAATTCACCCTTTAGTCTGTAGTCAGTAAATATGATATATGCTTTATCTGGATTGTCAAAGAAGAAATGCATAGTTTCCGCGCATAATCTCATTAATGAATCAATATATGCCATATCATTATCTGTAATTTCATATTGAAGTACAGATACATCTGGAAAATATTCTTTGCCTGGCTTGCCTGTTTTCTCGCTGATAACTGGATCATGATGCCTTGTGATATATACAATCTCTAACATATCTGGTCGCATGTATAGATCTGATTTATCCATAATATATGCATATATTAATGCTTGCATTTTATGTTTCTGTTCGATTTTCTTTGGAGGTAACTTACTTGCTGTAGTCTTGTAATCGCCAATAATTTGTCTGCCAGATCTATCTGTTCTAGTGTAATCGAAAGTTCCACCCACAGTTACATGTTCAGATAAATCATAGCCAATAAATTGTTCTGTCTCATCAATATTCGTATCCATTAAAAATCTAGTCAATACAGTATCAATCATTGATCTGTAGTTATCTCTGATTGTTTGTTTGTCTATCTCATCATTATCTGGTAATGAATCAATATACTCATTAATTTGCTCATCAGTTACATCTACTTCTTGTGTGTACATTTCACATGCTTTGTGAATTATGTTACCAAGATTGGATCCAGTATTACCTTCAAATTGATCTTCCTTCATAAATTGTTGTCTGAACCAAAGATGCTTTTTATCTATAAAATCATAAAATGCAGATGGACTGATAAAGAAAGTGTTATCTGCTTTCTCTGGCAAATGCTCTGCTGCTGATACATAATCGTCGAATTTAATTTCCATTGTGGTTTCCTTTGTTTTTAATAGTCATAATCATACCCAAATCCTCCAAAAGAGTAGCTTCCTGGTCTCATAATATATTCTTCATATCTATCTACTAGCTCTTTGTATTCTAGTTGCATAAGTTCTGCTTTGCTTACTCCAGTACTCGAATACATTAGTTCTTCAATTATGTCATCAATATCATCTTGAGTATATTTATCTCCAGTGGTTTTATCTGTATATACTATCTTTAGTTCTACATGTTTGGCTGTAATAGTTTTTTGCTTAGAAGCTGCAATTGCTGGTTTCTTTTTTGCTACTGGCTTTGGTTTGTATACATATTTAGATACATTATCTGAAATTACAGTATCATCAAATGCAACATAATCAGACTCATTGAATAGTTCATTTACTTTGTTTGCAAAGTCAGACAAGTCTAAACCGTCAGATACAGTATATGATTTAATTGGTTCATCTACTTTAAATCCAAGTAACTTTTGCATAGTAGTTCTATCGTCTGTTGGAGCATATCCTTTTACTAAAGTAATTGATTTACCGTGATAGTAATTGATTGGTTCATTTGTAGATACATCGCCATCTGCAATTCTATATTCAGTATGTCCAAGAATAACTCCTTTACCTCGTCTAGTTACAATAGATGCAAAATTAGTTTCTTTTTCTGCTTTACTAAGAGGAAAACAAATTCCAGGATTAGTATGATCAGTGTCAAGGTCTCCACCAGAGAATCTATGTAGTCCTGCTGGATGCATATGAATAGAGTTAACCCCTACATCGAAATACTCTGCTTTTATCTTCAATTCATTAAATAGATTATTAAGTCTAGTCCCCAGTGAAATGTCAGATTCAAATAGTTTGTTAACCATCATATCTGATAGAGGTTTTACTTCGTTTGCCGCTGCTTCAACATCCGCTAAATGAAATTCAACTTCTCCTCCAGACACTTCTTGTTTGTAATTATAATATACAGTTGGAATACAAATGTCAAGAAACTCAGATGTATTCCCCGATCCAGTTACAACTCTAGCTACTAAAGCTCTGTAATGAAATCCATATTCATCATGAGTTGTAATATTTACCTCTGATTTATGTCTGATGTTGTCCAGGTTTTGTTGGTTCAATAATAATATACCATAGTTATTTGTTGATTTATTATCCTTAATTAAATCTTTTTGTCTAGTTTTAAATTGTCTAGTTAGATAGTCAAATTGGGCTTGCGGCTTAGGTTGTCTATATGTTTGTTTTTTCATTTGTATTCCTTTTTTTTTATTCTGTACATGGTTCGCATTTAGCACCATCTGGCGTTGTGTAGTCTGTATCGATTCCAGATAGGTATTTATTTGCTTCTCTGTATCTAAGTAATATTTCTCCAGCTGTTAAATTAGATAGTGAATCTCCAATCAAGTAATCTGTATATTCTTTTAAAGATACCAGTGCTGGACACGGCTCTGAAGATGATATGTCATTAAATGGACAGCTTGACCATGATTCAATTAACTTTTCATTTTCCGCTTTGTCAGTATTGTCGCTGCTTGTGTTTAATTTATGAGCCTCATCACAATCAAATCCAAGCTTGTTACATGTATCCTTGTTAAGAAGATCCTTATATATCATTAGTGATGTATTTATTGCCTCCTGCGATAATTCATGCCACCCTTCCATTACACAATTACTAAAATATGGAGATGAAAGATTAGAATGATTATGCGTTAAAATTCCTTTGATAGTTGTTGAAACTTCGTTTCCTGTACAAACAGAGTCAAAAGTAATATCTTTTGCATGATCTACTTTTCTCCCTGACCATCCAGATGCTGTATTTACTCCAAGCATTGGTGTAATGTGTGAACCATACGAACTTCTGTCTCCTGATGAATTTGTTGTTACTTTGTACAATGTTGTTCCATAATACGGTATTGCTAAGCCACTCGTTAGAAGTTGTTGTGGCACTACATATATTTCGTCTCCATTGTCATTTCTCTCTGCAGAATAAGATATTTTTGTTTTAAGCACGTGTTTATCATTTTCAAGTACATTATCAATAAATGATTGTCTTGACTCGTCAATAATTCTTCTGCTTTTAACAATTCCTCTGATTGCATACATTCCCAATTGATTAATGATATTGTTTTTTGCTCTTTCCTTAGCATTGTCTTCAAGATTAAATTTGTCTACATTAGAATTGCTAAATATAAATACATTAAATGTGTCATTATCATCTCTGTGCTTTAGATACTCAACCGCTACTAAATGATGTAGAGGATTAAATGTGTATTGTTTATTTGGTTCTATTAACAATGCACCATAAAACTCATCACCCATTTGTATTTTTACATTTGCTATAATATTTATTGCATCTGCAAAAGAATATTGTCCTTCAATTTCAACTGAGGTCCTAAGAATATTATTTAAAAAATCGTCTCCATCAAGTTTCGAGGTAATATCACTAAAATATTCATTGCTATAATTATCCATTAATGGATCTATATCCATAATAAATTTACCTGCTGTAAGTAAGTCTTGAGTTTGCTGTATGTTATACTTTGTTGTAAATATTATCTCGCAATTATTATGAAGATTCTTGTCTATATCATCTTCTCCTACATTTTCCTCTTTAGAATAGATATCATAGAAATTACCAGCTTCCTCTTCAAATAATAGTTGTTCTAATTTTTTGTCATTAGTTAACATTAGTGTCTCCTTCGTCATTTTCTTCTAGTCCAATTGTTTGACTATGTTCTAGTTGCCAGTTATATTTGTGCTTATCTCTTCTAGTTTCTGCTGTAGTAAAGTTATAGTCAAGATATACTCTTTGAGTCCAATCAATATCATCCTGAGCCAAGAACTCAAGAAAACCTATAGTCATTCTAAGTTGGTTCATAAAGAATGAAGATAGCATAATTACTCCATAAGATTCGATTTGAATTCTACTGTCCTGTACTGGCTTAACAATTAAAGTACAGTCATTGTTTCCATGAGTTGCAGATACAAAATTGTAGTTAGACAACATTTCCATAGTAGGTATAGATCCACCACCATAGAATATAGTGTTTGGTTTATCCTCTAATAATTTGTCTACGCCTTCTTGGTCTATATAATCTGGAATTAAATTTGTTGCTCTAGCCAATATTCCTTCATTTGTCATTGTATGAAGTTTGTGAGTAGTTCCATTTTTGTGATTTAATACATTTTTTGGAAATCTAAGGATGTTTGAATACTCAACATGTTCTTTCTCATATATAGTTAATGATTCAAATAAATTCTGTTTACCAAGTAATCCAGCCATTTCAGTTAGCCAGTAAGTGAAGTTTTGTCCAGATCCACCATATCCAACTAAACAAATATCATGTTTCTTCTTTGCAACTTTGTATAGAAGAGAATTTATTTCTTTTGGTTTATATCCAAGTATGTCAAGTAGATCAGCTAGTGGCACTTTAGGTACTCTAAAGATATCTGCAAAGTATGCTGATATAGCATATGCTGTTTTAGGTTTTTTATCGCCTATAGTTGCTCTACCATTATCATCTAGATGCTCTTGTTTTAATTTATTGTATATCCAATGTGGAGCTATAGAGTCTATAATTAGATTAGACTTACCATCTCTAATTCGTGGAAACATAGCATATCGTGATTTGATTTGTTCTGCTAAATAGTTTTTGCTAAAGTTTATGTTTTCTTGTGTCATTTGTTTATCCTTTTTATTGAGATTGTTTTGTTAGTTAGTATCATGTAGTATGAATGCATTTGGTTCATGTAGAAGTCGAGGTATGTCTCTTATTATTAATGTTTTTAAGTCCTGATAATATACATATCCATCAATTTTGTCACAGAGATTATTGAAATAATCGAAGTCACTATGAGATATTGAGCCTAATTTAGTGTTGTTCGAAGTTAACCTTATAAACAAGCAGAAGTCTTCTTTATTTTTTGCATGTTGTTTTAATGAGTTTTTGAATGATACTACGTCTGCCGCTCTGTGCCTTTCGTAACTTTTTACACAGCTAAATAGTTTAGAATAAAGTTTATCTAGTTCGTCAGCACTTTTTAGAATGAATACTATGAGTTGGTACTCTCTGTTTCCATTATCTGGATTATTAAGCAGGTCTAAAATATAATCTTTGTTTATTGTCATGATCGGTTCCTTTGTATAGTATACACACTAGATGGTTCTAATAACAGAATATTAAGAACCATCTATCTAAATACTATGATTTAGTTTATTGACCTTTACTAGATACAGATAGAGTTTCTGAGTCCGTAGTTGTCACTGTAGGAGTAGTTCCTGATGTAGTTGTTGTACCTGCAGCCGCTAATGCAGCAGCTACAGCATCTGATACTGATTGTGCTGCCATAATTATGCTCCTGCTACTTCTGAAACTACTTCAGTAACTTCAGGTTTAGTAAATAATGCTTTAGCAATATTTGTGTCAAATCCACCTAGTACAGATGACATGATTCTTGCATTACATTCAGATGATAATAAATCTAACATAGCGTGATTTATTCTATAATTAGTTAATCCGAAACCACCAGATTTAATAGCGTGAATAACTGTATATGTACCAACTAATACTGCCATTCTTTTAGTTTTATCCGAAGTTAACCATCTTTGCATGAAATTCATTTTAGATAGAATATAGCTGTTAATTAACTCCTCAATGTTATCGTATAGTCTTCTACCAGCTTCTCTTTTAGCGTTTGCTTGAGTTTCCTCTGCGATTGCTCTTCCTGTTGCTGTTACACCATCTAATGCTTTAGAAACGATACCGTTTCCTCCGTTTGATACGTGATTTTCAACTGCTTGTGTAGCTATAGCTTGCACCTCTTGTGCTGTGAATGTTTTTTCCATTTTGTTTGTTTCCTCTTTTTTTTGTTTGTGTTGTTAAACCAAATACTATGGTCACCAATATCTCAATTGAACTATTGTAGTTTTATGACATTGCGGTCAAATGTTTTACGATTGAGATATTTTCTGATCTGCTGACTTAATTAAGTGATTAGCTATCGTTTTGGCTATAGAACCAATAAGACTAGATCCAAATAAATGATTAATTGTTCTAGTTGTTGCTGTTCTAGCTACAAACTTAGTTGTAGCACGTTTTAGTGATTGAGCTTGTCTTGGCATTATAGTATTCTCCAGTCTTTATTGAAGTCATCCTCACCTGTATGATACTTGATTAATTTATCTCTAAATTCTTTACTGTATTCTTCCTCGAAGTTTGTTTTACAAGCATGAACATTTTTACTTGGACAATCCCAGTGGCTATAATCATGAAACATAATTGAGTTTAGATTTGATCCGGAAATGTTTTGTTGTAACTTAATTTCTTTTGTTACTGTATTCTCTATTGAAGGATGCGCTACAGTATCTCCTGATATATATATTGCTTTGTTGCTTTTGATTGCAAGTAATCCATAACATTTTCTAGATCCGTGGTATGCCTTAATGAACGTCAATTTAAGCATAGAGTCAGAAACAAGATTATAATACACTTCTTTTCTGTTTGAAATATCTATTTTAATGAAGTATTTAAAATCTTCAACAATACCTGCTGTTTTAATAGTATTCATTTTATCAATAATATCAAATACTTCATTGTGTGAAATGATTTCCATCTTCTTTTGGTTCTTAAAATAATTCCAGTAGATCAATGTTTGTAAGTTACCTATATGATCATCATCTGTATGACTAACAAAAACTATATCTATTTTAGATATTCTGAATGATGCATCGTGTTTAACTGAGTCTTCTTCTAATTTTATTAATCGATCCATAATATTGAATCCGCAATCAAACAATAAAAACTGATTTGATGTATATTCTATTAAGAAGCTACTGTTTGTCAGTTGAGGATTTAAACCTCCACCATTCCCTAATTGTTTAATTCTCATGCTTTTTCCTTTATCGATGCTTTCCCTGAATAAGCGCTAGTTCTAGACTTGAAAATGTTTTTTTCATTGCATCAGAGTATCCTTTATAATACTCCCTGTGAGTACCATCTATAGTTTTTATGTTTTTAGCAAAGGCTTCTTTCGTGAGACCAAGTGCATGAAGTTGTTCTTTTTTTAGAGATAATAGTGTTTTTTCTACATGCTTGTTTTGTATTGACACTGGATTATGTGTATATGCATATTTGTGTAAATATTCTATTCCTGATATTTTATTCATATCATCATCCCCTCTTGGAAATAAACCATGAGCATATATCCCTATTACTTCTGATGCTATTATTTCAGATGCATTAAAATAATAGTTTATTTTTTTTCCCATAACTGTTGTTAAGTGGTTCAATACTGCACCTATATTATATTCGCCTCTACAGTCGATAACTAAACATACAACACTTGTTATGTTTGCTATTGATTGTAGATGCATTCCCTTTGTAATATTTTCTAATTTTTGTGTACAATCAAAATCTAATGGCTTATCTCTGCATATTTTATCTTTCATCTTTTACTCCTTTTAGTTTATGTGGTTCTTCAATTCTTCTAGTGTTGTTGTGTATGATGCAATAAATGGTACTTCAATAATGAAAGCAGCTAGCCCGCCTATCGTATCATTATCATCAATATTTAATTTGTTCAATTGATTAATTGTTGGTGTTCCATTTACAGACAATTCTTTTAAGGTAGCTCTAATTGATAGATCTTTCCCAAACTCATCAAGATATTTTTTTGCATCTTCTTTCGTCTCGAAAAATTCATTCACAAGTAAGGTTAGTTCCAATTCATCACCTAATGCTATATTTTTATTTGCCTCTTCTTCTTCGATATTTTCTCCACTCAAGATAGATAGAAATATTTCGTGTATCTCCTTTTGATTATGTTTAATTTTCTTTCCTGCATGTAATATTGCGTACATTTTGTTCTCCTTCTTCCTTTTGATTATGTGTTTAATTAATATATGTAAGTCTATATGGTTCTCAGAGGGATAAGTCTAATTACATATAGACTTGCATATATTAATTGATGTTGTGATTGTTATATGAATTGACTTACTAATTTAATTGCGTCTGTAATTTCTTGATGCGATTTAACTTCTACTTCTTTTGATTCTATACTGTGATTTCCAGACAATGCCACTCCTGAAGACATCGGTCCTGTTAATTTAAAGAAATAAGCTATTAAATCAGGTAGATACTCTGTTCTGTAGTTTGTTGGATCAATGGATTGTGTTGTTTCAATTAATAATTGAGATAATGTTTCTTCTACATTCGTAGTAACTATGTATGAGTCGTATCCTATTGTAATAGAGTTTGGTACTTTGAAATCTCCATCAGAATATATTTTGATTACATTTAATTTCATTGAGTCTGCCTTTGTTTTCATGTGATTGTATGTTGATTTGTTGTATTTGAAGTTTAATAAAAAGTAACAATTATTTCATTGCTAATAGTTACTTTAAATTAATATGTCCGTCTCTGATCGTAGCACAAAGGACTGATTTGCATCTAGTCGTACGCGATAAACTTTCATCAGTGTTTATTTTTAATGTGGGGCTTGTTGAGGGTATCGATCCCTCGGCTGCAAACTACCAGACTGCTGATTTACCATTAATCGAAACAAGCTTAAAGTGGTAAACAGTAATTGGATTTGAACCAATAAACTCTGAGACAAACTCAGCACGCCAACCATTACGCTATACTGTTTATACTGGCCTCCGACAAAAGGAGACCGAATACATAAAGTTGATTAGACTCTACTAGCTTTTTTATTGATCTCAAGGATACTCTTTGGTGTTAAGTCTCGCTAGACTTCTCCCTCTAAAATTCACACAATTAGTTGCGCGTGCATCAATCTAATACACAATAATAAGGTTCTTTTATAGACCGTCGTCTTATATAAACCAACGGGTCGGTGTCGGCAGGTAAGCGTAACCTGTCTAGCGAATTGTGTAACTTTCAACATGTACACTTACTACTAATTCACTAATAGCAATATTTCTATTCTTGGTATAAAATATCCAACCGTGTACGGAGCTTATCCCGTAACTAACTCACTGTATTTTATTTTTAAAGACTATCTCCCCTAGTGTAGGGTTTCCAGTGATTCATATCAAACTGATACTTACATTGCTGGCTCCTGTCTTTTAGTTGATCAAACGAGAGTCGAACTCTAATCTCTCATAATGCTTGCAAGCGAACTATGAGCGCTCTATCCATTGAGCTATTTGATCACACAAATTATAGATGTATAAAAAGGTTAGCTTACATAGACCGTACAATACGTTCTAGTAGAGACTAACTGTTTGTTACACTGCTTATGGTAGTAGCTCGCTTGAAGTCGCCCACTACTTCAAAAATTTTAATATGGATGAGCCATAGGATGACGGATTGGTTACCTCAGCGACTTTAAAGACTTCAGTGGATTAGTCTCCAGTTTAGGTCAGAGTGACGCACAAATATCAGGCAACAATTATTTCTAAAAACAGTAAAGTAAATAAAAATCCAATTATGTAAATATCTAAAATGTTAATTAATTGTACCACATTATTCCTTTATTTCATAATCAAGTCCGAAATAAGATGGGTCTAATTGGACTCCTGACATTAATATTCCAATGACAACAGTCCATTCGCTCCATTCCAAGTAATAAATTGAGCTTGCAACAAGACCCCAAATCAAACATTCGTATAATATTGTGTATATTATGAATAATGTTAATTTGAATTTTTCATTTTTTATCATTTTACAAAATTTCTATCGATGAACCCCATAATAACCCCTGTGACAGCCCATAAAGTTGAACATATTAAGAACGTATCATCAGAGTCTGATGTTTCACTAGTAAACACAAGCACTATAAACACTGTAGGCATCACGATACTAGTAAATATAATATTAAAATTATTACTCATTTATTTTCCTTTCTTTTTTAGAATTTTCAATCATTCTTTCTGGTGGTAATAATGGTCCAAAAATATCATATTTATCCATCGCTTGATTATTATCTTCATGACACCATAACTGATTGTCACCAAAATAAGCATTTGGTGTGTATTCATTATTATGATATTGCATCACTTTTGTCTGAAGATTTTCATTTGAAATCATCCAGAAATATTGATTATCATTTTTCGATGATAAATGTTCTAATTTTACTTGATTCATTTATTGCCCTTTTAATATTAATTAAGAATACTACAGATCCAATTACAATACATTGCTCCTATAATTGAATCAATAATATCCTTAATTAATATTAAATCCCACCAACACCGTTTAATTCATCGCACGATGGCCATTCATTACTTCTCATACATAATCCTTTTTATTTAAGTTACTAGAACATATAACACAGTCATCACTCTGACTTAGTATTAAAATACTGTCATATGCAACTCTAGTACGACACAGTTTCATCGATTCACCTCGTGTCATGGGCTGTCCCTATACTTCATCAGCCTCAGGTATTGTCCATCGAATATTCACATTCGAAACAATTCTACCCTAGAGAATATCAGGGCAGCATTTTTATTTATATGCTTGTTATATTTTTAATTTGTTTCCACATTCGTGTAGATTTTTCCTCTGCTAACATAACATTTTCATATTTTTCGTTTGGGCATAATTCATTATTTATGATGCATAAATCAAAACCTTCATCTAATGTTACATCACTGTTATTTAAGATTTCTTGTAATAATAATAACTCACGTTTACTTAATATTAACTTATAATTGTCCGATTTCGTTTGTTTTATTTTCATGATTCAACTTCAACAAAAGTACTTGCATTAACTTCAGATAAATACATATCTAGTTCATCCTTAATAAAATCAATATCTTTTTGTAATTCTTCAATTTTTTCTTTAATTTTGTCTTCATTTACAATAGCAGCTTTTTCAATACTATTTAAACTATTAGTAATTTCTGAAATAAACTTTTTATCATTTGATCCAGATGATGCTTTCGAAGACATTAATCTTTCAATTTTAGCATTTAAATTCTCATTATGTTCGTCCCTGTGATATTGAGCTGTTGCTAACTCACCTTTTAATTGGTTATTAATAATTACTAATTTATCAACATTATTTTTAATAATAATCGCTTGTGCAATACTAATTTTTCCAAGTGGACCTGCATCAAATTTAGTTGTATTATTTGCATCATTCAATACAATTTTTAAATTGTTGGTGTTATCATAAATAGAGGTGTATGAAGTCAATTCATCTAAACATGTCTCATTTTCTTTTGATAATTCTACTAATTCTTTATTTCCTTTAGCCAGCAAAGCTGGAGAAAATTGTACCTTAGCTAATCGTTTATTATACATTTTAATTTTTGCTAGTAATCTCGTTAAACTTATTTTTTCCATTTTAATTCCTTTTAATTTGTAGTTATGTATTCACATTATCAAACTTATCTGCTGGTAGCTTTATCTAGGAAAAGTAATTCCTTATGCTATTTATTCCAGATTTATACAGAGGTTAAACTTTATTCTTTAAAATTATAAACTTATGATCATTAAACATTGAACTTTATTCTTTAAAAGTTGAACTTTAATTATTTTGTTTTTACCATTCGTAAAAATCATAATTTTAATTATTTTAGCATCTTAACGGAGATGCTACGCCGTACTTTTTCGATAAACCGATAAGCTTGATAATATGAATACTTTGTGTGCGTATAATTGCTTTATTATAGCATATTTTCACTTTCCATTGCTTTATATATCTTCTCAAGCTTCATAATAAACGGATATTTTGTAGAAAAGTAACCATCATCCTTTACTCTAAATATGCTTAACCCTAAACTGTTTCCAGATTGATGATTGAAACCGTTAGTTATATTGTGTTTTTGCATCCATTTTGATAATTTATATTCAGAATCGAACATATAATATAGTTTTTCTGCAGCTAGATACATTATTTCAATTCGCTCTGATGCTTTAATCACAGAGTTGTATTTATTTTTATCTCTGTTTGTAAAATAATTATACTTATTTATATTGCTATATTTCATTATAGTAAAGTAGTTTCCATCTAAATTACATTTGAACGCTAATTCTCTATCTGTCATTTGTTTTCTCCCTTTTGTATATCTATTGACAATTCATCCATCGCATTGGATAATACATAAAGAATTAGTTTCTGATCCGACTCCTTTATGTTGAATGATATATTGGTTCCTTCTACTGAAATATTATTTCTAATATTATCTATTTTCGCTTCTATATGTTTTCTTTCTTCTAAACAGCTTTTCGTAAAATTCCACCTATGTCCAAACATAGATAATGCTTCCCCTCTTGATATTGAAATTATTCTATTTCTTGCCTGTTGATCTAGATTATTTGAGTATATACCACACTTTCCTAACCATGTTCCATAGTGTGTGTCTTTAGAGAACGAATTATAATGTTCATATATCATTCTAAAAGTTTCTTCCTGGAAGTCTCTAGCCATGTTTATTGAGGTGATTTGGTTCTTAGTATCGAACGAGAAGATCCAATTAAACTTTTCAATTGATGTTGTTTTCATAGATGCAAAATAATTAGAATTTTCTCCTACATATTTGCTAAGTTTAGCTAATGATATTGACATTTTTATTTCCTTTGTTATTTGTAGTGATCCATATAGACATACACTCGTATCAGAGTGCGCATTTCTATGATAGTAAATCAGGGAGCAATTTTAGTACAAGGCACCCCTTTATATGTTTGTATGATATTGAGTGCATGTCTATATGGAGTATTTAAAATATGAACCAAAATAGAACTACAATAAGTATTGAATAGCTAAAGACACTGCTTATTATAGTTTTTTGTTGGTTCATGAGAGTTTTACAATTGTAATGCCTATTAGAATTGTAATGTAGTCGATATTAATTGTCGCATATCTACTATATTTTGGAAAAATAAAATAAACAAATTACGTTTAATAGTCGGGTAATATCCACTGCGCCCGCTACTAGTTAATGTTCGCCATCAACGTCTTTTATCTGTTCACAATTGTACCTTGTTTCAAAGCTCAATTTAAAATTCGATAATATGTCAAAATTTTTACTATGTTTAATCTTCGCTATGGCACCTTTTGTTAACTGTTCTGCACGTTGCTTTGTTCCAGTCTTGCAGAGTAGTGCTATCTCCTCGAATGTTAGAACTTTAGGTAGATATTGAGTTAATTCTGTATTTAAAATCCTACCTAGCATGGTTGAGTATAGTATATATTCAGACCAGTTTTGGTAATTCATTTTCTTTGACAGTGCATACAAATTGTTTGTGTTTTTTTCATCAATACCATTAGTGTACTCTATATATAGTTTGTGTTTGGTTTCTGGATCAATTAGGGATATAAAATCCTCTATTAATTTCTTAAATATGAGTATCTTATATGTTCTTTGATCTTTTAATTCTCTATTCATTATTTATCTTTTTATTGTTTATTTTTCAATATAATACATAAATAATACTAAGCTTATACTTTGTTTCTATATCTTTCTATACATATAGGCTTTAGATATTTTATCTCTGCGTCTATTTTTTCAATAAGACGAGTTAAGTTCTTGTGTGAGTATTCGCCATATTCATCTAAATCTTCACTTAATAAATAATTACTAACTGCCATTCTTCTTTTTCTTGCAAGCATAAGTTTGTATTCAAAGCTGTCCTTGTCATGCATTGTTACCATTCATATTTCCTTTTTCTACACATGTCTTTCGATTATATCATAGCCAAGATTAGCGAGTCTATCAATTAATTTGTTGTAATATTCAGATGATATTTCACCATGAAATCTTACAGTATTTGCAAAATATTCTGTCAAGATTCCAGAGTTAAATTCTAATACTACTTGTCGCATATTACTGCCTCCACATCATATCCACCTACATCCTTGTATATTTCATTTAGTATCATAGATAGATCGTTAATTACTCTAGTATAAACTATGTATGGTTCTGAGTGAATTGCATATTCTTTTTGTTCATTAGAATATATCTCAATTAAATTTATAAGAAATGGTGCAGATGGTGGTGAATTAAATACTGACATTACTTATCCCCCCATGCTATATTGAAATTTGTTTCAGCGAAAGATTTAGCTTTTTCCGATGGATAGTTAAATATATTTTCGCACCATTGTTTAAATGGTAACTGGTTATATGGTTGTTTCAGAGAGTATATCTCTTCTAGTGTCTCCATGTTTATCTTCATGAATTTGTTTAGCGTCATTCTTTGGTCCTTATTTGTTGTTGTTCTAATTGTTGGTTCTGTAATACAATCATGTCTCTATATATACTCCATGAATAATATAGTCCGAACTTGCTACAAGTTTAGTTGCTTCTTTCATATCTGATATTATTATTAAATTAGTAGAACCAATATATACTTGATCGTTTTCATCATTAGATGTAGTGTTTGCACACACTTCAACTTCTTCTTTTTTAATTATAGTTGAATATATAATGTCTATAATTCTATCCATATCTAATTTATTTAATTCCACTATTCCTAATGAGTATTGAGTTGATATGCTAATTCCTTCGTAGTCTTTTATTGATTTTGCTTTATCAATAATCTCTTCATCAACATCAAATGCAATAACTTTGTCACTTTCGAATGTATTATGCATATCCACAAGAGAGTCATCTAAACATACAACTTCTGACATCATCATTGCTAATGTATCTATGTATGATTTTCTCATCTTTTGCCCATTAGGTAGAGATTTAAGCTCTTTAGTTATTCTATTTCTAACATCATATATTTCTTGCGTAACTTTAACTAACAATTGTCTTTTCATTTATATTCTCCTTTTGTAATTTTCTTCATTACTCTGATATATGTTGCGATATCACGAGCATATTTTTTTCCAACATAATCAACGTTGTGACCTTGATTGTATCGGGCCCAGACCCATCTCCAACCATATCCTTTTGGTCGAATACTGTTATAGTATTCTAGTATATTAACAGCTTCTTCAAGTGCTTTTTCATCATCTCGAATAAACATTGTCGCATATTTTGATCTATTCCATCTTGTGTTTGGAATTTTATTTTTTCTAAAATACTCATTTAAGTTTATCTGAGTTATGCCATAATCCGATGATTTATTCGGTTTTAATGGAACACATACCAAACCAAATTTACTCTCTTTCCAAGCAATGGCTGTCAAACTCCACGGTAGGTTATGTTCCTTACCGTAGTTCCAAGTTTTAACCATAATTCTCATTTGATCAGGAGAAAAGTTTCTCCATTCTTGAAGTGCTTGTTTCTCTGTTACTGCGTATAAAGATACAGTTAGTAGTAAGATTGATAATATGTGTTTCATAGTTTGGTTCCTTTTGTTATAAAATTATAGGCAAAGAAATTTATATGCTTGACCCATACAGTTGCATCTATCTGCCATTTGCATTATATTTGATATAGCTTCATCTTTAGTTGATTCTTTAGCTATTCTATTTACTTCTATTAGGTCTTCGCTGGTAAACCCCATAAGAGCAAAATGCATTAAGAAGTCGTCTTCTATGTCCCATATCATTGTTTCATAATATAGATCAAGTGGTGTTTTTGATTGAAGGTGCCCTAATACACAACCGTCTAGTTTTACTATTTTGTTTTCTGTCTTACTATTTACCATAGTTGGTTCCTTTGTTATTAATATAAGTGTTTGTAAACACAATGATCCACACATACAGAGTTTGTTGTTTATTTTGTTAAAAATTTGTAAGGATTTTTTGGAAATTATCTTGAAAGGATAGTTTCTGTATATGTGGATTATTGTATTTACGTTATGTTTATTTGTTTGTTTTTAATTGATTGGATATAGAGTTGATCTATCATATCCGTATTTATCATGTATGCTTTGGTGACATGATCTGCAGAGCAAATTAAGATGAGATAGAGGCTCATTTGTTAATGATACATAAGTATTGTGATGAAGTTCGAGATCATTTGGTTCTGCTTTAGTGTTACACATTTCGCATCTTTCTTTTACTTCATAATATTTTAGTAGCTTAAGTGTCTTCCATCTTTTTGATTTCATATACTCCCGTTTGTCTTCTTTTGATATGTACATGAGAGTAGAACTATTAGTTGAATTATATAATTTATCATTATACTCGTCTTTCTTGTCTTCTAATTCATTGAACCATTTAGTTTTACTTGCTGTAAATTTGTAGTCATCGTATTGATTGTCTGTATGGTTACTGAAATATTCAAATAATGCTACTAATATTACTATTGCTGCTATTAGTCCCATGATTACAGCTTACTCTGGTCTGATGGTGTGTTTGCATTATTGTAGAACCAATAAGCGGCTATCCCGATTAATAAATAAAAAAAATATTCAGATATAATTGTCATAATATAAAATACGATAATTAATCCGATAGTGTTTACTAATAGTCTAAAGTTTGGGTTAAGCATTGTCATGTGTTATTCCTTAGTGCATTGTGTGTTGTATTTATATACTCGGTAGATAATGTATCCAATTACTAGTACAGGTATGAATATATATAAAATATATCCCAAAAAAATAATTAATAGCAAAACTAATATAAATTGGTTCATAATTTTCCTTTCTATCTTTCGTAAAAAAATAGATATCATAAGATTATACCTATAATATTCTATCCATTTTCTTTCATTGTAAAAAAAAATTATACCTACACCTTTCGGTATAGATATAATTAGATAGTTAATGAGATTACTTTAGGGCCATATCATTACATTTGAAATCACCTTCTAGCGGTATGATTTGCTCTTGTAACTGTTTCCATTGTTTCATAGCTCTTGGATGAAGATTGATAGACTTGAAGAAATCATTTAAGATTTGTTGTCTGTCTGCATATACTGCCTCAATCTGCTCTGCATATAATTGTCTAGTCAACTTCGCATCTGTAGCATAAGTTACAAATGCATCATGGATAGATAGCGACCAGTCCAATTGCTTACATACATTGTTAGCTACTTGTGAATCAAGATTATGAGTTAGAAGTGTTTTGAAGTATCTTCTGAATTGAACCAAATCAGGTACTTTATGTGTATGTGTATGAGCTATTCGTTCAATTGTACCCGTAGTTGAATTATACAGTTTGTATATCTTAGTATAATCACCTACATTCTTGAATCTGTTACATTCAATAGTAAATTCTTCATTCCATATTTTGATTTTCATTGACTCTGTAGGTTGTACATTATCGATTATGAAGTTCTTAAATAAGTTTGCTACTGCATAGTCACCGTTTCTAAGATGATGCGACATAAGTGCTACATCACGTTTAATAAACGGCACTTTATTCTTTGACCATAGTTTTTCTGGAGTCTGACTAGAGCCATACAAATACGGTGTACAAGTAAATTTCACTTGAGGTCTAGTTAGTCCATCGATATACCAAGGATCAGTTATACCAGTTTCAACTAATAAGTTGGTTCTTTCCATGTATGGTTTGTGATTAAGTAATACTGCATCGAACTGTAGAAGTGAAGCTCCGGCGTCATTTTCTAAAGGTACACAAGTTCTCCAAGCAGCATCTTTAGATAGTGATTTAAGCTCGTCCAGTTCGTCATACAGTCGTTCCAACCAAATAAGTTCATGTAGATCTTTTAGGTCCTCCTCATCAGTTAGATCTAACTCAGGTAATTCTCTGTTGATATAGAATTTCTTACCTAGATTTGCCTTCTCTTGTTCTGATTCACATCGCTTGATACCATTTAGTTCAGCTATAAATAGATATATTGCATGTAGGTACTCAGGTCGATCAGTTATTAGCTTTGGTTCTAATAATAGTAATGCTCTAGCGTCCTTGAAGCCGATTGGATTAAATACTCTAGTTAATGCAGAACTGATTGCTCTTCCACGGGAATCATTTATATTAGCACCCAGTTGATATACTCCATCAGAATGTATATAGTAGTCTACTATATCAGTACTGATTGATTGATAATCTGCACCATCTAGCTTGATGTTATGCTTCGCCACTGCTTTAGCGATACCTTTAGTAGTATTAGCAATGATTGCATCATAATATTCAACTAGTTTAGCTGTATCGAATTTGAATTTAGATTTACCTGCCTTAGCAAATCCAGTTCTAGTGATACCTGTATCAGATACTTTACCATTAACTCTAGTACGAGATGCTTTAGTTATTGTTTCACTTGGAGTGTCTCCGAAGATATTAGATTCGGCTTTAGTTTCAGTCATTACATATTTAACGAATTTCTTGTGTCCTCTCATATGAAGTATCATAGCTGGTTCGATATATTCATGAAGCTTAGACTCAACTAATTCAAGTTCAGCCCAGTGTCTAGTTGGTACCACTATAGATTTGATCCAACCAGCATCACAACATGCTTTAGTAAATTGATTAAATTCTGCTGGACTGTTTACTTCATCATACCAATATGGAGTAGGTGTACTACTGTGATTCCTTAGGTAGTTATTCCAGATTGCCTGCCACATAAGTAATAGCCTGTCACTTGGTTCGAATGTTAGTCTATCCGTTATCTCTAAAGGCAATAGAAGCTTTCCATGCTCTTGCAGTTGTGTTCTAAAACTTACTCTCTCTGCTAGTCTTTCTCTTATTGTCATTGTGTTGTTATTACTCATTTACTATCCTTTCAATTATAGTTAATTATAGTGTTAAAAAATGTTTAGCAGGGATCACTCCCCACTAACTTGAGCCTATGCTGTTTGGTATACTATGTCTTCAGAAGCTGATACTGCTTCACCAGATAATAATTGGTTGTCTTCCAGCATTTGATTTGCTCTTATTACAGCTTTGTCCTCTAATAATGTAAAGTGCGCATGCGACACTTTGCTTAGTGATACATTACACAATCCAAGTTCTCTACATATTGTAGATAAGATATCTCTTGCTTGCTCAGCATCACCAATAGTACCAGACACAATAGTTCCAGTTAACTTATCAAAGTAAGTCTGTCTGCCCATAGCTTCAGGTAATTCAGATCCATGCAGGTCGATTATATTAATGAATTGCTCTAGCTCTGGAGAAGTTAGGATAGCTTCATTTAGTGGAACATGGCCCTCTTTCTTCTGGAATTGTACAGTTCTGATAGCTCCAAGTAATTCATTAAGTTGTGAACCAAACATAAACTCTTTATATCTAGTGAAAGATAGATCACTGATTGCATTCAATGGCTTAGTTATAGCCAGCAGAATTTTATCATCGGCTAACTTAACTTGATCATCTAGATATTTATCTGACTGGATATATGTTAATTCATTAGTTAGTTTGATCTCTTCAATTCTATCTGATGCTTCGATTGCTCTAGTTTTAGCTGCTTCTGCGATTTGTGCGATTAGTTGTTCTTTAGTTAATTTACTCATTTTGTTTCCTTTGGATGATTGGTTCTCACTATCTGTGATACATAAAACGATTTGGTTTACTATGCGATATATAATAAACTCAACAGAACCAATACTGATAATTGGTTCTATGAATTTACACTGGTGGTGTATTTGTTGGTACTTGTTGCAGGTCAGCTAGTGTTTTCTTCTTAGCTTCTCTAATTAGTTTGTCAATTGATTTAACTGAATGCCACTTACCGTTATTATTTTGGATTGTCTCCAGTACTTCTTCTTCAAGCTCAGCTAGATCTTCTTGCATATCTACTTCAGCTTTCTTTGCTGCCACTTTAGACGCTTCCTCTTGAGTTGATGAGTAAGTTTTAACTCTCTCACGATTCATCCAGATATATATACCTGCAGCTATTGCTATTCCTATTTCTAACATAATGTTTCCTTTGTATTTGATTTGTATATAATGCGATATATACTTAATAGAACCAACAACTATTGTAGGAGTCGTCATTGGTTCGATAAATATATTCCATAACTACTATTGTTATGTTATGGATAATTTCCGTTATCTAGATATAATTGCCTAATGTAGGAGTGGCAAAGATATCCAATAGATAGAAAAACGAAGCGAAGCGTAGTAAAAAGAAGCTGTTTGTTATCTATTTCTTTTTTTATAATTTAATTTATTACATGTTCTGACTATTTGGTTCTAATAGATATGTTGGGCACCGCTGACGCTAGCCCAACCCTGTAACGGAAGAGGTTCTGTTGTGGGTTAGATGGTTATGATTTGATCGCAGATATGAGCTCAGCCATTGAAGGATTATGCCATAGCTTTGACTTAGTTATGCGCTGTTCGTATTTGTTCGATAGCTTGAGTTTACTGGTGTTTAGCTCCGCTGCATATGATGTACTGTTGATTAGGTTAATCTCGCTGAATTGGATGTCTAATGAGTCCTGTAGTGGGTTTGATTGGTATTGAGTTTGGTTGTGCATTTTGTGCTTCCTTTTATATAGAGTCTGTATAGGCCAGGTTGTTGTGGCAAAGTTGGTCGTGGATAGTCGTGTAGGCCCCATCAGATGGGCTCTGTGGAGGTTGTCCTTTTTAGAAGGAAAGAAATTATGCTAGTTTTATGTATTTTCCTTCTCTCCTATTTGTGATGGAGAATGTGCTCGTAGCGTTAGCGGATGAGCACACTATTGACTCCATGCAATATAAAATAATACTATTTATATTCCTGCAAAAGCTATAATTGGAACATGCTATAGCTTTCGGTACTCTAGCCACCACAGTTAACATGTTCTTACCAAAAAGTCAGTGCCCTATAGTATTACAAGTGGAACTGCGTACCTCTGTAATTGTATAAAAAGTAACTGGAATATAATTGTGCAAATACAGTTACTTTTACCCTCTTTTTGTTATATTTATTAGCTATAAAGATGTTAACTGTGGTAGTTTACAAGAAATAAAAGCTATAATATATATTTGCTATAGCTTTCGGTTACTTATTCAGTTACTTTTAAGTATAATTGCTGTATACTTTCCTTATAAATAAAGGAGTCAATATGACAAAAGCTAGATTAGCAAAGAATACTGAAACTTGGCAGCTTGTAAAAGTAGCTGACCATTATCAACAGGATATCAAGAATTACCACAAAGTTACTTGGACTCAACCATATGGATCTGAAGATGAAAGACAATCTATTGGTCAATCACTTAAGATAGATGGTCAATTAGAACCAATATGGTTATGGAAGAAACGAGGTAAAACTTCTGTTGTTGATGGTCGTAATAGACTTGATGGTTGTATCAAAGCAGGTATCGAAGATATATATGCTGTTGAAATTCCATCTAATACTAAGATTGAAGATCTTGAAGTAATGATAGGTCAGACTAGAACCAGAGTCCATAGTACTAAGACTATATTAGCTATTACTGCATTCCGAGAACATAAAGCCAAAGGTATAAATCAAATGATGGCTGCTCAGAAACATTCTGTTAGTAAGAAGTTACTTGTGCATTGTTCATACATTAATAAAACTAGACCAACTGTATTGGATCTGTTATTTAAAGGTGGAATGTATGAGACTATGTCTGGAAGATTAACTGATGTACTATCTGTAATTCGTAAAGATATAGAATATCTCGAGAAGCTGGCTAAGGAGAGCAATGATGATCAGCAAGAGGAAGAACCTGGAGATCCAATGTTAGCTCAAGCTTATGAGATAACAAGACTTGCAGTTACGAATATGAAACTATTGAAAATATCTAAATCACATATATCGACAGTTCTAAAAGACTTATTATATGAAGTAAATGATGATGAGGAGCCAGAATGTTAGTTCTGGTTGACACAAATGAGTCAGCTTTTGCAATTGTGTCGCTGACACACATATTTGAGCCATAAAGCTTTATAAGCCCTATCGTTACTGCATTTGTGTCTGTTTCATAGAATATGTCTCGATGATGAGTCGGTTGACACAAATAATTAACCCCTATCTTGGTATGCCATATATAATGGTATGCCTAATACGATAGATAGAAATAATATCCATCCGAATATAAATTGTATGTATTCCATAATGTTTCCTTTTATAATGTATAATAATGCTGGTTGTTGTTGGTTCTATCATATATAGAGTTACCAATAGATAGAAAAAATTCTCGAAGAGAATTAAGAGGTCTGCACTATCTGTAATACGGTACTTCCTCTTGACACTATCCCCTGCCCTGAAGTATATGGAGAAGTTAGAATAGATTAGTAGAAGTTAGATTGATAGAAGACTGTGTATGGAGAAGGTAATGATTTGAGATGTATGAGATTGATAGTGAAATGATGTATATGGAGAAGGTAAAAAAAAGAAGAATAAGAAACCCAAGCCGAAGCTCGGATAACTTAATCAGCTAGGTAGGCAGCTACAGCTGCTTTGCTAGCCTCGATTTCATCCTCAGTTGGGATGATATGTGGACTACCAAGAGTAATCCATACTCCAGACTTATTGAATGTTAATTGTTTTACAGCAGCAACATCAATTGCTGCCCAAATGTCAGGTGACGATTGACATTTGGTGAAGAATTTGCTGTTGCCAGCAGCATCTTTAAATTGGTTTAGAGCATCTAGTGATGCTTCAATATCAGAAATCCCAGGGTACTCTGTATACCCATCAGATTTAGATTTGAAATGAAGTTTGAACATCATTCCAACTGATGCTTCAGCCCATTCGAATAACTTATCTTCAGACAGTTCAGTCTTTAGACCGTTCAGAGAAATCCCATTGTCTAAGTTTACAAACACATTTTTAGATTCAGTTTTATTTTTTGCCATTATAATATCCTTTCAAGATATAAATTAGATTAACTCAGAAGAGCAATAGATAGACGACGGATACAATATATAGTATCCAATAGATAAAAGAAATTGCTGAAGGCAATTAAGCCCCAGCAACTACAACTACATTGGTGGTGTGTTACTACCAGTTGTAGTTGATTTCAATCTAGATTGTATATCAGCAACAATTTGTTGTGAATATATATTACTAGCTTGATTGACCACAGAACCAAGTGCTTTAGTTGACAATATTGGATTGTCAACTAAAGATTCGGCCAGCTCGGCATTCTTTCTACCAACAGAAACCTCAGTCTTCTTAAGAGAAGCTTCTTGTTTGATAACTGCTTTTCTTAAAGTAGCTTTCGCATACTTTTCACCATTGTCAAACAAATCAAGTCTGTTTACAATATAAAGACCAACTAAGGCTACAACGATTAATAAAGTTAGATTTTCCATAAATATACCTCCTACAGTAATATGGGTTGTGATTGTATCTATATGATACAGTTAAAACGGATAACGGATTTATCCAATAGATAGAAAAAATACAGGAACTGTATTACAAAGTATATGGAGAAGATTATTTCCGAGAGAAAGTAACTCTGCTAGAAATATAAGTATCGTTATTAGAATTTGAATTGATAGGGCGGGGTATGTTTCGATTGCGAGCTTCCGTATATGGGGAACATCACATTTTCATACATGCTACAAATTTCCAAAATATGGTTTTCCCTCAACCTCCCCCTCCAATAAAACAACCCAACATCACCTCCCCATGATCACACCCGGGGGCACCAAGACGATAACAGGACTAATCCATACCACAACATCTCCAAAATATTATAATACCGTCAGAGCCAAATATGGTCGGACTAGATATAAGGTTGACAAATTGATATCGGTAAGGTATAATTGGTTCTATGAAGATAAGGATATTATATGTCGGTATATGTAGATAAAAAGCGGAAGCAAATCAGAACAAAAGACAAAAGCAGAAACGGTATATTTCAGTATGACACTGGATTAGATTTAGGTAAGTTAAAAGGAGAACTTACGGCTAGAGACAGAAATAGAATAGCATCTCAAACTGCGATAGAACAATATAATGAAGCTGTAGCTCAAGATACGGCTAATTATCTTGCTGCAGTTGAAGCTGGATACGATGGACCAAAGAACGAGATCCAATACATTGAGCCAGAATTGGAACAAGGTGGTGATGTATCACGGGCACTTGATTTATATGTTCAGGCTAATGCTCCATTGTCTGGTTCTGCATATGCTAATGTCGGAAGAAAGATGACTAACGATAGAGGATATGACGGCGATATGACGATTGCTCATGCTGGAGATAAGTTCGGCAATATCAAAGTTGATACAAGATACATGAGACCAGATTCCGCAGGGCGTGCTGCTTACGGAGGAAGAGTATCGTATGGAGATAAATATAACCTTCCAGACGGAACGCCTGTCAGTTACAATATGTATGCAGATGTCGACAGAGACCCAGGTGGAAATAAGAAAAATGAAATAGGTGGTTCATATAAGAACGGAGGCTTCGATGCTTCTGGTTATTATTCAACTACTCAAGGTCGAGACAAGCCTCAGTATGGAATAAAACTTGGATACGAAAAAAGATTCTAGAATATGAATAAAGAGAAGTTATCAGCAAAAAACCAGATTATATATATTATGAAGTTTGAGATCCAACACGATATCTGCATAGATATGGGCGGAGATAAATTCCACGATATAATACTGGAGAAAGATGCTGATGGTAATAGTGTTGGTTCAACTACGATATATAAGGTGGGGATAACGAGTCGTAAGGTACAGCACAGATTATCTGAGGTTGTGATGTCGATGTTCAACCATTGGAGATATATACCAAGGACTAGTGTGAAGCGATATAGGATGTCGAAAGGCTTCCGCAAGATAGAGAAGGAAATGCATCAGTTATTGTTATCTGGTTCTGTGATGATGGATGACAAAATAAGTGGGCATACCGAGTTCTTCTATGTAAATAGCGAAGAGCGATTGATTGAAGAGTACGAAAAGTTACTCGATAAATATGCAGACTACGAGCCGGAACCTGAGCCTGTGGTTGATAATGTGGAATTGCTAATGCAAAGAGCTGCTAAAACTCTGGCGTTCAAATAAACAAGTTCCTCTCTCACAACACGTGGTGATTCCAAGTTGCCTAGCGAAGCGGTTGGCAACGCTATGGACTAGAACCGCATATGATATTAAAGAAATGAAAATATATAATAAAAAAATAATATGCAATTAGATATACTAAAATAAATAAAGACTAGGAGATAGTTGGTTCCAAATATGAAACAAGTTACCGAGATACAAAAGACAAGAATAGATAAAGAGCGTGAGGCTAAGATAGCTGCTAATAGTATAACGATAGAAAAGCTAAAGAAGTTCGTACCTAAGAATATGCTACATATGGTTACTGACGAAGTTGTAGATATAATTAAAAACTCACAAGCTCAATGTGGAATTGATGTTGAAGATTTCGAAGAGCAACTATTATCGCACTCAGGACTAATGGGTAAAATAGGACAGTCGCACGATATTGAATATTTTCTTAATGCATTAAAATACTGTATATTATGTGATACTATGCCAAACGTCAAGGCATTCGAAGTTGTATTCCCAGCTAAGACAAAAAAGATTCATGATGACTTAGCTGCTGGGATAACAAAAACTCCATACGATGTTCATGTAAGCAGATATAATAATAGACAGCTAATGAAGGACATTAGAGCACAAAGAGCAGTGCATACAAGTATAAAGTTTGCTCATTATAATGAGTGGGCGATACAAAAGTCATATGAGCTGGCTAACGGTATAAGTGCTACAGGAAAAGCTGTTAGTCCTACGGTTGAAATGTTAGCAGCTAAAAACTTGTATGATATGACAAAAGCTCCTGATGAGATCGAAAGCAAGCAGATCCAATTAGAGGTTGGATACAGTGATAAAATGATGGAGCAATACCAAAAGATGAATGATAATATGGCTAGCATAATTGCTAATCAAAAGGCTGCATTTGGTTCCGGTGGAAATATAGCTGATGCTCAGAAGATACACTACAAAAAAGAGAAAGCTGATATCGAAGAGATACAAGATGCAGATGTGCTAGAAATAGATGATGATGAGTACTACAATACATAGAGATAATTAATGGCTGACTTTCTAGATCAGTCAGATGTAGATGACTTAGTAAGAGAGCAGATAAGAAAAGAACAAGTTATTTCTGCAAGGAAAAAACTCATCATAATGTGGGAAGAAGCTACTGAGCTAGCACTAGTAAATAGACTTATTAATTCTGATGATATAAGAGATTATATACATAACATGGATAGAATGATACATGGCAATGATAAATATAGATACGCTGATAGCTATGCTGCCATCAGAAGGTCTGCAAAAAGTAAAGGAATAATATGATTATATGCGATAGATGCAACAAAACAAACACTGAGTTCAACTCGTTTGATATGAGAGTAAACCTAGAGGAAGTTAAGACTCGCATGACATTCTCTGGATCCAGATGGGTAAAGAGATTAGTTAAAAAGTATATACTAAAGTTACTTCATCGTGATGTAATCAAGAGAGTAAATATATGTCAGTCATGCACAAGTAAGATGCTCCGTGGAATGGATAAGGATAAATAGTCATGGATAAAGGTACAGCTAAATGGAGAAAGACTAAGGAATATAGAAATTGGAGAAGAGATGCATTATTGATCCAAAAGGTATGTTCAATATGTGGAGATACTGGCAATCTACAAGTGCACCATAAAGCTGATGGAAGTACGCATCCAGAGTTACGATACTGTCAAGATAATGCAGTAGTTGTATGCTGGGATTGTCATAGGCATCTGCATTGTACATACAAAAAGTCATATAGACAAAAGACAACTGAGGATGATTGGAACAACTTCAACGAGTTAGCATATCATTACATGCACATAGGAATGGCTAAAGAGAGAATGAATAATATCAAGAAAATGATCCAAATAGACACAGAATCAAGAGTGTAGCTATATGGGCATACTATCATCATGGAAAAAAGAAGCTGATGAAAAGAATAATGCATACAAGTGCTGCAGAACAGCAATGCTTGGAGCCAAATGGTTTTGTATAGGTAAAAAAGTAGCCATGTTTATTGATCTTAGCAGTATGGCATTGGTTCGAAGATATGCAGAGGAAGAAATAAAAGTAAATATAGCTCAAGACACATTTCCTGATATGAAAATAGTAAGATCAAACGGATATGTGGAGATGTACTAACTTGATTAAACTTAATCAAAGTAAAAGTAAAATATAATTAAATAAATACACTAATCATCAAAAGGAGAAAATAGATGAGCAAGAATACTACATTAGAGATAATAAAACAAACAATAGACACTGAGGTAATCGACGATACAATACTAGACAATACAACAGTAGATGATTTAAACAAATTATGGAGAACTGACTTAATTACAGAAATGATAGATACTGAGTTAGTTGATGGTTCATTTGATTTAGAATATGTGATCTCATGTGGAGCAGATGAAAAAGGTGAGCCTATCGAGAGAAGGTTATCTATTGCTACATCAGTTGAAGATGTTGCTAGAGAAGCTAGACGACTTGGTGCTAGTTACGATAACGTAATGATTGATGTTCTATATAATGGATTAATGATAGGTCCTATCACTTTTGCATATGAGTTGTATTATACTGTTAAAGTTACTAATGGATACAGGGGAGCCAATGATCATTCATGGAGAGCTACTGTTGGATTCAACGAAGAAGAGAATAGATGGTACGCTTGGGGACAAGATGGAATGGTATCGTATGGAGTAGGAGACAGAATAACTTCTGAATCAATTGGATATCTTACTGATAGCTTAGAAGAGATAGCTGAAGCAATACATACTGAACTAGGAATAGATAAAGATAGTATCACTGTAGAGAAAAATGCAGGAATGTGTGTAGTTAAAGTTGGTGAAACCAGCAATGGAGAGAGCGTGCTTGAGCATGTTACTGCAGGACTAGGAGAATACGATATTGAGACTATCGATATGGCAAAGAACGCAGCGGTATTGGCGGCCATAGATATGGAACCAACGTTTGTGTTTCAGGAGTAAATAGCAATGCTTATACCAGCAGATAAGCTACCAAATAGTGTAGCTGCAATATATCCAGATGGAGTCGACCCTCATCACAAGTGGGAGGTTGGTTCTGATGGAATAGTATTGAAAGCATTCGAAGATAAGATAATAACTATGGATAAGTTGTTAGATAATATAGATCTAAAGTTAAAATGGTATATCCCAAGTGACCATGCCATAGAGTTTATGGCATTCATTCGTATGGCACTAGGTAGAGAACCAGAGAACAGCAATAGTTTGCCACATTACTTCTTCGTTGATTGTATATTCAGACAACCAAATGTTCAGCCATTCTTTATGGTTCGTAATATTGATTACTTTGGAATGAATGACAGAATAGCAATATTGTCTTGCAGGGAATTTAGCAAGAGCAGTATTGTAACATATTTATTTATGTTCGCAGCAATTAAAGGGAAACTTCCAGGTTTCGGAAAAATAAACTACATGCTATATGTAGGGGACACAATGGAGAATAATGTAAAAACCACAATGGGGATGATTAAGCAAGTATTCCTAGAGAGTCCATATATGCAACAATTCTTCGAGTCATGGAAACTAAATGTAAATGAAGTATTGTTTGTTAGAAAGCCAATAACAAAGTCAGAATTACGAGCATATGAAGACCATGTAATAAAACAAGGAAAGTCAGAAGATACTGTTCCAGGCAGAATGCTTAGAACATTCACATTGGGTGGCGTTGGAGCTGAAGCTGGGGTTAGAGGAACTAGGTCAGGACTAGCTAGGCCGGATGCCTCAATATTTGACGATTTGATAAAGGGCGAGAAGGCTGCAGCAAGTAAATCAATAATGACAAGCATAGAAAGTACTATTGAAGCCGATGTGCTTCCTGGTTTAAATAATAATAAAAACTTCGCAGTAATAATTGGTACTCCATATGGAAAGAATGATAGCGTTACAAGAAGAATTGAAGAAGGTACTTGGCTTCCAGTTGTGTTCCCTAGAGGTGAATCAATAAGAGAAGATATGGTAGAGGATGAATTTGTATCAGTATGGCCAGACAGACATAGCTTCTCGAACTGTATGAGGGATTATCGAAGAGCACAAAGAGCCAAAGATGCAGGAAATCCAGAACCAATGAAGAAACTAATGCAAGAGCATTATCTGCGAACAAGTACATCTGAAGATAAAATGCTACAGCAGAACTACATACAATGGTTCAATAGAGTAGATATCCAAAAAAGAATGAGTGATTACAATATATATATCACAACAGATTTTACTTCAAGTAATGATCTAAATGGTGATTATAGTGGTATAGCTGTGTGGGCTGTAAATAGTAATATGGATCACTTTATGTTGGATTTGTCGCTTAGAAAATGTACAATAGAAGATCAATACGATGAGTTATTTAGGTTTGCGCAACTATATACTTCACTTGGTGCTAGATACATAGAAGTTGGTATAGAATTAGATGGGAACCAAAGAGCTCACCTAGAAGCAGTTAGAGAGAGAATGCCTAGAAAAGGTATATTCTTCACATTCGCTAGAGCCAAAGGTAGTAAAGCTGGCTCTGAGGGGATAACAAGTAGACTGGAAGGTGGTAATAAGCACTGGAGGTTCAGAATGACTCTACCATTATTCCAGAACAGAAAGATATGGTTTCCGAGAGAGCTTCAGGATATTCCTGACATGAAAGTACTTATGGAGCAGTTGATGATGATAAAACACGACAGCTTCGGTTGTTTCTCTGCTGATACTTTGGTTAAGTGTATTGACGGAGAAAAGTATATAACTGATATTACTAATGAGGATATGGTACTAGCAACAAATGGGTCGTATTCAGCATATGTTAAACCAAAAAATGCTATATTTACTGGAAATAAAGAGATATATGAACTAGTTACCGCAGATGGACTAATTATGAGGCTTACGGGTTGTCATAGGGTTATGACAGCAAGAGGTTATGTAAGAGTAGACGATCTGAGGCATTGGGATGTATTGATAAGGAACAGTATATGCAAGATGAAAGATATGGATTCAAGTGGAGAAAAAAACCAAACGGATACTATCAATCCACAAGAAATATTAACGGAAAAAGAAAATGGTTACACAGAGAAGTGTTTGAAAGAGAAACTGGCACATCAATCCCGCGAGGGTTTGATGTGCATCATGTTGACGAAAATAAAGACAACAATGAAGCATGTAATCTCATCATTCTTACCAGACAAGAGCATCAAAAAATACACAAAGGATCAAATGATCATTTCTATGCCAGAGACAAATCATACCGAAAAAAAGCATCTGCAAGAAAACAACAGAATAGAAAGATCAACAGAATATGTAAATGGTGCGGAACAGAGTTTATTATGCACAAAAACTCAAGAAACGATGCAAAATATTGCGGAGAATCGTGTCGAAGTAAAGCAAAGAAACTTAGATTCAATATCGATTATAAACCGCTTCAAGTTATCAAGTGTAGTATCTGTTCAAATGAGGTTATGCAACAAAGCCATAACCAAATTTTATGCAACAATCCAAAATGTACAAAAATACATAATGAGAAAAAAAGATTACTTAGGTCAGAAGAAAGAGAGTGCAAGAATTGCGGAAAGAAATTTGTCTCACCAGTTTCAAACAAAACTAAATATTGCGGAAAAATATGTATTGACGAAGCTAGAAAAACAATTAAATTCGAATGCGAATGTAGAGAATGTGGAAAAAAATTTATGGGACATACTATTCGACAAAAATATTGCTCTGTCGAATGCAGATCTAGTTTCTATAGAAGAAATAAAAAACACAGGAAAGAATGAGCCTGTCTACGATATAGAGGTTCCTGGTTACAGCAACTTTGTAGTTAACGGATGCATAGTTCATAATTCTAGACATGATGATGGGCCAGATTTGATTAGTCAAATAGCTATGATGCAAATAAACTACCCAATGAGCGGCATGACAGGTCAAGAGATGTCAAAAAATGCTGGTCATAATGTAGGGACACAGGCATCTGGAGGCATGAGACTGTTTGCGAACAGAAGAAAAAGTATAGGAAATAGAACCAACGCATTCTCAAGCTATGTTTAAGTAGCAGATAAGAAACCGTTAGGTATACTTGATAAAATAATATAAAGGAAGCATAATATGACACTTAAAAGATTAAAATCTGCGATTAAGATTCTACTTACAGGTGATGTCGTGCTTCCTAGAGATGATGATGTATTCTTAGCTGGGTTAGAGATGGCTATGTGTGATTTAGCATCAAAGTGTACAGCATTAAAATTACTTACTCCAGACATAGATGAGCCAATAGTTAGACAAGGTATTGGAAATATGTTCATTAGGATGCCAAAACTTCCAGAGCTTGAAACAGATGAAATAGATGTAGATAATGACTTAGTTCCTGCTATAGCTAATATAATGGCTAGCTATATGGGTGAAAAACAAATGAAGCCATACTACAAGCAAGAAGCAGACAAAATCATATTTGAATATGAAAAGAAAGTTGATAGATTCCTGAAGACAACAAAAGGAACTACAATGGAGAATGCTAATGCTAAATAATGCTGTAGGCATACTATCGCAAATACAATCAGAACCAAACTCTGACAATAGAGTAATTGCTGCTCAGTCAATTGTTGGTTCAAATATACCATATAAAGAGATCAGAACAATCAATGGCATAGAGCATGTAATTGATATCAATTGGTTACGAAAATTGGATTCATACATGAGTGGTGATTTACTGTGTGCTCAACCAGGTAGTGCTGACTTAAAATACATATATGAATATATGAGGTATTGCGATAATCCTACAGGATTTGGTTGGTGTGTAAAGGTAGAAGAGTTGCTAAATGAGGCCGTAGAAAACACTGTACCTGTATATATTGAGCCAGCAACCAATACAGACGCACTTCAAAACGTAGACAATAGCAAAGAATATTCAACTACAGATGAAGCATATTCTGAAGCACTGTATGAATGTGACAATAACAATCAAGGAAATAATACATGAGTTCTAGCTTTTCAAATTTAGTAGCAGATATAATAAATAATAAATATCCCGATATGGTACAAATGGATACTGATAATAAGCCAGTAAGAGACAATATTGATAAAGTTGTAAATGCTAGCAAGAATGCTGATAGTGCTTTAGCTAGCAAAGAAAAGGCTGCTAAGTGGGCAGAAGAAGGTGAAGATGTTGAAGTTGAATCAGGAAAATATAGTGCTAAGCATTGGGCAAAGAAAGCCGAGGCAAGTGCAGATCAAGGTACATACGAAGATTTCGAAGATGCATTTATAGCTGCAGAAGCGTAATTATAACAGGAGATAATCGATGATTATATTAGATGAAAAGATAGATATACTTAGAGGAACAACATATCAACATACATTCTATGTACTAGATAATACATCTAGTGTTGTCGATTCGTCTGCATTCGATTGCTATTTAGATGTAATAGCTAAAAATGGAGAAAGAGTATCATTTACTCAATACCTAGACAATGAAGCAATGGCATCAAATGGTGTGATACTACTTACGCTAGAACCAACAGTTACATCAATGCTTCCGTTTAAATCTGGAGAGTTTGATCTAAAGATTAAAAATAAAGCTGACGGTAAAATAGATGTGATAGCAGTTGGTTCTGTAACTATATCAGATACAATAACAAATATAGCATAGGAGCTAATTGATGGCGAACCAAAGCATTAGATTATCAACAGCAGATACTGCTAGATTAAGAGCCAACATATCAGAGGGGATTGAAATAAATAAAATAGTTGAAAATAAGATATATACTCCAACTCCGGAAGCTGTAGATAACTTCATAAGTGCAAATGAAGCCGTAGCTACTAACGATATATTAAACGCTGCTAATGTAGTTAACGGTGATATAAAATACATTAAAGAAAACTATACAACATTTGAAGATGCAAATAATATAGCTAAGAAAAATGCTATGGTATTCGGAGGATAGATAAAATGATAAAAACATATACTGAAAATGTAGTATCTTCAGATACTATATCGATAGCTATAGTTGGGATGACTATGTTCAATTCAGAACAGATAACTAAATATGCTCAGGCTTATATATATGACAAGAATGGTATGCAAAGAAGCCAGCTGATGAATATGCAAATAGAACCAAACGAGACGATATTCCTAAGCACTAAAATATTCCTAAGTGGAGGAGACGAGCTTAGAGTGAATGGTGTAGAGTTTACTATGTCAGGAGATGAAAGTGCTATATAGAACAAGTACTAAAAGTTACAACTCAAGTACAATAAAAAGCATTGACAAAACTATATGTATAACAGATAATCTAACAATATATAACGATGGAAATACTAACTGGGTAGAGCTAAGCATGGAGCCAAGAGGAGAAATAATATCTATGGTCATATTTGGAGTAGATGGTGGTGACTTGGTTCTTGATGGCAAATTCAATAGAAGCGGTACCAGAGTGGAGATGCTTGCTGAAGAAAACTTGACTGGTAAAGCCTGTGAAGTAAAATATATATCGAGTCTATAATGCTACCAAGAAGATATTTCAGTACATCGTCTGCCGATTCAACATCAAATATAATAAGAAATAGAGATAAATTTAATACTAAAATAATTGATAGTAATGATGTAGCAGGAGCTAGTGTCGTTAAAGATGTAATTAATACTCAAGATGGTATTATAACCAGATTAGACTTCCTGGAGTCTGCGGCTGGTGGCTCGACAACAGATATCGGTACAGTTGAGGAATTTGAATTAGCTGTCGACGATAACAAATAAAAAAAACTACGGGGCTCTTGATTAGAGCGACTTGAGCCCCTACTACGCTCAGCTCAAACAAAACAAAATAAAGGATTAATTCATGGCAATTAATAAAATTAGACAATCTGGTAATAGAACGATACCTTCACTAAAAGATAAGATTTTCTTCTCTGACATCGTAAATGATGTAACTACTGGTGGAACTGGTAAACCATTATCTGCAGAAGCTGGTAAGAATTTACAAGGTGGTATTAGCCAAGAAGTTGCTGATAGATCACAAGCTATCGTAGACTTAAAAGGTGGAGTATCTGCTTCAAATGCTACATTAAAAAAATTAGAAGATAATTTAAATCAAGAAATCTCTGACAGAGGTACTGCTATTTCTACAGAAGTAACTGATAGAGATGCTGCTATTTTAGTTGAAGAAAACAGAGCACTTGCTCAAGAAGCTGTACTGGCAAATGATATTGCAAACTTAGCGTCTGGTTCATCTACTGCTACTGCTGACGAAGAGACAAGAGCAAAAGCTGAAGAAGCTAGAATTGAAACAAAATTAGATGGTGAAATCTCTGCTACTGATGCTGAAATCGCATTATTAAATGATATTGATACTGTTGCTGGTTCAGTTGCATATGCTGTTAAGGCTGAGCAAACTAGAGCTATCTCTGAAGAAACTAGAATCGACGGTAAAGTTGATACTGAAAAAACTGATAGAATCGCTGCTATAACTGCTACTGAAGCTTATGCTGATGCTGCTGTACTTGTTGAAAAAACAAGAGCTGAAGGTGCTGAAGCTACTAATGCTACTGCTATTGCTACTGAGGTTACTGATAGAGGAACTGAAATTACTAGAGTTGATGGTGTAATCACTGCATTAACTTCTACTGTTTCTGGTAACAAGACTGCTATTGAAGCTGCACTATCTACTGAAGTAACTAACAGAACAAATGCTGACTCTGCATTATCTGGAAGATTATCTGCTGTTGAAGGTACACTAGTTGCTGGTGTTTCTTGGAAAGGTTCAGTTGCTGATTTAGCGGGAATCGATGCATTAGTTGAAGGCGACTTAGTTGCTGGTCAAGCTTACTACGTAACTTCTGAAAAAGATGTATATGTTGTATTGCCAGATCAAGGTGGAGATTATGTGCCATCTGGATTTACTTCTAAATCATTCTTAAAAATTGCAGATTTCGCTGAGTTAACTGGTTTAGTTACTGCTGAGAAAAATAGATCTGTTAGTGAAGAAACTAGAATTGAAAGTAAAGTTGATTCTGAAATCTCTACTAGAGGTTCTGAAATCACTAGAGTTGAGGGATTAATTTCTACTGAAGCTACTAGAGCTGGAAATGCTGAAGTTGCTAACACTAATGCAATTACTCAATTAGATACAGACTACAAAGCTGCTGATACTGCTATGACTGCTGCATACATTGCTGCTGATGGTGTTGTTGATACTAGAGTTACAAACGAAGTTGCTACTTTAAATAGTACAATTACATCAAACAATACAGCTCAAACAACTGCATTAAACTCTGAGATTACTAGAGCTACTGCTGCTGAAGTTGCTAATGCTGCAGCTATCACTACATTAAATGCTGATGATCAAACTGTTGGTTCTGTTGCTTACGACATCCTAGTTGAAGAAACTAGAGCTAAAGCTGCTGAGCTAGTTAATGCTAATGCTATCTCTCAAGAAGCTACTGACAGAATCGCTGATGTTGATGCTGAAGAGTCTAGAGCAACTACAGCTGAAGGTGTTATCGACACTAAAGTTGACACTGAGATCCAAGACAGAAAAGACGCTATCACTGCTGAAGAGACTACTAGAAAAGATGCTGATGATGCACTTGACTTAAGACTTGACGTAATCGAAGGTGATAACACTACTGTTGGTTCTGTATTATATGCAGAATTAGAAGCTAAAAAATATGCTGACTTATGGATTCCAATGATGAAATTAGAAGGTCTTGATGGTTCTGTAACTGTTTCTGGTGATTCAATTACTACTACTTATGCTCCAATCGCTGACGGTGTAATCTTCGGAGAAGTTATCGTTTATGCTGGTGACAATGATTCTGAAGCTGTAGCAGTTAATGTTGCATCTATCTCAGGAACTACTATTAATTTAGATGTAGTTACTGCTGGTGAATTTGACGGTAAAGTTTGTAAAATCCAATACATGTTCAACGAAGCTAGCCAGTCTGGAGCGTCGATGGGTACGGCAGGATCTGGAGGCGCAGGTAATTAGACCCCTCTACTAAGGGGGTTTATGGCACTTTAAGTATAATATAAAGTTATACTTTCAGTGCTGCACTACCTGCACTAACAAAAATAAAAATGAAAGGAATTATATATGACATATAATTTGGTTACAGATACTGGTTCGTTAGCACTTCCTAGTAATGCTACTGTCCAATATAAAGGCCTAGACCTTATAGGTAGAGATAGTATCAATTGGAATGAACCAATACAACAAAACTTCGTAGCTGTCGCTGATGAATTGGATACTAAGGCACTAGCTTCGGAAGTCCTAACTCCAGTACCTGCTAATGCTGTATTTACAGATACTGTGTACGATGACAGTACTATTGTAGCTGATATAGCTGCATTAGCTTCGGATACAACAGCACAAGATACTGTTACTGACTTAACTTATGAGGTTACTAGAGCTAAAGGCGTTGAAGCTGGATTAGCTTCTGATGTTTCAACAATAAATAATACATTATCAAATAAAGCTGATATTAGCTCAGTTCCTACAAAAGTAAGCGAACTAACTAATGATGCAGGTTACTTGACATCTGAAACTGATAGTCAATTATTATCATTAAGTGGTACTGCTATATCTATTTCTAACGGTAATAGTGTTGATTTAAGCTCATTCCTTGATGATACTAAATTATCAGATAGTGAAATTGGAGCTATGGGATATACTAAGGTTACCAAAACTTCTGATATTACTAACGATAGTGATTTTACTACACAAGTTTATGTAGACAATAAAGTCCTAACTCCAGTACCTGCTAATGCTGTATTTACAGATACTGTGTATACGCTACCAAGTGATGTTGCAAAAACTACTGATCTTCATTCTCATAGTAATTCTACTATATTGGATAAATTCGGAGAAGATGCTAACGGAGAACCAACATACAATGGAAATGCTATAGATACAACTATAGCTCAAAGAGATGTGTATAACGGACTAGATAGCACAGATACATCTATATCACTTAGTGCTGCTCAAGGTAAAGTACTAAATGATAGTATAGCTGCTATTGGTTCACTTGCTGATTTCGATACAGCATTTAGTTCAGCTAAATAGAATATATAAATATAAGTGTATTCTTAGTATGGCTATAGTAAAATATGGCCATACACTAGAGTATACGTGTAGCCTCCGAAATGAGGCTATAAACTAACACGAGGACTATGTATAATACATAATGTAAAATACATAGAGGTGCTATCATATGATAGTGGATAAATAAGCGTAATCGTGTTTACGCAAATAAAAGAAATAAAGGATACTATATGTCAATAATGACATCGATAGGAACAAAAGTCGGGGCAGAATTTAAAGCTCATAGACTTAGAATAGAAGGTGCTGAAGCTGATATTACTACACTAGGTAATGATAAGGCTAATGCTGCAGACGTATATGATAAAGCTACAAGTGATGCTAGATATGAACCAGCTGATGCTACTATTGTTAAAGAGAGTGAGTTAAAAACTATTAATGGTAATTCTATTGTTGGTTCAGGCGATATCAGTGTACTAGACCCGATACAACCATATGGTGTTACATGGGATCAAAATGGTGATATATACAATAGAATCGGTGGAACTGATTTTACATATATCCAAAGACAGATGAAAAGATGTACACTACTTGATAATGGTACAGTTAATTACTACTTATCAGAAACAAATAGTAATTACAAAGAAGATGGTAGTGCTGCTGTATTAGATGGTACTGATGGTGATGTAATGGTAGAGATACCAAAGTTCTACTACAAATACTCATATAAAAATGGAACGCATTCACATATGATTAATTTGCTTCCGTTTGATGGAGCTACAGTTCATCCTGCATTTGTAGATAACGGAAGTGAAATCTATAAAATATACATTGCTGCATATGCAATGGATGCAAATGGTAGATCAGTTAGTGGTTCGTACCCAAAAGTATCGCAAACTAGAGACGGTGCTAGAACAACTGCCAAGAGTAATGGTTCTGGATGGGGTCATCAAGATTTCAATACACTAAGTGCTGTTCAATTACTAATGCTGGTAGAATTTGCTGACTTCAATTCACAAGAAGTTATTGGTATGGGTAGAACTCAACTAAGTGGCGGTTCATGGGCTCCTGGTAGCTATCATGGGATTGCTGGTAGAAGTAATTCGATAGGTAATGGTACTGGTGCAATTAACTATGCTGGTGATGCAGATGACGCTGCTGCAGATGCTGCATTTATGTCATACAGAGGTATAGAAGACTTCTACGGTAATGTATGGACATTCGTAGATGGTATCAATATCCAAGACTATGTGCCGTATATATCAAATAATTCTGCTGGATTTGCTGATGATGTATTCAGTGGTGATTATGTATCAGCTGGAATTACAATGAGTGCTAGCAGTGGCTATCAAAATACACTAGCAAATAGCTCAAAAGGATTCTTCCCAGATACTATAGGTGCAGGAAGCTCAACTAAGATTGGTGATTATTACTGGCAAAATAGTGGAAATAGAATTATGTTATCTGGCGGGGCTGCGCATCATGGGCTGAGTGCTGGCGCGTTCTATCTGCATGCCGGTTGGCGCGCTTCTGATTCGGATGTTGATGTGGGTGCCCGGTCTCAATTTAAGAAAGCTTAATGTAAGGTTTAATCGTATATACTATATCACATAGTATAAATAAAGTGGGCTGGGTATCCCACTCAAAACTGCCTACATATATACAGGGAGTAAGTTTAACATGTTATCTAGCGGGAATGCGAATAATGGGCTGAATACTGGCACGTTCTATCTGAATACCAATTGGACCACTTCTAATTCGAATGATAATGTGGGTACCCGAACTTATCAATTAAAACAACAAATACTTAACGATTTGCTCCCTTACCTCTTGGTAAAACACACTGCTATGCTCTATTATGTATTGGTACCTAACGGGAAGATTCAGGGGTGATAAGACAATGAAAAGATACAATAATTTATACGAAAAAATATACAATATAGATAATATACGATTAGCTCATAAAAGAGCTCAGCTTGGTAAAAAGCACTATAAAGAAGTTATGCGATTCAACCGAAACGAAAACTTCTACATAGAAAAAATACACCAAATGCTTAAAAGTAAGACCTTTGTTAATAGTCAATATGAGATATTCATAAAGAACGACAAAGGTAAAGAAAGAGAAATATATAAACTACCATATTTTCCTGACAGAGTTATACATCATGCCATAATGCAAGTGCTTGAACCAATCTGGTTTAAAACACTAATATCTGACACCTACCAATCAATAAGAGGAAGAGGTGTTCATAAGGCTAAAAAGAAGATAGAACGAATAATCAGAAAAGATAAACCCGTATATTGCTTACAACTAGATGTGCAAAAATTCTATCCTAGCATAAACAATGATATACTAAAACAAATAATACGTAAAAAGATTAAATGCAAAGACACATTAACATTGCTTGATGAAATAATAGATAGTACTAAAGGTGTTCCGATTGGAAACTATATGAGCCAATACTTCGGTAATCTATACTTAACTTATTTTGATCATTGGGTCAAAGAAAAACTTGGTGTAAAGCATTATTTTAGATATTGTGACGATATAGTTATATTGCATGACGACAAAGAATATCTTCATGATGTATTTAATACAATAAAGGAGTATTTGGATAAAGAATTAAAGTTATCAATAAAAGGCAATTACCAGGTATACCAAGTAAATAAGCGAGGAGTAGACTTTCTTGGGTTCAGATTCTTTCATCAATATACTATGATAAGAAACAAAATCAAGAAAAATATGGTAAAGACGTTCAGAGACATTACGAATAATCATGAAAATTTTGGAGATAGACAGCTAAAGGGTAAGGTTGCAGCCTATAATGGGTGGTCAATAATTACAGATTCATTTAATTTATGGAATACGATATCTACCTACAAACTAAGAATGATTTTCGCCAATCGAAGAATCAACAATAAAATATTAATAAGGAATTAAAATATGAAAGCACAATACGATGTTATGCCAAACGAAACAGAAGAAGTACAAGGTAAAAAAGTTTACAGATTCAATATGAAATCAGTATCAAAAATAGACGAAATGACTAACAACGAAATTACTACATACGAATGTGATGAAGTAAAAGTAGATAAATCTGCTAGCTACGGTGATATAGTTGAAGCTATAATTGCTACACAATATACTGCTGGAGCAGAGATTGCATTAACTAACGATAGGGATAGTAAACCAGAAGAGTATTCTGAATATCAAACATTTAGAGCAATGGCTAAAGAGCTAGCTACTAAATAAATTTATAGAGTCCTCTTAGGAGGGCTTTGTTAAGTTTAATAAAAAAGGACTAAACATGAAAGAATGGGGTGACGAATGAAAGAATTACTATATAAACTAATAGCTAAAGGATTAGCTTGGTTCATACAAAGATCAGCTAACAAAAGTAAGAAGATTGCTAAGATAGTTGAGTTTATGAATGATGAAGATATCCATGAGATTATAGTTAATGGAGCTGAGTACTTAACTAAGAAGTCAACTAATACATACGATGATAAGCTGTTAGCTGAGTTAAAGAAGCAATCAACTATAGATACTAAGAGAGCCAGACGCACTGTTAATGTACATAGAAGTCCAATCAAGAAAGGTAAATAAGATGGGAATACTAGGTAAAATATTCGGAAGCGATAAAGTTATAGATGCAGGTATATCGGCTATAGATGCAATGGTATATACAGATGAAGAGAAAGCAAATATGGAGCTAAGTAAATCAAAGATGAAGATTGAGATACTAAAGGCTTATGAACCATTTAAATTAGCTCAGAGAGTACTAGCATTTGGAATTACTGGATTAGTAATAGTATTGGTTCTAGTATCACTAGGTGTAATGTACAATGGTGGTAATGTATCAGATGTGTATGCAGTAGCCGACCACTTCAATATAGGGTTAGCATTCATAAGTATAATTGTGTTCTACTTTGGTTCTGGAGCTACTGAAGGAATTATAAAACAAATGAAGTCAAAGAAATAAGTCTGACATAAGTATTGGTTCGATAAAATAAAAGAAAATCAATATACACAGATGGAATAAATTAATGAGCCAACAATTAGAAAATAGAATAGATAAGCTTGAAGATACTACTGGACAGCTTGTAGTTGTGATGAACAAGCTTGAAGTTGTAATAGAAAGCAATGCAAAAGAGCAGGAGCGTCACAATAGAAAGCTAGAGGAGATTATCGATTCGCTGAGCAATTTTACAAATTTCATGCAAATGACAAATTATAGATTCGATGAAATAAAAAAAGGCTCATCATGCAAGATCCATAGTGAATCAGCCAAGAAGGACATGAAAACACTAGAAGATAAAATTGATTATAATCATGGAAAAATACTTAAGCTTACTGAATATACTCAAGACAATACATCAGAGGGATGTAGTGCATTAAAGTTAGCGATCAGTGAGGACCAAGTGAGTAAAAATGACCTAAAGCATTTAACAGATAAAGTAGATGAGATGAATGCTAACATTACATGGCTATGGAGAGCTGTTGCCGGAAGTATGATAGCTGTAGCTGTGAAGATGTTTATATTACAATAATAGGAGAACCAATACTATGACAGAACAAATACTAGAACACTTAGCCAAAGCAGAAGGAACTAAAGTTCACAGATTACCAACTGAGAGTGATATCACAGCTCCATATGGGATATATAGAACACAACATAGTTCAGCCAAGATATTCGAATACATAGATCAGATTGCAAATGAATTAGGATACCACTTAAACTCAAACGAATGGAACCAACTAACAATAGACGATATAAATAACAATATAGATGTGGAAATAGTTAAAGAATTGGTTAGTGAGTTCTATGACGAGTACTACTATAATATACATATCGATATGTATCCAGTAGAATCAGTGGTTGCAGTTATGTCTGCATATACACTAAGTCCAAAGAATACAATCAAATCAATACAATCTACTGTAAATAAATTCATAGACAATGAGTTTACTATTGGTTCAAAACTAGTAGTAGATGGTGCGTATGGTTCTAAAACTGAACTTGGATTAGCTAATGTAGCTGGTGCAGTTGATATAAATAATACATATGGATACCTGTTCGAGGCATACTTCATTAGTCATATGCAGTTAGAATTAGCTAAATTAGTAGCGAGCAATCCGGATAAATACATAAGTTATTTGAATGGATGGAATAATAGACTTGAAAACTTATTAAAAGTTAGATAGAATACAATAAATAAAAAAGGAGAAAATATGTTCGATACAATAAAAAGCATGTACGAATACATTATAGCTAGAATATCACAATCAATTCGTGGTCCATTCAATGCTGAGGTAGATTCAAAATTTGTTAAGCCAACAGCTACATATGCAGACAAAGCTGTAAAAAGAAAAACTACAAATAAAAAGAAATTGGACTGCAAGATAATCATATGGTGCAGAGATCAATTCAAAATGGGTGTTAGTGTATCTGACTTAGCTAGTAAAATGGGAGTTGGTACTTCTACTATGAGTAGAGCAATGAGTGGGAAAACATACAAGGATTGTGCTAAAAAAATGTAGCATAAAGAATGTGTGTAAAGATGTACGGTGCGACCATATGCCGAACGAGAGTGTGTGCTCTCAACATTTTTTTCATTTTCTCCTTTTGTATAATATGTAGATCCTAAAGCTACTCATTGGTTCAATATGAGATCAAGTAGAGCTTTAGGACAAAAGTGATACAGCTTAATATATGGTAAGATCGTATAACATTTTTCTCCTTAATGTGTATATGAGAGTCCATACCTAGTGTGGGCTCAAATATGTATATGAGAATATAAGTCATAGTTAAGAATTATTGTAGTAGTATTATGCAATAAGAGATAGCAAATCTATCACACAAAAGAGAATATAGGAGATTCATGAGTCCAGAGCAAGTAACATTTGACGAAGATAACGGAAATAAACTTCAGCCATGTTGGAAAAATGAGCCGACAGTTGCTCAGCTGAAAGGCGATATGGACAAAGCATCATCTAAGCATTCAGAGATGGTTGCTAAAGTTGAAAAACTACAAACATTAATTAATGGCGGAAAAACTCCTGATACACTTCCAAATAAATCAAAATATAAATCAAGACTAATTATGAAACAGAGAGAGGATAAGATTCCTGCTCTACAAGATCCATTCCTATCATCAAGAAGAATGTTTACATTAAAACCAAGAACTGGTGATGACGTAAAGATGGCTGAAAACAATCAAATATTACTTAATTACTATTGGTCAACTTACGTAAATAAAGAAAAGCTAATGTCTGATATTGCTATATCTGCATATGATACATCAGTTGCAGTAGTAAAGAGTGGATGGTATAGCGAAGAAGAGGAGTTCACAAAACAGGTAGAGCAACCGATCTATGCTGAGCCAGAACAAGTTATGGCTGAATTGTCTGCTATGGTTCAATCAGGCCAAATGACACCAGAACAAGCTTCTATGGAGATGCAAAACCCACAACCTAAAGTAATAGGTACTAAAATAGTTGAAGTTAAGGAGATGAGGCTAGTTGCCAATCATCCTACTCACGAGGTTAGACCAGTACAAAATGTAATAATAGATCCAACATGTGAAGGCGATATCAGAAAAGCAAGATTCGTAGTTGATATATATGAACTTGACTATAGTGTACTAATGAAGAACAAACAGAAGACACTTCCTGATGGAACTACTACTGGTCACTATAGAAATATAGACAAAATTGATTTTCATTCCGACAATACCGAGAATGTTTACGGCGAAAAAGACAATGTAGTTAATGGTAACTCATTTGTATTTGCAGATAAAGCAAGAAAGAAAGTAAAAGTTTACGAATACTGGGGATACTTCGATATTCAAGGTAATGGAAAATTAGAACCAATAGTTGCTACAATGATAGGTGATACTATGGTTCGATTAGAAAAGAATCCATTTCCACATAAAAAAATACCATTTGCAATATGTCAGTACATACCAGAATTTCAAGAGATATATGGAAAGACAGACATAGAGTTCCTTGAGGACAATCAAGAGATTACAGGAAAAATGACTAGAGCTGCATTAGATATAACAGGTACACAGGCTGCAGGTCAGAAGATAGTTAATGGTAGATTATTCGACACAGTACAAGACTGGGAAGATCACAGAGCGGGATTAGATGTAAAATGTAATCCAAATGTTGATCCAAAACACGCTATATATAAAGAAAATGTAGAGCCAGTGAGTCCAAGCGTATTCCAAATGATTGAGTCTGCTCAAAATGATGCTGATTCTAGGTCTGGTTCAATATCTAAGCAAAGTTTGTCTGGATCTGCTACTGGAGCACAGATAACACAAAGTGCTGCAGCAACTAGAAACATGAGTATACTAAGAAGAATTAGTGCGCTAGTAAAACAATTAGCTAGATTCGATATAGTAAATGCACAAGTATTTGCTAGAGACGAAGAGGTTATTAGAATTACAGACAAAGAGTTTGCTAGAATTAAAAGAGAAGACTTGCGTGGCGAGTTCGATATAACAGTTGATATCAAAACAAAAGAAGCTGATGAGAAAACTATCAGTGATTTAGTAATGCTTATGCAAACTAATGCTGCTAGTATGGATCCAAACTTAGCTAAGATGATTAATGCTAGAATTATGAGATTAATGGATCAACCAGATTTAGCTGATCAAGTTGAAGCTTTCGAACCACAACAAGAACAGCCAGATCCAGTAATGGAAGAACTAAAGAAACAGCAAGTTGCTAATGCTCAACTAGAGAACCAAAAACTACAACTAGAAATAGCTAACTTACAAAAAGATATAGAAGAGGCTGATAGTAGAATAGCTGAGAGATACAGTAGAGCACAGGAAAACGAAAGTGACCATGTAGGCAAAATGGCTAAGGCTGAGCAAGCTTTAGCATCAGCTGAAGTTAGTAAGTCAATGAAAGACAAACTAGACATGGAATTCGTTAAGGAGCAATCTGGTAGAGCAAGACAAGAGAAATTAGAAGATATGAAAGTGTCAGAACAAAGTAAACTTGCACATGCTAGAATGGCTCAAAATGCTACGCAAAGACAAACAGAGACTGGCGCTATAGCTAAGCTTACCGCAGAGGAAGCTAAATTAAAACAGCAACAAGAAATAAACAGATTAAATCAAACACAAGGACAAAAATAATGGTAATTCCAAACTCAAACGATATGTATGCACAATCACAAGGCGCACCTATAGCAACTCGAGAAGAAGCAGACGCATTTGCTGCTATGCAACCACCAGTATCAGATGCTGGATCGCTAGACATGTATAAAAAAGCAAAAGCACCTACTGAGCTAGAAATTAAAGCAGCAGAGGCTGGTATGTCTGTTGACGACTACCTTGATACTCTTGAAGTACTTAATCAGCAAGCAGAAGACAGAATCAAAGCTAGACAAATAGCTGCTTATGAAAAGAATGGAACTGTTCCTGCAAATGAATTGTACGCAAGAATAGCAGAAGAGCAAACAGCGAAGGCTATGCAGCACCCAAATCAATCTGGACAATACCCAGTAGCAGATCAAAATGCAGTACACCCAGCTCCTCCGTCTACTACAGAGAGTAAGTCATTAGTTTCTGATTTCGTTAAAACGCTTCCTGAATTAAGGAAGTAAATATACATAAAATTTGACGATTAAAGTATTGATATGCTATAATCTGTCAAATACGCATGCTGGACCAAACTTCCTCTGAAGTCCAGTCACAAATAAAAGCTGGAGTGATTGTATAACGAGAATGGAGATTAGTTATGGAATATGAAAACAATAGCTCTATGCATGGAGAAATGCATATGACTAGTAGAAGACGTACAGAGATGTCAAAAGCCGAAGCATTAGCTTCTGCAAAGAGAGATGTTGATGTATACAATGCATTTGTGAGATTAACTGACAACAAAGACTTTCGGACTGTAATTATAGACGGATATATAAACAGAAAAAAAGAAGAGTTATTTAATGAACAAATGGTTCCTAACTACTTATCTCCATACTCGATAGAAGATTTATTCAGCAAAATTGAGTCGATAAAAGATTTGATAGAATATATAGGTGACGATAATGTCAAAGGAGAAATCGAAATCAGATACGGCAATGCAAATGCAACCTTGTCTAGATATACCGATTAAAAAGGAGAAATAAAATGAGCGAGACATACGAAAGTATTAACGACGAACTTGATGCAATGATCAACGGAACATATGATTATGGTGAAGAAGAACAACATCAAGAAGATGGAAACATCGATCCAGAAGATAATAGTGGTCAAGATCCTGAAGAAAATGGAACAGAAGAACAAGATGAAAATTCCAATGTAGACTCTGGTTCAATTGAAGATGAGGGTATCGCTAATACCGATACAGACACACTAGCTTCTGAAGGGCAAGAAGCACAAAGTACCGATGATAATAACGGAAGTGAAGACAATGGCAATGGTTCTGATACTGATGGTGAAGCTAACTTAGATGATGCAGGTAAAACTGAATTAGATAATAAAGATGAACCAAAAGATGAAAACAATCCAGACACAGACGCTACTGATTATAAATCTGAGTATGAAAGGCTTCAAGCTGAAACAGAAAAATATAAAGCATACTATGATGCGATAGTTAATACTGAGTTTAAGGCTAATGGTAAAATGATGAGAGGTCCTGACAATCCAAAAGAGGTTATTCAGAGATTACAAATGGCATCAGATTACGTTAGAAAAAATGAGCAGTACAAGAAATTCAAGCCATTCCATAAGGCACTAGAAGAACAAGGATTAGTTGATGATCCATCAAAATTCAATCTAGCGTTAAGTGTAATAAACAAGGATAAAGGAGCTATCGCTAAGATTGTTAAAGAAGCTGGAATAGATCCATATGACCTAGAGAACATTGACGGAGAAAATAATGAAGCAGATTCTGCTAATTACATACAAAGTCAAGGTGAACTAGCACTAAGCGAAATGGCAGATATGGCATATCAAAATGGTGTTGGTGACAAATTCATTGGAGAACTTACATCTACTTGGGACAACGATAGTGTGCACGAGCTGGTACAAAATAGAGCTGCATCTGCAGAGCTAATTCAGCACATGGACAATGGAATGTATGATGCTATTCAGGCTAGAATAGAGGAAAAATCTATGTCTGATAGGTATGGTGCATTTGGTTCCAAATCAAGACTTCAACAATACAATGAAGCGTGGAGCGAGTTGGATGCTGAATATAAGCAATCAATTGCTGGTCAAAATCAGAACCAACAACCTCCAAGACAAGAGACAGTGCCACAACAAGTACAAGCTGAGCCAAACATAGAACAGCAAGTAAATAATAGTGGTTCTGAGTTAAATGAAATCGAAGCGGCAAGAAAGCAATTAGAAGCTGATAGAGCTGCCATTGAAGCAGAAAAAGCTGCAATTCAAAAGCAGAAAGCTGATGCTGATGCCGATGCTGCTAGAAGAGCTGCTACTAATATTAGTACAACTCAAAAAGAAGCTGGAACTCAAGCACAGACAATTGGAAGAGAAGACAAAGCAGACCTAGAGGGTGATGCATTTCTTGACTACTTCGAGTCATTACTGAAATAGTTGTACGGAGGCAATCTCCGTACAGAGAAGACAACAAATAAAATAAAATAGGAAATATAACAATGAGCGCAATTGAAAGATTAAATTCATCAATCGATAGACAATTTACACCAGAATTCGTAAGTAAGGCAGTAGTAGAACAACCAACAAGAAAGAGATTCTTCTCTAAACTAGGTAAAGTATCAAATATGCCAGATAACCATGGTGATACATTCACAATGGAAGTAAAAATTCCAGTATTCCATCCAGAAAATATTATCGACGGTAATGTGGATGCATCTACTGCTGAATTAATTAAAAATGTATTCTATGCTTATGACGCTAATGGTGTTTTAATCGGTACATTCGATGCTAATGACTACTTAGGTGATAGCTTAGGTGATGCTACTGCTGCTAGAGCTGCTGCTCAAGCTGATGCAGAAGGAACTACTGGAGTTGCTACAGTTAAGGCTGGAGCTGGTACACTATTATATGCAAATGCTTCATTCTCACTAGTTAACGGACCAATTGTTCCATTAGGTGAAGATGGTGGAGTTATTAACTTAATCAACTCAAGAAGTAAACTAATTTCTGCTAAAGTTGGATTCCATGGTACTGCAGTTGTATATACAACTAGATCTATGAAATTAGATTCAAGAGTTAAATTACTAGCACAAAAAATTAAAGATTTATCTAGAGCTACTGCTGAGATGCAAGAAATGCAAGCTCAACATTCAATTCTAGCTGCTGCTGAAGTTAATACAATGATTGCTTCTGCTACTGCTACTTCTAAATCACAAATGACATCTGCTGACCTATTAACTTGGGACGCATTAGAAGCATTTGAAATGGATTTAAGAAACAATGATGTTCCAATGCAAACTGAAATTATCACTGGTGTTGCTAAATTAGATACAGTTACTGTTGATGAAGCATGGCCTGTATATGTACACCAATCAATGATCCCTACACTTAGATCAATCAAAGGTCCTGGTGATGTATTACTATGGGAACCAAGAAACAAATATGCTGCTGGTACTACATTACTAGACGGTGAAATTGGTGCTATTGGTAACTTCAGATTCATCTCTGTTCCTGATATGCAAGTATACAAAGGACTAGGTGGTAAAGTTGATGACGATTCTGCTGATGCTGCAGTTAAAGCTAACAGATGGCAATCTGGTGGATACTACGATGTATTCCCATTAGTTGTAGTTGGTGACGATGCTCATACTACTGTAAAATTCAATGGTTCTAATGTAACTGCTGAACACGTAAAACCAACAAGAGATGTACATAATGATTTATACAAATCAAAAGGTGCAGTTGTATCTGAATGGACTTACGGGATGCTTGTATACAGACCTGAAAGAATCAAAAGTTTATTAGCGGTATCTAAGAAAATTTCTAGCGCATTATAGGCAAACAATCGATAAACACTGGGTTCTCCGGTGTTTATCTAAATATAAAGCTAACTACCAATTTGCTTCTGGTCTAATGTCCATTTAAGCAAATCTACTTACTATATACTTCTCCTACATAGACAAAAAAAGGAGAAGTATATAAAATTCATATCACACACACAATCAAAACAAACAAATAAACATTACACCCTATAAGAATATATTGATTAAGACTTAATTAATACAAAAAAAGATATAGTTATACAATTGTGTTAATCACAAAATAAAAACAATAAAAACGGAGACAATACATGAGTAAATCATTCGAAGAAATGGACAGAAAAGAATTAGTTGCTGCTGCTAAACTACTAAAATTAGATGGTAATCCAACTACTATGAAAACAGTTGACTTAATTAAAGAGCTTGAAGCTGAAAAAACTAGAAGAGCAATTGATTCTGGAGAAGAAGTTGAATCTAAACCAGAAGAGACTGAAACTAAGACTGCCAAAAAGAAAACAAAAATGAAAGAAGCAACTATGCATGACAGAGATGCTGATAACAAAAGGTTGATCAAGTGTTTGGTTCATGATACATCTACTACTCAGTCAGTTGATGAGCAGGAAAGAGGTATGGCATTCTCATTCTCATGGGGTAACTTATATGGGCAATACACAGAGACTATCTCGCTAGACGGAGAGACTCAAGGTATTACTAAAGCTGGTATCGCTAGACTTAGAGAAATCAGTACTGTAGAGTTCTATAAAGAAAATGGTGTAGAAAAAGCTAGATATAGACCAAGATTCCAAGTTACAGAAATCGGTGGATGGACTGAGGATGAAATCGCAGCTCTAAAAGAAAAACAAAGATTAAGAGTAGCTTCTTAACGTACAAAAAGAACCAACACTAATTACTATATAGTTAGTGTTGGTTCTAATTCTAATATAGAATTAAGCTAATACAATATATAATACATATAAGAATTTATAGTGAGGGTCCAATCTCACGAATGCTCGAGTAACTTTACACGGGCTTTCACTACAGGTTCTTAATTGAACAAAAGTTTACTTTGCCTAGGGGTCGTAATCTAGACTAAAGTAGTAGTATCACTTGATATTACCTTTAGGCAAAGTAAATAAGATGAACTTTTAATAAACAGGTAGTCTCTTTCGTCGAGGTTCGTGGCTACTTGTTTATTAAGAGTTCAGGATTAACATCTGGATACACGAACCTCGACACTTCGTAAATTCCTCTTAAATATCATTTTGTCGGAAAGAAAAATTATGAATACAAATAGTATCGTAAAAACAGAAAATAATGGTGTGGTTTATACTACAGTTACAGATATCGCAGAATATTGTGAAGTTGATGAAAAATCAACACAAAAACTAATATTAAACAATATAGATTTGTTTACAAATATGGCAAGCAATATTGAGAGCAAATTAAAGATAGATTTAAAATCCAACTTGAAAGTTCCAAAATTAAAACTTGCAAAAAGTAGAAACAATAAACAAGTTGATTGGTCAAAGACAAAATTATATGTTCCGCATATAGAACTATTGCTTATGCTAATGAGAAATACAGATATAGTTAAAGAGCATAAAGCTAACCTGATAACTGAATTATTTGTCATGAGGGTTGAACTTATGCAAATGAAGTTAGAAGAACAAAATAGACTAATCGAAGCTGAACAAAAATTAATCACAGAACTAGAAAATAAAGTAATTAAACTTGAATCAGATAAATTCATAGATTGGGAAGAAGGATACAAATCAGTATCACGATTCATAAAAGAAAACAATCTGAATATAACATCACAAGAATTAAATGATAGATTAGAAGATATAGGTGTGCTAGAAACATATGAAGAAAAGAGAATGTGCAGAAGATTAACTGAAGATTCTCCAGGTAGAAAAACTGATAGAGGTACATTTGTGTATCCAGATGAATTACTAGAAAGATTAGTATAGCTCCAAAAAATGATATCTGCACACTTAATGATAAATTAAGAGATGTGTAGGTATCATAACTAAAATACAATTGGAGAGAAGACAATGTCATTAATTTCATTCGATAATATAACTGATGGTTCTATACATGGCAACGGTACATTTGATAAAGCTATGGCTAGTGTAAACAATCACTTAAAACAGGCCATGGATGACCAGCTACTAAAACAATCAGATGTCGGTATGATATATGGTCAGATAATTCCAGGCATGTTCCAATCAGCTACACAATTCGAACTAGAAAAAGAATTGAAAAATACTCAAATAAGCAAAACAATACTAGAAGCTACAATAGTGTACGAACACGAAGCCAAAAATGTAAAATCAAAAGTTCATGAAGATATTATCGCCGGATTACAATTAGTAGGAGTTCAATAATGTCATGCAATACAGACAAATTCATATTAAGTAAATCAGCAGATAATGAGTTCACGCTAACAATTAAGCAAACTGGATCAACACTGCCAATGGAAATAATCAAAGATGCTATAGTAACAGAGGTTATCACAGTAGATAAGGTTACTAGTTATGTAGCTGCAACTGGACCAACATATGAATTCACAGAAGAACCAACATATGAGATAACGTCGCAAGGTCAGAATGCTACAGTAGGTACTGATGAAGTAAGCGAAGAGACAGTATTGAAGATTACATACACACCAGCAGTTGAGTATGACTCCGTAACTGCGGAAGACGGTACTGTAACAAATAATGAGATTGCACAGACAATTGAAATATCAATAGATAGTGATAGTCAAGTAGCTGAAACACACTCACTGACATATGCAAGCGATACAACAATTACTGCTGACACCCACTCAATTAATGATATCAAGAATAAGATCAAAGAACTAATAAATGCTGATTCACTAATAGTTGATTGTGTGCTAGACAATAATGAGCTAACACTAGTAGGCAAGTCAGAAATTGGTCCATATACAGTAAATACTACAAATGAGTTGGTTATGTACTTGCAGACAACAGTTGAGTATAAGCCTGCAATAGCTGGATTGGATGCAATAGAACCAGGAGTTACGGTAACATGTAATACACCGACAATAGTAGATGGTACAGTTGGGTATTACACAATTGATTCAGAAGATATACTTGTTAGCTTACAAGATATAATTGATATGTACACAGGACAAGACGGTACAGTTACAATAGCTACGATTAAGTTAATTCTGAACCAAGATATTAATGGCATCAGCTATAATGGCTCAGAAGTTAGTTACGCTGATGGTTATGAGTTTAATTATGTACAAGGGATTAACGAGTTCACAATAATTCCATTAGTAGATACAGAACAATATCCTACTGTTGATATGATTGCCAACTACAGTATAGTGATAGAAGCTGCATTAACTAATGCCAATGATACATTTGTCGGAGAAATGTACAAGCTATGCGATATGAGTGCTGTTAATATAGAAATAGAAATATCTGTAATTAATCCAAAAGCAGGTAAACTGCAAGTAAGAATACCAAAGATAGCTGCAGGTAGTTATACTGTTGGTTCACAAGACCTACTAAGCGAAAGAGCAGACAAGGTAGATAAGTATTATTTGCGACCAACATACGGAATTAGAATCCACTGTGATACATTCAATAATGGAAAGTTCGTAGCTAAGATACCAGAAGTACACGTAGAATAGCTAGTAAAATCAACAAGGAGAATTAATTGAGTATAGCAACAGAAGTAGATAACGTAATAGTAGAAACAAGCACTAATGATACAATAGCATCTGCTGAACCAAATCACATAATAGAAGTAGCACCTACAACAGACTTAGATGTAATAATACAGAAAAAAGAGTATATAGTAACTGGTGATGATATATTCCTACATGGTTCAGGTAGTGCCACACCACAATGGTTGCTAGACTCAATTAATAGTATAGCTGAATTAGCTAGTGCACGGACACTTGGTGACTTAAAGTTAGCAATGAATGCAATTAATGCCTCATTATTAGAAGCAGAGTTAGCTAGAAATACATACACTGAATCAATAATGAGCGAAGAGACAATCGATGGCATAGTCGTACGAAAATTAGAAACACTGAATTCCACACTGATGAATGTTGCTGCTAATATAATCAAACTAGAACAAACAAAAGCCACTCCAGAGGAAGCATCTACGTTGGTTCTGCAACATATCAACAGCCAGATAGATGGTGGTAGAATTAATTCACTAGTTACTGACTTGAAGAATACAATAGCTAACAATCAATTTACCACAGCTAGTAATATCAGTACGATACAGTCGGTATTTAATGATAATGTAGCTACATTGCAAGAGGTTGATACAGCATTGGCTTCCGAAACATCAGTGCAAGCTGAAAGAATTACTACACTAAATGCTAAACTATTCACTAATGATGGGTTGTCTATTGGTTCTGCTGGATACATTAATGATATAAATACATTTGTAGGTTATGACCCAACAGATAGTGGTATTGCAATGTCTGGTATAGCACAGCAGCTAGAGTTATTTCAAAATCAAATTGACGGTAAGATTGATATATTCTCAGGCACTGATTCACCCGTGCTAGATGCTGAAAGTTTGCCTGATGGTGATTATGTTGGAAGACCGTCACCAACAGAACCGTACGCTACTTGGTACAATTCGGACCTAGCAACAAACTCAATTGCAGAGCGTAATAAACATACTGGAGATACTTATATTCAATATAAAGTTGTAAATGATATTAATGAGTATATAGCTAGTTGGAAGTTCCTTTATGGATCGGATACTGTTGATGGCAAAGTAGATGTTGATGGTTTCGGATGGTACCTAATAACAGATACTACTGCTGCTAATGCGTACGCTGAAGCTATCAAAGCCCAGACTATGGCAGATAGAAAGATGACTATATACTATCAAGATGATTTTATTATTGATAGCTTAGCTGAGAATGGAGATTTACTAGTACTTACTGCAGATTACACTGACGGTAATGGCATTGAACACTTCTCAGGTGAGCAGTTCACGCTAGTTATAACACCAGCTACAGACACTACACCTATAGAAGCTTACTGGAGTAAGATAATTAATACATCACTTACTACTGCTATAGCTACTGCACAATCTGCTGCTGATATTGCTCAATATACTGCAGATGGTATTATAGAAGCCAATTACTATGATGTAGCACCAACTGCGAACGTTACTGGAAGTAATGGTGACTGGTACATCTATAAGCATGACTATACTGCTACAGCATATATGTATGATGATAGTACTACAGCCTCCACAACTACTGGTAACTGGCACGAAAAAAGCAACGCTATAGCTGATGCTTACATAGCTGCTAGGACAGCAGAAGCTACTGCTGATGGTAAGCTTCAAATGTTCTATCTGGATACTCTTAACTCCTTACCTGGTGATGATGGAGACATAGTAACACTTACTGCGGAGTACACTGACCCAGTAACTAACTTAGTTTATGGTATTGGTACCCAACATCGTATAAGTGTCACACAAGATGTTAATGGATTAACTGTGAAGACCTACACTCCTATAGAGGATGTTAATCTTCTCTCTAGGTTAGCTGATGTACAGGAAGTGGCTAATTCAGGTGTAACCTTAGCTACTACTAAGATAAGTACGTACTTTGGTACTACTAGTACTGTTACAGGTACTGCTGATGTACCTCTAGTACTAGGAGATTTACTTATTGATAGTACCGATAATTCTCAGTATATGTACATGCTTGACTCAGATGGAACCACTAAGAGTTGGCACAGTGTTCAGGATAGAGCTATTGTGACTGCTCAAGGTACTGCCGATAGTAAGATTGTCACACATTATCAAGATAATGAGCCTGAAGGTATGGTTGAGAGCAATGATGGTGACTTATGGATTGATACAAATAACGGTAACAAGTTGTGGAGGTATCAGTTCTCAAATACTCAGTGGGTAGAAGTTCAAGACACCTCTATAGCTGAAGCAGCTTTACTAGCTAATCAAGCTCAAAGCACTGCAGACGGTATAGTGGATGCTACTTATGCTACAGTAGCACCTACTGGATCTGTAGTTGGTAACCTAGGGGATTGGTATATATTTAATGATGACTCTAGAGGTGGAGTAGCTACTGCTTATAAATGTACAGCTATTGATAACTCTGTAAGTCCTAGTACGTATACTTGGACTCAGACTAATAATGCAATAGCTGATGCTTTCACTAAGGCTAAAAAAGCTGGAGATGATAGTACTAGGTTTTACTACCAAGATGATATCACAGTGCCTAATGATGTGCATGATGGAGACGTACTTATTATAAGAGGCTCTACTACATTAGATGATGGAACAACCTACGTGTATGATACCACCAACGGGTGGGAGTTATCTCAAGACACAGACCTTTTAACAAGGATATCTACTGTTAAGAGTGATTTAGGGACTTTAGATGGCAAGGTAGATGCATACTACTCAGATACTGAACCGACCAGCCCTTCTGAAGGGGATTGGTGGATAGATACTACTCTATTATCTCCTTCTGTTAAGAGATATGAGTTAGTTAACGGTGTATTGGCTTGGGTTGTTAATACTACAAACACGGTAGGTCAAGCTTACGTTCAAGCTATCAATTCGCAAGCAGCAGCTGATGGTAAGGTTACTACGTTTTACGCTAGTACCTTCGCAGAGGTGGTAACAGCTAGGAAAGGGGATATACTAGTAAAAAGTACTACTGTTAACGGAGAAACAGTTACTGACTTATATGTTGCGAAGATTGAAATAAATACTTCAGAATTAGCTATAGAATCTAATTGGAACTCTATATCTAACAGCTCACTTGTTACTGGTATAGCTGTAGCCCAAAGTGCAGCCTTAGCTGCGCAAGGTACTGCTGATGGGGTTATAAATGCTACGTACAGTACTGTAGCTCCTAGCACAACAGACACTGACTACGATATCGGAGATTGGTGGATAAATACACACTCTGTTGTAGCAGATACTAACCCTGCTGAGTACACAGTCGTGGCTTACAGATTTGATGGTACTACTTGGGTTGAGAGTGATAACTCTGTAGCAAAAGCTTATAAAGCTGCTAAAGATGCTGAAGCTGTTGCCGATGGTAAGATATCTAGTTGGTATTTAAGCACATATGCTATTAGTGATGCTCGTGAAGGGGACATACTGTACTATGGTAGTGATAATACTCCATATAGAGCACTGAAAGACTCTCCAAGCGTAGTAACTGATTGGTCTCTTATAAGAGATAATTCATTAGCTACTGATATAATAAATTTAGAAGGCTATGTTGGTAATGATAACTCTGTTACCAACATTTCATATACAAACACAGCTCCTTCTAATGCAAATAGTGGAGATTGGTATGTTAATACATTGGATCCAAATAACTATAAAGCATACAGGTATGATGGTACAAACTGGCAATTACAAGAAGGTGCACTTGCTCAGGGATACATAAAGGCAGCTGAATCACAATACACTGCTGACGGTAAGCTTACTGTATATAGACAAGAATCTGATCCAAGCACCATAAACACTATGAATGACGGTGATATGTGGATACATAATAATACTGATGGCATACTGATTACTACTATATGGGATAGTGAAGAATCGTCATGGAATGATGACTGGAAGACTGAAGGAATGATAGCCGTTAGTGAACAAATACAAAATCAAGAAGCATACTTATTTCCAGACGGAATGGTTATGCCAATACTAAAAGAAGAAATAGTTGACGGTGTGAATACCTATGTGCAAGAACGTGATACTGATGGAAATGCACTATATAGCGAACCAGTTGACAATATAATTGATGATACAGTTGAACCCAACGTAGTAATAAAAGTTACTGATCCGTACCCAAAAGATGGTGATGAAGTCCCTAACAATACTGATAGATGGATTCCAGAGTATAAAGATGCTGGTAAAATAGCTGCTGACATAGGTGGAGCACTTGGTGGTAACTCAGTATTAATGGACACAATAAAAGTTACTGCTGATAAGGTTGAGACTAACTTCAAGTATGGCTCTAATATCACACTCGACGGTCACACATACAAAAGCGGATTTGGATTAACGTCTGAGGCAATTAGAGGAGAAGGTGGTAATAATCCAAGCTACGATAGTGAGTTCTGGATCAATGCTGATAAGTTTAAATTTACTAGTGACTCAGATGGAACGAATAGCACACCTACATTTAGTATAAGAAACGGAGAGACACTATTTAACGGTAAAGTTACATTCGGTAATAATCAGCTGGGAACAATAGATGAAGCAATCTCATCTACAGTAAATACTGTGTCTTTTAAAGACAGGAACATCAATATAACTGATAACTTAATCCCTACTACCAGTCTTATAGGTAGTGATGACAATGCAGGATATCAATTCATAGGTAATCCAGTGTCTTCAGTATCAGTTGGTGCTGATGCGTTTGCAGAGCCTCAGATAGCACTACCTAGCAGTTCTGATGAAGTGTACTCACCTTACATCGAAGATATGTACAGTAGTTACTATTATAAGTTTGCAATCAAACCAGGTACAGATTATACTATGAGTGTAATTCAAATAGATGGAGATACATACACTACAACTGCTATACCTCATAATGCTACATTAGTTAATGACAAATGGTATATAGTAGAAGGATTAATACAACCTAACACAAGTACAAATAGTTCATTTGGTATAATTAGAGAGGCTGATACACTTACACAAGTAGGTACAGTAGAGGATATACTACTAAATAGTACTACTGATTGGTTCGTATTAGGTTGGACTGGAGTGTGTACTATATCACAAATGAAGATAGCAATTATGACATCTGATACTGTTACTGGTATATTGGCTGATGTTGATTATGTGGATAGTCAAGTTAGTAGTATAGACCTTAGCCCTTACGTACGTCCTGAAGAAGTAGCAGATGCTATTAACAATAACACTACTACAATAAACGGAAGTAAAATAACTACAGGGACAATATTAGCTGACAGAATCAATACTACTGGGCTAGTTGCTGAGACTATAAGCGCTACCGAGTTGACTGGTAAAAGGCTAATAGGTAGTTACATTGAGGGAGCTGTTATTAAAGCTAGTTACTTAGACTTAGATGGAGAACTAGAAGTGCTTACTAACTACCATATACCTGTTTCCGACTACAACTCTACTACTATGCCTGCTGCTGTTTATATAAGTGGTACTGATGAATATAGGATACCTAGTGTAAGTTCATTTTCAATACCTTCTTATACTCATAGACCTTCATTTATCCATGACACTTCTTATGACTATATTAACTTGTATAGTGTACCAGTAGGTGCTGAAGTATTTAACGTACCTTTATACTCATACTCAGATTATGCTACGCTTAGCACCAATAAGTTAGTAAAAGGTACTGATCCGTATTTAGAGGTGGATGATATTGTATTTACTATTCATCCATACTCTGGGGTGACCGAGTATCTAACTGGTACTTCCTACCTAGATATATATCTAGGTAATACTTTAATCAATACTATTACTACAACATTTATATCTAGCTCAGCTTCTAATGTAAATGGTTATGTTCATTACACATTGGGGGCTAACGGTATATCTGCTATTGGTAACAGTGGATGGGGTACCACAACTGCGTCTACTACTTCTAACGGGTTCACTATAACTCTTACGACTATTAGGGAGGAGAATAATGGGTATTTATACTTTTTTAACGAAATTAAAGTCTCAAGGGATCCAAATGCTAGCGACTCTTCTTACTCAGGTATCGGTGGATTACGTGGAGTTATTAGAGGAGCTCCGTTATTCTTCAGGACTATTGGTAAGGATTATGATGATAGCTCTGCAGAACCTTACTGTACCCAAGGTGTTATTTCAGTGAATAACATGGTGTAATTTATCTTATACTATAAAGCAATAAAAGGAAAACTAAATGGCAATTGACATACAAACACTAGAACCTGCAGTATTAAAAGCTAAAGAAGTAGCTACATTGGAAGATGTAGATACTGCTGTAGATAGTATAGATTTAAGTAACTATATCCCATATGATGATATAAATACTGTGCTAGCTAATGATACTACTGTAATTGATGGTAGTAGAATTACTACTGGTACTATTGATGCTAGTAAAGTCAATGTTATAGGTATAACTGCTGACCACATTAATGTAGATAACACAACTACTGGTTTCAAATTAAATGATACTGCTGCAGGCACTAGTGTTGATCCGAATATAGAGGGTGCTTATATTAAAGGTGCTACTATTGATTATAATACACTTGCTGTTACAACAGCAAGTGGATTACCTACAAAGACTATATTTGGTGATTATTATAAATATATTCGTGTAGAAGTTTCAAATACTTCTGTTATCAGTAAAACTATAGAAACTGACATATATGCTTATGATTACGAAGCTGTCCCATTTGGCGCATACAGATTACTTACTGAAAGAAACAATACGTTACGGTTAAGTAAGCCTATTTATGTTAGTGGTAACAGCTATGCTAAAATATCCGTATTTTTCGGAAGTGTTTTACTTGAAAGTTACACGTATACTGGTAACCATTCTCCAGAAAATCCTCTGACAGTAGCAGTAGGAGGTATAAATATATTATGCTCTTCTTCTACCTATGGGTCTAGCACTATAGAAGTCATAACCTACCATAAAGAAGTCTATAGTCCTAGCGGGAGCGATGGCCCGCTTAAGCTTGTATTTGAGTGTCAAGGGGATGGAGCGAACTATTCCGCGCACTCAATTTCTGTTAAGTGCACAATTGAATGTATTAACCTGTAATAATCAACCAAACAAAATAAAAAGGAAATAATAAATGAGTATAAAAGTAACAATAGAATTAGACACACAATTAGATGTAGTGAATAAATACCAAGAGCTAGTGAATAAGTCACTAGATAGTGATTCTGTATATATCAGAATGAAAGAAACAATGAGTGATATGCTGGATAAAGGTGATATTGATGAGACAGTTAAGGCTGAAGTAATTAGTAATGTACTGACAAGTATGAGTACTAGTATAGCGTCAAGTTCGATGAGTCTAGCACTACAATGGAGTAGTTCAGAAGCTGAGTTAAAGTTAAAGAAAGCTACTACAGAAGCTGAGTTAGAGTTACTAGCTGAGAAGATTAAGTTGACAGAAGCTCAGAAAGCACAAGTGTACACGCAAGATATAGCTGCACAGTCTGGTTCAGTTAAAACCGATGGATTACCGACAGTAGTTGATGGTAGAGTAGTTGCATTAGGAAAAGGAACCAAAGATACAGAAGAAGAGTTAGTAGCTCAAAAGGTTAAACAAGCAGTTAAAGAGACTGAATTGGTTCAACTGAAGAAAACTGAGACTAACGCTGGAATACACAAACTAGTAGCAGATACATACGTAAACTACGGAACATATGCTGGATACACAATTAGTGAGACTGGAGTTACTGGAGTTACAAGAATGGATACAAATAAGTCACTAAGTGATCAACAATTAATGATAGCTACAGAACAAGCTAAAGGGTATGTATATAATGCATGGGCTAGTGCTGCTAGTGGAGCTAGTGCTACTATTGGTACAGTAATTAGTGCAGACAAAGGTGAGTTACTAGCTAACTACTCACTAATTGATGACTTCAGCAATTCAATCAAGAAGCTAGCTGACCTGAACCTACCATCAGTATAAAAGAACCAAACATATGAAACATCCAATTATGTTCAATCTTCCTGATGGTGTAAAATCAAGCGAAGCAGCAATGGCTGACTTTGCATATCAGCTAGGCAAAAAGAGAAGATTTCTACGTAAATGGGGGACTGTTGGTTCTGGTGAAAACGAGGTGTTAGTTGATAGAAAATACTGGTATCCTAAGCACAATCTAGAAGCTAATAAAGAATTATTCCAAGAAATTGGTATGTATGAAGAACTAAAAGCTAATAATCCTCAAGGTATCGACTCTGCGTGGATATACCTAAATCAAAGCAAGATTGATGCTAGTTATTCTGCTAGTTTAGCTGGAGAGGCATATGATAACCAATTAATGGATAATGCTATCTCTAGCAGAATGAATACTATACTGTTCGAAATAGACGACTTCCAATTGGAACTACAGATCAAACCAAATGAGTCGCTTGAATGGGATACAAAAACAAACACAGAAATAATAGATGAGATAAGAACCAACTATACTACTGTATATACAAATTCTACAATCGTTTCAGATATAAACAATGAAGTAGCTATACCTGCTAGTGATACAAACCCTACAGCAATCACTGATTCTGACATAGACTTGACATCAAGATATGTTCTATTTGATCCATCATTGTTTGAGATAACAAAAGAGAAGATATCAATAGACCTAGAGACTCAACATCAAAAAGATGAACTATCAGAACCAATAGTTACTAAAGTATATACATATACAGCAACATTAAAACTTACTCGCTATATACAAAATTACAGTGAAATAGTTAAACATTTAGGTGTAAACGAACAGGCAACAGCTCAATTGCTCGGATATGTTAGGCCAATAGTTCTAGAATCTGATAGTTGGTTTGGTTCTGCACTGAGAGCTACATACGAAAGAACTGATGCGTTCTTCTTGAATGGTTCGCTTAGAGCTAGTATATTTCATACTGATAATCTACCTACTCCTGTGTGTAATCAAATATGGTCTAAAGCTATAGATAGTGGATATCAAAAAAAGAAAGTAAAGTGGTGGAAAAAATTACTTGTAATCATTGTGGTGATTCTGTGTATAATATTCCCTCCGTTTAGTACTGCTGGCTTGTCTATAGTAGAAATCATAGCTTATACAGCAACAGTGATAGCATTATCACTGTCTGTGCTTGCTATGGCTATGGTGTCTTGGGGTGATGAAGCAGGAGCATCATACTCATCAAAAATATCAGGAATAGCTGGAAAAGTAGCAGCTATAGCTGGATTCACAAATATGCTAATATCAATCAAGAATATGGCTACTAAGTTTGCCACAGATACTGCTCAAAAGGGAGTAATTGAAACAATCACAGATGCTGTCACATCAAAAGTAAAAGGATACATATCTACACTTAGAACATCTGTTATTCATCAAGTCCAAGCATTTGCAAGGGTGTCTAATTGGGTAATGGATTATAAACAAGCAAAAGACGAAGAAGAATTAGCTTCAATGAGAAATGAACTAGACAAATCAAATGAAGCATTCAATATGGTTGAGAAAAGTAGAGAGATCGGATTAGCATATGTAGATCAAGCAAATAAGGCTAAGTTGCTACAGAAAATGGAATGTGTGAATGCAGGTAGATACGAAGAATATACTGATCCACAATCAATATTCAATATAGGACCAAAATATCCAGTTATGCATAGAATAGATAAGATAGGGCAAATAATCGGTTAAGTCAGAGTTAAAATTGATTATGGTAATGTAGTAGAATAAAAATAAAGTCATGCATAAAGTATGACTATAAGGAATACAAATATGGGAAGCCTAGAAGATTATATTAACTATAAAAATGACGACAAAGATAAATATGGTTTATCATCTATTGTCAGAAGCTATTCTGTACCAATAAACACTCAAGATATAGATTTCAATACTACAGAAAACAACTGGCTTAAAGATTTATGGGGTAACCCAGAGAAATATAATGACGAAGGTAAACTTATAGAAAGTGCTACTGGTTTACAATCATTCGATGCTACTAAAGGCTGGGGTGGACTTGGTATATCTCTAGCTAATTTAGGTATGGGACACTTAAACTACAGAGACAAGCATGCTGCCAATAAATTAAATATGGAACTTGGAAGACAGCAACTAAAAAACAATCAAAATGCACAAATAGCTAGAGATAACACGCTTGCTGTATTTAATGCTCATGGAAATAAACCAACAAAGATACTTGGATTAAAAGCCTACAAAACATTATAAGGGAACACTATGTCAGGATACACAATGAACTTTGGTAAAGTGTCAGTTGATGATGCTACCAAAGGAATAAGAGATGCATTAGCTAATATTCAATCACAAAGCTTAAAAAACAAAGAGCTTGACCTGCTTGAGCAGGAAAGAAAAAGACAAGCTGCTAGACAAGCAAAAGCTGATAGCTGGCAACAGAAACTACAAGCTAGACAGCAAGCGGAATGGGACAAACAAGATGCTATCAATCAGGCAGCAATTGATACTCCAAAGAATGACTTAGAGAACCAACTGCTAAAACAAATAAATCAAAATACATTTGGTCAAGATGTTGTGCAGGCTCAAGATGGTTCTGTAAGTTCAGGCTGGGTTGACAAGAATATACTGTCTGTTGGATTAAATGAAGATGGTTCATATGATTCAGACAAAATCAATAATGCATTTATTTCCAAGCAAAATAAACTTGCTCAAAAACAAGGATACGCTGATTGGAAAGTTCAAGATAAAGCGAATAAAGGTGCTATGGATCTGTATAAAGAAGATTATGCAGATATAGTATACAATCCACAAAACTACAAGAAAATACTTCACGACAGGTTGTCTAAAATCAAAGGTATAAAAGCTAGTGATATAACAAACCAATTAAAATTAGTTGACTCCCTGTATCCTGCAAGTAGTACTGGTTCAACTTATACAAGAACTGCTAAATGGAAAGCAAACAAGGCAGAGTTTGATGCAGAACTTGATGTATTAAAACAGCTGGCTAAGCTGGAAGCGAAAAAAGACAATTCGTCGTCAGGCCCATCTGGAAGCAAATCAGGCAGAAGCAAAAAGACTATGTTTACTGGTATATACAGCATGGATCCTAAGGTAATAGCAGGGCTAGTTGGAGAAGGATGGTCGTATAGCTTTATAAATGACAAGCTAAAAGACTCAATAGGTCTACTAAATGCTAAAAACAAAGATAACAAAACTCTAAATGAAATCATATCTGGCAAGGTATCTACTAAACTAGTAGAAAATATACTACAACTAAATGTATCTGATAACAGAAAAATGGAATTACTGCAAGATGCTGCCTCTGCATATGAAAATAAAACAAGTAGTAGCTCATCAGCATCATCGCTTGGATCACCATCAAAATACATAAAACAAATAAAAGAACTAACCAAACAATTCAAGTTAGATAATGGCATTGGTTCAGATACAAAAAGCATTATGACACAACAAAAAGCTGATGCTTTAAAAAAACTAATGGACAAGCTAAATGAGGGCAAACAGAAGACTAAGGCTAAAAGTAGTGATAGCGAAGGCTATCAGATACCAAAAGCAGATTATCTTCAATACCTTTATAAAATTGATTTCAACAACAATAACCAAGTTGCTAAAACAGATCCATTGCCTAGTGTATTCAATTCACTTAAAGGCACGTCCAATAGTAATGAGGTTAATGTAGTTGGTGGCACAAGTGAGACCAACAAGAATGACACTATTGATTTTATCAACAATAAAATAGAATCAATTCGATCGGATCCTGAAACTGGAAACGAAGATGCAGTAAAAAAAATCCAAAAGCTAGAAAAAACTAAGATTGTTGCAGAATACTTGTCAGAAAAAGAATTAGCCAAGTACTCAAACAAAGACACTAGCAGCAAGGAAAAGAATAGAATATATAGAAATGCATTAAAATTAAAGCACAATCAAGATTCGCAAGACTCAAAGAATAGACAAATGAGAGAACTGAAAGCTATGATACAAGGATTTGGAGTAGACCAAAATACTGCTGAGTCATTAAAAAATTCCGTAGCTCCATATGGTAATCCTGGAAATCAGTGGCAAAAAGACTTAAAACTAATAGGTGATTCATACAATGGAATTAAAGACGTTTGGTATGGTCTTCAACGACATTAAACCTATAAGCTAACTTAAATCTCCAGTATGATAGTATAATCTAATAATTAGAAAATACAATATACTGGAGAATACCTACATATGTTAACAGATGCAGAATACCTGGCATACAGCCAAAATATATCAACACAAGATGCAGAGAAGTACCTATACGGACAGACTCAAGAACCAACACTAGAACAACAATTAGACAATAAAGCTCAGCAGAAGCTACAAGGATTGACTAAGAAGTTGGGTCAAAACTCACAGTTCAATGCACTAAATCAAGCAAGCATAGACGGAAGAATAAATCAAAATACTACTAATGGAAGTATAACTAATAATCCAATACCATTGCAAAAGAATACTGGATTTGTCGAGGATGGCAAGTTCTACTCAAATGCAAATAAAATCAGAAATCATGCATTGCAAACTCCTGCCCAAATGGCAAAATACATAAGTGACCAAGCCGATGATTACTTAACTGAAACTGGTGTACAGAACCAATATATCCATCACTACTACGAAGATGGTCAATGGAAACAAAAACCATACAATGGTAAAGCAAGTACACTGTATCAAGGATTAGCTAATGATGGTTCAACTAAAATGGGGATGGCTAGACATACATACGGTCAAGGTGCAGACTCAGATGTACTAGATACATATAACTGGAATGGTAAACCAACTACAGGTGCAGGATATACTCCAAGAAAATTAGGTGATGTAGGTATGGCGATATTAAAACCATACAATGATACAGTAACTGCTGAGGCTACTATACATGGTTCCGATGTAGCACTAGGTAATAGAACATACGACAATGGTGATTATCTGCACAAATTGATGGGAGCAAAAAGAGGATACACCGAAGAATACAATCCAAATATAATGGAATCTGACGATGTGGCTGATTACAACTTAGGTGGAGTTGCTAGAAAAAAAGACATCAAAGATATGGTATTCACAAAAGAAGGTGGTAGTACCTTATGGGATTCATTGGCTCCATCAAATATAATTAAACAATTCACAGCTGGTGGATTAGATAGATTAACAAGTGAAGCAGACTCGGTGGTTGAATTAATAGGTAATGCAGGTGCTAGAACACTAAATGCATTCGGATTCAAAGATGCTGCTGATGCTATGGACAAATGGGACATAATGTCGGAGAAAGATAGACAATTGTTCGTACAAAGTGTAGTTGGTCAAGATGTAGCCAGACAACAAAATATAGCTGCTGATGTAGATAGACTATACAGTAAACTTACTGATGGTGTAGAAGCTATGCATCCAAGTACATATGGAAAGTTATTCAAAAAAGGTAACGGCGAAGTAGCACTAGATATGCTAGACAAAGTTACAGATTCCGCAGATCAATTCGTATACAGTTTGGGTTGGTTAGCTACTTCAGGAGCAGCAGTAGTTGGTAAACTAGTTAAAAAAGGATTCAAGGGTCTACTTGGAGATGCACTAGAAGAAACAGCTAAAGCTCAAAAAACAATAGCTAAAAAGAAACTAAAAGGTGATGCAGCTAAAGCAGAGTTAGCTAAATCAGCTGAGATGATGAAAGCATTGCCAATGAAAGACAAGGCTAAGTTATTCATAGCGAATCATGCAAACGAAATTGGTATGGCAACTACATGGACTAACGATCAATTGGATGATGTAGTTGCGGCTAATGGTGGAGAGATGGCCTCACTAGGCAAAGTAGCTGGAATGTTCGCACTGAACCTACCTGCAGCACTACTAGAAAAAGCATCGCTACAATATACGATTAAAGGTCTGCCGACTAGGGAATCAGCTACAAGATTAATGAATGCATTCAAAGATAAAAATGCTGCTGCTAAATTCATTGGTTCACTAGGTCAAGCAGGAACTAAATTAGCAACAGCTGGACTAGCTGAGTTCGGTCAAGAATATACTCAATCGTTCGTAGATGCATTCAACAGAGTGTATGGTACAAACAAAACTGATTTAGATGGTAATATGATAGGTCAAGTTGGACTAGAAGAAGCTATGGGTGAAGATACTAGAACCAAAGCAAGTGCTGGAGCATTCATGGGATTAGGGTCAGGTGCATTAGGTGCAGTGCCTGGAGCTGGATTACATGTGGCAAAAGATATTGGTTCGATAGCTAAGACCAAGTACGATAAAAGAAAAGAAGCCAAGTACATAGCAAATAGAACCAAAGATATGACTCCAGAAGAAACTACTGCCGAGATAGAATTGATGAACAATGAGAGAATAATTGGTTCAAATATAGATAACATATATATTCCTGGATTCGACGGACTAATGGCGAATGGAGACGTAAAAACAGCTCAAGCTATACTTGATGAGTTCGAAAAAGATATGGATAATCAAGAAGATAATGAGATACTGTCAGATAAGAATACTCAACTACAAAGAAAAGTAGATAAAGCTAAACAGTATATGCAGGATACAATAGACAAACACTATGCAGACAAATATGACAATATGACTAACGAGACTATGTATGCAGAAGGAGAGAGTCGTGGTTCAACTGCTGATTATATAAATACACTCGCATATGCATTCGGTAATGATGAGTCTGCTAACGATGCGTTAAATGGACAAAAGATAAGCAAATTGTTAGAAGCATTAAATGCTGACAAATCAATACCTGCTGAAGATAAGCAAGTGATACATAAATATGTAGACAACATAGATAGTATTCAATCAATAAATAGTAATCTAAGAGACATGATCAAAGATGATAGTTCGTTAGATGTTCCATTACATGAAAAGGTATCGAGTGAGATATTCCTAGGGAAAGATGGTGTGGTTAATCAACTGAAGAAGATAGCTAAATTAAAGACTGAAAGCAAAAATACAAAGAGCCTAGAAAAAGTAGTAGATAAGCTAGAGAGTAGACTAAATGAATACAGCCACCATCTAAGCTTAAAATCAGGTGTGTTAAACAAAGCAGTTGAGGGTATGATTGAAAATAATAAAGCACACTTGAATAATTATGGGTTCAGCACTAATAAGAATACCAGAATAAAACAAATAATCAATTATGTAAAATTTCTGGAAGATGGTACAAGTGGTAATGTAGTTAGTTCCTATAAAAAATGGAATGAATTATACACTAAAATAACTGGCGACAGCGATGCTAAGCTAAGCAAGGATGAATATCAGATACCTGCTGAATTAAAAGCAGATATAAAGGGCGGTAAATACCCACTAAAAGATATTGAAAAAAGATATGCTGCTCCAATGTCTAACACTAAAAAGCCCGCTAAGAAAGTAAGTGCAGATGGCGAAAGTGCTATATTTACAATTAATCCACAAGACCAAATAAGATCACTACTAAATACAGCAATAGCTAATAGTGACAAAATTGATAATGCACAAAAAGATAAACTGTATTTACCTACTGGAGTTAATACAACAATAAATGCAATCAACAGAGATGATATGATACTTAATGCTCTGATGACAGACTTGGATGCAAATAACACTAGTGATGTAGCTAAAATGATGAGCGAAATTGCAAATATAAATCATAGCAATGGTACTGCATTTGAGCATATAAATAAAGACAAAACTGATACTAATGCAAATAATCAATCAGAACCAATTGCACAACAGCAATCAAGTAAAGATGAAATAGAACGAACGATGAATGGAGAGCTTGCTGCTGTTCCGTTCGATGAACAAACAGTGGAGCCTAAACCAAAACAAGAAAATCCAGACAAAAATGATAATAATGAGATTGAGGACCAAGCTGATGAAGAACAATCGGAGCCAGATACAAAAACTAGATTAGATGAAATCAAAGATAATATTAATTCTGCACTAGATAAGCTAGAAGCTGGCTCAAGCAACGACAAATACACAGATGAGCAATATAGTTCAGATATGATTGATTATCGTGAAGCAACTGCAAAGCTGAGCGAATTTGCTAAAAACAATGGTAAACAAATAAAAGAACTTGCTGATGAACATGGTTATACTACTAAAGATATATACCAAAACGACAGAAAGAAGCTGATACTAGAAAAGATCAGTAGTCGCGGATTAAAAGAAATAAAAGGCTACAAAGAGATTCAGACAAAAAAGGAAAACTCAGATTATAGAGCTGGCCAAAAAGATAAGTTAGATAAGATAAATGCAGATATAAAAGATACATACAAGAAAATTAAATCAAATAAAGGTCTTATTGGTAGAATAACAATAAGCTATAACAAGCTAAAAGAGAAAGCAAAGAAGCGAGAAGAATATGTAAATGAATTAATTGGTAAGCTACTAAGAAGAGATGCGGCTAGAATTGGTTCAAAAAATAAAGACAACATGGACGAGCTAAACCAAGAAATAGAGGAATTGGATGCAGATAACAGACAACTATTCAAATTACTACAAGAATTAAATAATATAAAGAAATCAAAGACAGACGGATCTGCTGTTGCTAACAAAATAAAAACTACACTGCTTAAATACATAAAAGACACTGGAGAAAATGAGCCGATAAATAGTATTAGCTCAATAGCAAGAGAGCTACTAATAATAGCTGGAAACATAGAGTCTGATGGTGAGAAAATCAAAAAATTAATAGATGGCGTGCTTAGTAATATAAGAGTTAGGTTAAATGAAAAATACGATGCAAAACAAAAAGAATTAAATGATAAACAACAGCAATTAGTTACCAGAACCAATAATGTAGTTCCAAAAAGAGAAGCTAAGCTAAGAAATAAGGCAGATAAACTCAGAGATTCAAGATTAGAGATAATAAAAGATAAAGAGATATTAAGCATACACAATATAATTAACACAAACAGGTTGTCTGATAAAAACAAGCACCTGAGACCAAATGAAGTGTTCGATATAAAAGACGGTAAGCATACAGTATTTGCTACATATGCATTTAGTGATAAATTTGAAAACGAACACGATATGATCAAAGAAGAGTTTCCTGAGCTAGTTAAATTCTACGAAGAAAAGGATATACATAATATATTTGATGGACTACTAAATAGAGACATAAGAACAGAAGACAAAAAAGGTACAATGCATGTAATTAATAATCCATCGCTGCAATTAATGTATGACTTCTCGGAAGCTAAAAATAATGCTCCAGTTAATGATAATGTTGCATTAGCAATTTCGATAGAAGCATTATCTGCATTCAATAGGTCAAGCTCAACTTGGATTAGTATGGACTCAAATAAACTGTCTACATTCCTAAATATAAGTGAAGATGATATAACTCCAGCTCACTTAACAGAGTATGCAAACAAAGGTATCCCTAGAGTATATGTAGCTGACACGATTGGTAGAGCAATAATTAATCAACTTGGATTAAAACCAAAGGATAGTGGAGTTGACGGAGTGTATGAACAATATGCTGCAGGATTAGGTATGGCTGCACTACTATACCTAGAAAAACAAAAGATGGTTGAGTTTTTAGAGCTAAATGGTACAGACGAAAAAACAACTACACCAATGGTTAAACTGCATAATAAATTCATAGAGTACGATAGTTCAATAAAAAATAGTGGTCAAAAGTTACACATCGCAACAATCAATGAGAGCAAAGAAGAATTAAACGCAATAGCAGATGAAATATCAGATGATTCAATAACTAACTATCCAAGAACCAGAACGAAGAAACACGACGAAGACTATAGAGTTAAAGTTAGAAATAATCCGTTAAATATTGGTTCAAAAACTAACACTGATGCAATTGTTACCGAAGAGAACAGAGTACTTACTATGAATACAGAATTAATAGGTAAGATGTTCGGTAAGATTGGTTCTGAGAAGAGAGAAAAGAAAGTACTAAAATACAAGAGATTGCTTGGCTGGAAAGATATAGATGAGTTAAAAAAAGAACATACGATGTTCGACATGATAGAAGCTCAAAAAGGACTAAATAGGTCGATAGATGATAATATAGATACATTACTGGAACACTATGATAGGATAGATTCAGATCCAAAAGCTCACAGAGAGATAATGCTTGACTACTTCCTAGCTAAGAGTGGTAGAACAATGACGGACCCAGGAGTTGGAGATTATCAAGGAGATAAGCACTTCTCTAGATTCCTGTTCAATAAGTCAGATGATGAGTATGAGATTGAAATAGGTAACTACAGATTAGGATTCAAAAAAGCAATAGCACAATCATTTGGTATGAAATTCGAAGGAAAAACCGACGAAGAGATTAATGTATTTGCTGACGAAATACTAAAAACTGATGTGGCAAAATTACAACAAATAGTTAATGACTATATACTAGATCCAGATGCTAAAGATTCAATTGAAATTACAGTCAACGGTAAAGAGATATCGCTGCACTATGAGTTCATAGGTCAAACGGAACTTGCATTAGATACGCTAATTAAAATAGATAAAGCAAGAAAAGACGGTAATAAGTCAGTCAAGACAACACTAACTGTAGAATCAGATGGAAAGACAAATGGTCCAGCATTCAAGATTATGCAAATACCGTTCCCAAATTACGATACACAAATCAGTAAATCAAAAAAGACTGGTGTATTCTACTATCCGCAAGATTCAATCGGAGATAAGTCACCAAACGACATGTTCAGCACAATGGATGACTTATACGAGGACTTAGCCAAATTATTGGGTCGTTTAACCAAGATACTAGAACAAACACGAGAGAGAGAAGAGGCTGATTCAAAGAGTAAAAAGGCTAGTTCAATAATAAAGGCATCTGTGTATGCGCAACATCTGCTTAAGTCCGGATATGAGTTTGAATTCGTTGAAGATAATGGTGGTACATTAGTGGTTACAAAAGATGGTAGAGATATCATGAAATTCCCACTGATGAAAGATGCATATGGTTCAGGAAGCAAGTCAATAGCAATTGGGATAGGTAATGACCTAAGTAAAGAGTTCCTAAATACATTCACAAAAAAAGTAATGGGTACTGACAACATCGCTGAAGAAGATGTAATGGAATGGAAAATAATCAAAGAATTAATACCAGATAGTATGTATGAGTCATCTCCTATGACAATTGGATTAACTACTATAGATGATATAGTTAAACAAATAAATACAAACAGAAAAAAAGAAAACAAAGATGTAGAGCTAGAGGTTACTACATCAAGTTCAAATATGAGAAAAATTGCATATATACTTGAATATAAAGGTTCAGAAGCAATCATGGTCCAAGCTAAATCAGTACAGGATGGAGTTGATTACACAGGTAGCATAGGTACGGCGATTAGAGATATATTCTCGAATACATACGGTATGGCTGCTGCTGATATATTAAAAGAGAGCCACTCTCACTTCCATAAGGCAAATAATAATATAAACAATGCTATGAAGATATCAGTAATGATATATAATAAAGTACTAGATAAGAAAAAAGAAGAGTTTGCTAAAGCTAACGATAAGTCAGTTGAGATGCTTACTATAGAGGATATGACTAAAATCAGAGAATCAATGATTGAGGCTTATCCTGCTATGAAAACTCCATTAAGTTCAAGCAAAAAAGATGGAGTTGGTATATTCCAAAATTCAAATGATAAAACAAAAAGAAAGTCGGTAACTGTAGCTCTGAAAGACGAGCTAACAATAACTGGTGCTGATGGTGAAACTAAAGACATAAAATCAACTAAATCAGCAGTAGTTAGAAAAACTGTAACTGCATCAGGAAGTGCTGGTGGTGTACTGCCGATTCATACACTAGATGGAGCAATAATGAGTATGATAATGGAAGGGTTCGATGTAAAACAAGTATTTGATGCATTAGTAGCCAATCCATACACTATGGATGAAATAGCTAAAAGGTATAATAAATTATTCTATGAATTAAACAATAAATGGAACATATATGATTCTGCACTGAAATCATTACAAGAATCAATAGAATTTGCCAACAATAATGGGTTTGACGATATAGTCAGTGAATTAAACAATGACAATAAGAATGCTTCGAAAAAAGATCAAATAATTGCTAGTGTGGAATACGATAACTTCACCGACAGAGGTCCAATTGACATCGAGAGTATGCTTAAAAACATGGAGGAAGAAGTTAAAATCAACAACAAAAGAGTTGAGCTATACAGTAAATTGCCAGTAGAAGTTCATCAAATGGTATACAGTAAAGAAGCTGGGCATAGTGCTAATGTAGATAATAAATCAAATATAGACACTGATAGTATAATAGATAATGTGAAATCATTCATGGCCGATGCTCTGCCTGGTACAAAAGATACATATCGAGATGCTAGTATATTTGCTGAGAAGAAACTGGATAATATCGACGAAATAAACAACTTAGATGATCTAGTTGAACCAAATAAGAAAAAGACTATACCGAGATTATTTGCTACATTGAATGTAATATTAGATAAAATAAAAATAGAAAACTGTAAATAAGGAGAGAGTTGATGTCACAATGTAACAAATTAAATAATATACTGCTTGAAATACTAAATAGTATATCTAGTAGTAAAGCTGATAAAAAAAATAATAAATTAACCGACATAAAACAAATTGCAAAAGAATTAATATCGAATAATGGTCAAGATTATAGTGAGATAATCAATAAAATAAAAGAGCTTGAAAATGCAACTGCTCCTGAAATTAAAATATACAAGAAGAATAGTGATAGGTTGAGTAAAGCTGCAAAATCTGGAAAATTAGATTTGTCTACGATAGATGGATTTGATGAAATTCCGAATAGTGATGCTACAATAAATACAAGTGGTGGTGCGAGAGGTGCTGATGCACTGTTCGATATTATTGGCTCTAAGTATGGTAATGACATAAAAAATAATCATATAACTGCAAGATATGGCAATAGCAAAGGAGATAAATCCTACTTAGCAGGATTACTAAAAGGCAAATACGGAGCTGTAATGTCTGATGAGCTGTATCGAGAAAATGTGGAATTCTATAGTAATGTGTTCGAAAATCAATATCCACTAGAGCAATCAAAAGCAACATATCCTCAGAGACTTCAGGTTAGAAATGTATCACAAGTAAGAAAATCAGATACAATATTTGCAATATCAGAGCTAACTGACGACAAAACAAGTGGCTCTGGAGGAACCAATACTGCTATAGAAATTGCAAAAGCATCAAATAGAGACATATACGTGCTTAATCCTACAGACCTTAGCTGGTACAAATTCAATTACAATAAAAGAAAGTTTGAGCAAACAAAAGACGATAAAGTTAAAATAACCAAAGGTATGAAATTTGCTGGAATTGGTGCTAGAAAACTCGAAATATACGACAACAAAGATGAAGAAACTAACGAATGGGTACCAGCGCCACATTATGATCAAGAGACAATAGACAAAGTATCCGATAAAATACATAAACTGTTTGCTGATTATTATAAAACTGACATAAAAAAAGAAATTAAGCCTGATACTGAACTACTGGAAAAACTAGGTAAAATCGACTTCAGTGGAGCATTTGATGATATGGATAATAGCAGTAAGTTCTGGAAGAATGAGATTGTAGCACAAAGAGCATCAAATGAAGGTAGAGGCAAGCCATATAACTATAGCAACCCATTTGCTTTGGCGCTGGGTAAAAACATACAAGCTAATTTAACAAAGTTACCATACATAAAAATAAACACAAAAGACAACGGTATGGCTACTGAGATATTCTACAACTGGTTGATGAGCGATAAAAGCTCAAAAGAGTTCATAGAGAATGGAAAATATAAGGGCATAATACCAAGTCAAACTGATGAGAAATATAAAATACTTGATAAAAAAAGACAGCATATCGGTAAGAATATAACAGAAGTCATGCCTAAGGATGATAACGGTAATGCAATTATAGATGAAACAGTATCATATCGTGGTACAGGAAGAAATGATAAATACAGTCATCTGCAAGCATTGGTTCTGTATACAGATCATATGGAAGGCATTGATACAAGCATTATAAATATATGGTATGGTTCTAATGAGAATAGTCAATTGAGTAATTTGGCTAAAAGAGAATTTATGTATAACGGTAAAAAATACTATAGTGTGGAGCATGCATATCAAACATTAAAGAGTGGTAAATTCGATAGTGACATATATAGTAAATACAACAAGTCTGCTGGTATAAAAATAGCAGGGAAAAAAGGCACAGACAAAGATAATTCATACAAGCTTATGACAGAACTAATAAAAGCCTCAGTTGAGCAAAATAACGACATCAAGAAATTACTGGTAGATACTTATCCTAACAAAATAACTCACAATCAGGATAATGGATACTGGAAAACAGCATTCCCAAGCATATTGATGAACCTAAGAAATGAATATATAAAAAACGACAATATAGAAGAACACAATAAAAATATAGAACAAATGATTTTTGATATAAATAGTGCTTCAGCAAGATTGCTTGAAAATATAGACAATGATAAAAATTTCTCGGATGGATGCTAAAAAGTAA